AGCCAAGAAGTCTCTTCTTCTTTTCTTAAAGAAGTTAGCTTTTTAGCCATCGTGAGGTAGGTCTCTTTTACACCCTCGTTCTTGAATTTCGTATCACGATAATTAAGAAAATAATTGTAAACCCAACGAGTTGCACCAAAAGATCGACATAAAAACTCTTCTTGTTCCCTCGTCGGGTACAATCTGAATTTATATGCCTTAAAAATTATCACGTTTGTATTTATACTTTTTTGTGTATTAAATTATGAAAAATAACTATTTTTCATAATTTTTTCGTTTTCATATGCTCAGCTGAAGACAGAGCATTATTCCCACGAACATTTATATAAATAGAAGAACAAAAAATGAATTCGAGATTTAGCAGTAATGAGATGGTGATGAATGCTTTCAAAAGAAAGCTTCTGTTGGAATCAGAAAGAATCGGTTATCTTCTCATCCTTTCCGCTTCTGTTTTCATTAGAAACTATCTCGAAGATGAAATCGTCAATTCTCTTATTGGCGATAACCATCTTACTGATATTTCATCGAATTATAATCTGAAAGCCGATTCTAAAAAATATGTTCCTTGGGTGGTATGTTATGACAACAGAATCATGCTCCTGAGCTCAACTAAATCAATCGGGCTTTTTAATTCATCTCTGGATACACCAAATACTCCGGAAAATCATGAAAACGACTTCAATCTGTCAAAACTTCAAAAATCACAGATTCTCGTTTTCAGTTCAATTGAATCTGCTGAGCAATATTTCAAGAACAATAGTGAAGAGCTTGCAGAACAGTTCAAAAAACGTTCAAGAAAAGATCTCGCGGCTTATTCAATTGTAAAAATTAATGACAAAAACGACGGGAAAACATTTTCTCTCGAAAAAACGAATCCCGTCGCCGTCAAAGAACAAGACATTAAACCACCGGAAGCTTAAACGAGAAGTTTTTCAAGCTCCGAAATCGTATAGTGATAAGTTTTATCCGAAAGCTCTTCCGGATTTTCAATACTTCTTACAATTGAATTTTCCTCACTGGAATCCAATTCCACGATTCCGTGCTTTTGAAGATATCTGATAATATCTGACTCATACATATCCTTGATTTCGACAAAATCAACGTCAGAATCGCTGAAAATCTTTTTCACTTTCTTCCAAATCATTACTTCATTATCCAAAAGATTCTGGATATGAAGGTTATAAAGATTAATGTGTTCTTTAAGAAGCTTCGTCGGCTCCTGCAATTCAATCGGATTAAACACATACGGCTTGGAGTCTGGTCTTTTACAAACCCTGTTGAATCCACAAGGACCGCTTCTCACAATAACGATTCTAAGAAATTTATAATAATCTTTCTTGATGTTATTATCCAATACGGAAGCGATATATTCTTCGATGCATTTTCTCTTCTGACGAATTACATCGAAGTTGTTAGCCAATAAATTAAGAGCGTTCGTCCACCGATATACTTTAATCATTATTTTTCTTGTTTTTGTTTGTTTTCGAAGATCTCCTTGACCGTCGCCGCGCTGTATGTATCAAAAAAGTCTTTCATTCTGCACATGAACATGTCTTGGAGAGGTTTATGTTGAGAAATAATGACATGAAGTTTTTCTTTTAGCAAGGAAAAAGTACCATCCTCAATAAGTTCTCTTGGAAAAGCAATAAGTTCACTTCCTCCGAGCGGGCGAAATATCAGCATTGGTTGTCTAAGTGAAAATCCCGCATCCCTGCTCACCTGCTCCCAAAATCCCCTAAGAACGTCTCCCTTTGTCTCCTTGAACACTGAAAAAATCGAAGCTGTTTTATATCCGGTTTTACATTCAATTGAAAACAGATTCATAAACCAATCGGCGCGATCATCAATTGAGATGAGGTCTGATGCCATTGCCGCCTGTCGTGAATGACCTCTTCGGCGATTTGTGGTAAACGTTCCTCCCGAATTTGAACTTCTCCACACAAGAGGTTCAGTATCCTCTCCTCCCATGAGCCATTTAGAGATTTCTTTTGCTATAAATCTCTCAAATGCCGAACCCTTTGATTTTGTATTTTTTCTATGTTTCTTTGGTTCGGAAGACTCTTTCGATTTTTGTTTACTCATTAGTCTAAAATTTTAGAACAACGATAAATAAACAAGTTTTTGCAGAATCACAAAATGAAATTCGATAAATTGTACGAGTCCATCAATAATCTCAAAAGAGCAGTTTCTCTTTGTGAGGAACAAGAAGAGGTACTCAACCAAGCAAACAAAGTAGAGGAAAAGTTTAGAAAAGCTTTCGTTAAAAAACTGGTAAAGGTCATCGACGAAGTAAATGACCACCACAGAGACAGCAATGACAAAGCTCCTATTGAATCAGCCAAAAAGCTCATTGGACTCAGCATTGACGGCGAACAAGCTGACCTGATTCTCGGCGTTACCGCAGACAAAGCCGTTGTTTATGATGAAAAAGGCAAAATTGTCGGTGAGGATGCGGAGAAAACAGCAGAAACGGCGAAATGCCTTGATGAAGCGGTCAATGAACTCATTGAAAAGCTGAAACAGATGCCGGAAGTTCATTCAGTTGAACATGTCAGTCATAAAATCAACTCCGAGATTTATGACAGAGACGGTGAAATCAAACTGAAACTCATTCTTAAAATTTATTAATTTTTTCTTAACAGCTTCTCTAACTTCGAGACCACAAATCCTAACCGATTTGTGGTCTTTTTTAATAAATAGGAAACAATGTACGTGAAGCAGTCAGATATTCTCAATCAAGCGGCGAAAAAGAAGCCGATTTTCGACTCTCTTTGGAACGACGAGGTTGAAATCGAGGGTAAGAATTATATGAATGTAAACGGTGAGCATTTCGGAGATCTGACTGTTTTTAGAAATGAAAGTCGAAATCACACGATGTTCGGAGTTTCATTTGATGCGGGAGTCAATTGTGTAAATGATTGGATTGTAAGCACAACGAATGGTGCTATCGGATCGGCGATTATCTGTTTTATGGTAATTATGAGAACCGGTCCGAAAAACAGCGTTGTAAAACTATTTTCCGATCTCATGAAGGCAACCAATGTTACCAAAAATGTCGCACAGTCTTTCAATAACGGTATGATGTCTGCGGCTCAAACTAATAACATGGACGTTGCCGAATTCCTGTTTGAGGGAATCAATGGCGGACTACCGATGGCTCTCAGCTTAGCTCATGATGCGTTCATGGAACTTTTCGGACTGAAATTTGGGGGAATCTACAAGTCCAAAAAAGGTCAAGATGTTTATGTCTTCATGGATGTAAAAGGAAAAACTACAACAAAAGTAAATTCTAAATTTAAACAGTAATTTTTTAATCAATGAAATCAGATTTTAACAATAACACAAGACTTCAAAATATCATCAACAGCTACAAGCGGGTATTTGAGCAAGTTGAAGACGATTCAACAATGACCATTAAAGAAAATGGCAAAGATGTTGTAATCAGAGAGTCTGACTATCAGCCCTTCAACCATGTCACGACCTACGAAAATGATGAAGGTGAAACCTATTTTGTCGGCACTGAGGAACAATTCGACGAAGAATGCATCGAATACATTTCTCAGGAAAAGGAATTAATTCCGGCGAAATATGTTTTTTCAATTATATTTGATTATCCTTATGGCTCGGATGCCGCAGAAAAATTCCAACAGTTCATCCTATCACTCGATGATGAAGAAGCTATTGAAATTTGCGAGAAGGGTCTAAGAAGAAACGGCGGTTGGAAGACTGTTATTGATGATCTTAAACACGAAGGTGCTGATTACAGCGAAATTCTCGGAATTGATTACGCCGAAGAAATTGATTTCATTTCAGCGTCAAACACCTATATCATCAAAGGTGAAAAATAATTTTTTTGTTGTGCGTCTTGGTTTCGGGGAGTGGCTCGTTTTTGAGCCACTCTCTTTTTATCTGAACAAGTTTGAAAATCGAGACAGACAATCGTCTTCGACTCTACACGAATTTCCAGAAAGTCGATTTTTTGAACAAATAATGAACTCTCTGAAATTCTTGAAAAACAGATTCCCGAAATTTATAATTTTATTTCTCAGGCGTTCAAACCTTTCCGGATTATCCATTTTAAGAACACTAAACTTTTTGAAATCAATTGCATTATTTTCACTTCTTACAATAATTTCATTTTCAAAAAGACTTCCACCCGATCCTTTTCTATGACACAGTTCTAAAGAAGATTTTGAGTCACTCAACACAAAAATTGTCGTGTCATCATATTTTTCAGGAGCCGAAAGATCAGAAATCGGATAATCGACTATTTTTTCAAAGGAATCACATTCTCGAAGAAAAGCTGACGCTAATTTTCCAAGATTGATGATTATTTCAAAATCATTGAATTTTGATAACCACTTTCCGTCATTTTTAAATGACGTTAATACAACTTCACCAAGATTCAGAGGCTGATATTTCCCCAAAATCATTTCGTTGAAAATTTTAACGAAATATATTTCTTTCTTGGCATCAAACTGTTTTCCATCCCTGAGCCATGTCACGAACTGATTGAAACAATTATGTGCATGAAGAGGTCTCCATAACCATGTTCCATAATCATCTATCTGATTATAGCTGACAAATGGTCCAAACATGTCTCGATAAACATTTCCTGTGCGTCTGACGCTCGCCCAGTTTATAGTAGCCCTTAACCCATTTGTAAAATCAACGAACAGCTTTTCGGGCTCATCGGGTTTGATGAATTCTTTAATCAACGACCTTTCATCTTGTGTTCTCAAAGCGGCGTGGTCGACATCGAGTCCAGTCCGCCCCAAGATAGATTCAATTTTATCAAAAAATTCTTCGGTGTTGTAATCCATGAGATTTATTTTAGATCGAGATTGAAAACTGTCAATACTGATTTCGTCTTAATAGGATTTTTCCAGAATCATGATAAGAAAAATTTCCACTTTTACGCAACTCTGGTTCAAAAACTTTCACAATCTCAAACCCATTCTCAACAAGAGTTTTTAAAGTTGTAGAAGGTTTATTCAAATCGAGAATAAACTCATTTTCCGAAAAATCAATAATTTTTGAAAAATTTTTTATATCAGAAATAAACTCTTTTACGAATGAACGTCTCGTTCCCCAATCGTTTTCCCAAATATAAAAGACCCTTATCCCCATTTCGGAGAAAAATATCGATTTTGATTGATGGTAATTAAATTCAAGATTTTTATCAGAATGCCAATAATCACCATTAAACTCAAATCCTAATGAGAGTTCTTCAATAAAAATGTCTATTTCTTTGTTATCAATTTTGATCTTCTTTGAATTAACTCCAAACAATTCATCAATAAAACTTTTCAAAGACTCTTCTCCCATTGATATTGTTTTCGGATGACAATGACGACAAATTGGAAATCCCGATTCATTTGAATTCATACAAGCCGAAAAAACATTTCCACAAATATCACATTTCCATTCATGTGATTTAAAATATCCTCGCCACTCACTCTTGTTAAAATTCGGAGAAAGATGTCTCTCTCGTTTAAGTATCTCACAAACTTTATCAAAACTATTTGACAATTTTGTTAAAGAAACCTTTTCTGCAATTTCCGGAATCTGAGTCGGGTTTCCAACACCATATTTTAAAATCAAGTTTTCTTTCAATGAATCTTGGAAATCCTTAGACACAAAAGGAGATATTGAATCAATTCCATGTTTCTTCTTCATTGTCTCCCGTCTTTTTATCTTTACATGTTCTGATATGACAGAAACTTCATTTCCATATTTTTTAAGATTCGTGTTTTTTATTTTGTTTTGAATTTCTTTGTTTGAAAAAACGTTTTTGCAACCATATTTTCTCAAAACTGTTTCATCCCTTTTTTCTTTAATCTCCTTAATCAACAAAGGACTTCGAACACCAAACTTTTTCATTATTCCAGATTCGATGTTCTTTGGTTTAATAATTTTCACACACTCCGGTGAACAACATAATGGAAAATAGGTAAATTTACCATCTCTGAAATATCGTTGATTTTTGGCATGAACTTCTTTTCCACAATTCGGACAAAAATGATGAACAATTGGCTCCCCTCGAAATAAAAATACTTTCACATCTTCTTTGGTAAAACCATCTTTGAACAGACTCTGTGCAAATTTATTTTCAGAAAAAAGCCTGTCATATTGTGCCATTCGAATAGACTTACGATTAATATGTTTAAAAAATTCAACACACTGTTCTTGTGTGTTAAATTTTGAAAACTCATTAAATTGTTCTTCTGAAATCATTTTAATGATTTTTCGATTTTTTCAATTTCTTGATTCAGAAATCTCATAGAACTTTGAATGACATATTGACCAGTCTTTGTGATAGCAGACGCACAAGGCATTGAACAAATCGGAGAAAATTTTGAAGAGTAAAGACCATACAAAGAATTTAATGAAGTCTTCATCCCCAATTGAGCCACAGAGTAATACGTCGCTTCATCATTCAGCTTAGCCCACAACTTTTTATCTTCAGTATCCAACTCCACCATCGGATCGTCATACTTAAAGTTTGGGTCAGACTTTTTAATTTTCTTTAAAAGTTCCGCGGCTTCCGCTTCTCTTTGAAGCATTTTCTTCTTAACAGCTTTTCTACCCTTATAAAACTTATCCTCATATTGGGCGCACATTCCAATTCGAGTTTCACGCTTCATGAAAATCGCCCCATTCGGTGCAACATTGACCTTATGACCAAATTTCTCTATAAAAGTCTTTTTCGGCATTACCTTGGTTTTATTGCCGATAGTAACTTCCCACGTGTCGGATTCCCAATCAGTAATCTGACCCAAAAGAGTTTCCGGGGATATGTTCAGTGAAATGATAATATTTGGGTAAAGAGAATTTAAATCGAATGATGCGAACGGACCCGACTTATATTCAGTTCGAGCAAAAACGTATGCACCCTCAAATGGATATGTTCTAAGTTCCGGATCCACCCTATCATCGGACATAATCAATTTATTTTGATTTCTCATCAATACTTCCAACATCCCAATGACAACAGGCTGTGATGCCATAATTTTTTCATATGGGATTAATGCTGTGTTGCACATGTATCGAACAAGACTGATGAGTTTCAACTTTCTTTCCAAGTCGCAGATTCGGATAACGTCGATAATATTATATTCAATAAATCTTTCGAAATCCCCCTCATAAAATTCCTTAAACGAACAATCATAATCCAATTTACCGACTCCAAGCTCTTCCATACAAACAGTATCAAGCTTATAGTCAGTAACCATCGTTGATTTACAGAACTTATCGCGATACAGCAACATATAGTCCAACTGTGTCAGCCCGTCGAATCGATATGAAACATAAGGCAGTGATTTCACCGTATGTTTAATGAACTGTTTTCGCATTTCGCCAACCGGAGAAAACGCTTCCGCAACTTCTTCCGATGAGAGGATCATGGAGATACGACCGACGAGGTATGGAATGTCGAAGTTGTCAATGTTCCACCCCGTGATGATGTCCGGACGATTGTTTTTAAACCATGAAAGAAAATGAACATAAAGTTCTCTTTCATTATTAAAGACAAAATATTTTCTCCTATCTTTGTCCTTAAAATCACTTGGTTTGAGATTCTTCTTCCATGGATTAATAAGAAGCACCCACGTCCAAGATTCATAAGTCCTTGTATCAGCCACGGTGAGACAGGTGATTGCTTCCACCGGATTTTCGGCGTCGGGGAATGTCCTTCCTACCGTGGTTTCAATATCGAACGCATAAACCTTTAAAGGATATTTCGCGAAGTCATCCCTTTCACAATCCTTTGCATAAGTGTCATGGAGATAAGCGATTTCGGGTTTCCAATAATCATATACCTTTGTTTCCGGAAAGCGTTCCATCCATTTCTTTCGCTCAAAAATGTTCCTAAAATCCTTTCTGACGAGAGGCTTGCCAGTTACCGTGGTAAACTCTTCACAAGGCGTTTCTGAGCCGTCTGGGACGTAATACAAGTGAGGATTATAGGGTTCCTCGTAGTCGATGGGGTTACCCTGTTCGTCCCACGTAAAAATATGAATCACCGACTGCCATTGAGTTTCGGCATTGCACTTATGAATGATGTTTCTGTACATTATTTTGAAAGTAGCCTCATTATAGATGAAATCACAAAAAGAATCAATCCCAAAGATCCAAAAAATAATGGAAACAGACAACAAAAATTCTTCACAATATTTTTATTGTTCGGAATCGATTTCATTATGTGACAAAATTTTTTAATCGAATTGCATGATAGACCAAGAGAAAGACCATTGCAAGAAAAAACTATAATTTTTGTTTAAATAGAAAACCGCTGATGGAAGCTCCCGTACCGATCATCGAAAGAACTATTCAACACCCCGGATTCGAATTTGTCGAGTCCGATTTGAGCAGATTTCGTGAATATGTGGAAGATCAATGTGGACTTGTGGTAGGATATGCATCACAGGGTCCAATTGGAAGTCCATTTCTTCTTACGAACATCTCAGATTTCAAAACTTACTTTGGAGTTCCGGAAAATGATCAGGAGTTCTATGCTTATACCGGAATCAACAATATAATTTCAAACAACGGAAAAGCGGTATTCATCAGAATGCCTTATTTCAACAAGGCAAAAAATAATTACCGCTGTCTCAAATTCAAATTCAGAACGCAAAACAGTGGTCTCGATGAATATAAAAAGCTTTTTGAAAACGAAAAAGTAAGTTTCAAGAATCTCGACGTTACTCCTGACCACATTTCGTTGGAATCTCTTGAAGAATTTTCACGAAAAGGCGGCAATGAATTTGATTTCGTAATTTTCAATAAGTTCAACACAAAACTCAGAAATGGAGAAGAATTGCTCATAACGGTTCTTGGGAGAGGAAATTCAGCCATTGAACAGGGGTTGTTGAAATCCAAAAAAGAAATCGATATTTTTGATTATAATGAATTTTATTCAGAGGATTTTGAAACTGTCGGAAAGCTCCGTTGTCAGTGGGCTTATGGTGAAATCGACAACCTGAATAAAAAATTCGTTAAAATGTTCCCACAGATAAAAACCACGATTTCAAAAGATGAAAATGGTTTTTATAATAAAAAGATTCTCCAATCAAATGAAGCCAACGGAAACATCACGATAATCGTTTCCAAAATCAAAAGATCCGTAAGCGTTCCCGGTTCTTACGACTTCAACATAATGGAAATCTACAACGGTCAGATTTTCAAGGGATCTGTCGATAACCTGTCAAAAGAATCCAATTATATCGGGGACATAATAAACGAATGCTCCGACTACATCGGATTCGCCGGAAAAGAATCTTATAGGAATTTTAACAAAAGTTCCGATGAACTTATTGTAAGAGAACAGATCCCGTATAGAATTGTCCTTGCAGGTTCTGAATACCTTGACAAAGCGATTCTTGATGAAAATTCAGATGTCGGAACACTTACGGAAATGCTCGAAAAATATCTTTCCGTAATGAACAATCCGTTCAAATACACGTTCACCGACATTTATGACTGCGGGTTATCGTCGGTCATGATTTACGCGAAACGTGATCCGGAAACCGGAAAAAGTTATTATGAACCGTCAGTTTCGGATTCAAGTGAAAAAGAGCAGATTGATTTTCTGAAATCCGAAGAATGGACTTCAATAGCAAGAGTTTTTGAAAGATATTGCAAATATGTCAATCGCGTCTGTATGACTCATATGGATGCTCCAAGAAAACTCACTCTCAACGGAGATCTGTCAAGAGATGTTGACCTTAATCAAGACACCGAATCACTTTCTCTCACAACGGAAAAGCTCGAATCAGTGTTTCTCAAAGATAATTATTATTGTGAAACCAATCTTGTGTGGGTAGAAGTTCCTGACGCATTTAGACATGTAAAGTGTTGGATTCCTCCGAGTACACTGATGGCTGAAACCATCAATAAAATTGAAACTTCACAAAGTCCTTGGACTGTTCCCGCAGGGAGAAAGAATGCAAATTTCAACGGAATATCGAGATTGAGCGTTCATTTGTCTCCTGATGACATGGACAGAGTTTACCAAAAAAATATCAATTATATGATTTATGGTCCGAATTTGACCGTAAATTTCGAGGGTAATAAAATGGGAACCATCGTTGATTATCAGTTCAACAGAATCAACGTACGTCGCACCATCAACCACCTGAAACGATATGTCATGGGAATCTCAAAGCAGTATATCGGTGAAACCAACAACACCGCGACGAGAGATTCATATAAAAATGATATTGAAAGTGAGTTTGAACGAGTTAAACTGTTGGGTGGAATCAATGATTATATTATTGACGTGGGTTCTACTGTAAACACAGATTTCGTCGTCCAAAACAATGAACTTCGAGCAAAAATTATTGTAAAGCCTATAAGCTCGATTGAATATATTCTCGCTAACGTGATTATCACGCGCAGTGGAATCAATCTCGAAGAAAAGGACACGTTGTTCTAATGGGACTACCTGCGGCGAGATTTGGTGATAATGTGAGCGGAGATCGTGGTGCTCCACCCGTCCCAATTAATCAATTGTGCGCGGGGACCGTCAAAGTGAATGGGAAATTCGTTGCAGTTGTCGGTTCAAAAGCCGCTGTACATGGCTGTCCGATTACTCACAGTGATTATAGAACTCCGATAATTATTCAAGGTTCTCCAACAGTTTTTGCAGAGGGGAAACCAATTGCGAGAATCAATGATCCTTGTGATTGTGGAGCCATGGTCATAATGGCTTCCGGAGACGTATTTGTCGCATAAATAGGATTTGCGATGGCTAATATGACTCTCAGAATCGGTTCATCAGTGAATCAAGGTTCTAATAGAGATTACGTTTATAATGATGTAAACTCGTCCTTTAAACAGAACGGGAACAAAACTAACACCATCACAAACCTCGACGCTTCTGTGGTGCTTGGCTCTCTTAAAAATTTGTTTGAATATTCTCCGGGTGAGAGAGTTTTAGAGCCTGATTTCGGAATGGATTTTTCCGGACTTCTTTATGAACCGATGAATAGGAAAACAGCGGAAGCAATCGGTTATAAAATTTATAATTCCGTAAAAGAGTGGGAACCAAGACTCAGAATTATCAGCATAAATGTGGAACCAGATGAGGATGACAATACCTACTATGTTACTATGAGTTTCACCATAGACAATTTGAGTGTTGATAGCTCATACCAGTTCACATATGAACTGATGAGAAATCTCTAATCACAAACCTTTTCCGGACAAGAATTGTTTCGTCGCATATTTCGCGGCATCTTCGCCTTTACCGGAAGCAAGAGCCAAATCCATCGTATGTCCGGTTACGCGAGCCATTTCATCGGAACAAATATCAAACGAATCGTTCACTGCCTTTATACATTCTGAACTAAGGAGTTTTCTGAATCTGCTGTTCAGCTTTCCTATTAGACCGCTTGCAAAATTATAAGCCGAACTAAAATCAATTATATCAGAATCACTTCCGAAAGGATTCTCAATTGTGGCATCCGGAAACTCCCCGATGATTTTATTCAACAGTTCTCTCGTACAACTCTTTGAAATATCATCATTAATTCCGACTTTCTGCAAACCGTAATTAATTGATGAGTGCATCACTTCAACCGTGACTGTTTCAGTAAGTTCCTTATCGATTGTAAAATCATCACCATTCACAAGAGCGATTGCATTATTTGCAATAGTATTTTTCATGGCGTCTCTCACGGCTCTATTATCAACTTGCGCAAGAGCGGGACAAGATGAGGTCAAAGCATCCAACTGTTCATCCATTGCGTTGTTTACCTCACTCGAACACATGAAGTCCGATTTTAACGCCTGTAAAGCCTTTTGCTTGGCTTCATTCGTAACACTTTGTTTTATTTTATCAACGATTCCCGTCTGCTCCGTCGTAAGAGATGTTGAAACATTTGACCAACAACTCTTATAATTCAATGGTCCGAGCGTCATTCTGAAATTCGGGGAAGATGAGCTTCCCGAACTCGAAATATCAGACATTGTAAAAGAAATCTTCAAATCAATCCCTTTGATTCCGGAAAAATCACAATTTTCAGATTCAAATGGAATGATGCTCTTTGAATCAGTCATTGAAACAGATTTATTATAATAAAAACTCCCAGATACTGATTCAAACGCATTTGTTCCATCACTCTTTTCACTTTTCCCGTCATTTGGTCCACGAACGAGCTTTTCAACAGAAACTGTTACACCAACCCAAGCTCTTGTTGAACCAGATGACGAATCATACCCACCGTTGACTGAAATTTGAACTCTATCCGCATTGAGATTTCCGGACTCAAATACCAAGGTTCCGTTTTTAAAGTCATCTTGTGTGTAAGTTTTTAACCAATCATTGGAAGTGATTGTATGGTCTATTCCGGCTCCGTTATTTTCAATATTAACCGAATCATCATCTGACCCGACAACATCATTATAGTAATCTTTTACAAATTGAATGCCATCAGAAGTTTCTTGTTTAACTTCATTATATGTGTTCACCGTCGTATCATAAAAATTCGGAACGGCATTATTACAAAGAACATCATCAAGAGATGAGTTCAAGACATTCGACAACTTGTGTGCATAATCCTGAACAGACTCAATGACGTCAAACGGAAACTCTGTCCCAAGACAATCTTTAAACATAGTCTTGGTTTTATCCATGGACACTGTATTAAAAGAATCAACCGCATCCGTCAAAGAAGAAAGATCGACATTGTTTCCAAACATTATTATAATTAGTTATGATTGATCATTGCTCCCTTATCAGTCATGTTTCCGGAAGCTTCGCGAGTTTCATTTCCACCGATTGTTACACTTCGGTTTCCACCAATTTCATAAGTTGAATTTCCAACGACGGATGATGAAAAGTTTTGAGTATATTTCTCTGTGTTATCACCATCGGTAACCATGAAATCTCTCTTACCATAATGAGTTTCTTTCAACAAACCTTTGTGTTCAATTTCAATGTCCCCATTATATCGAATATACTGATTTCCGTTTACCGTAATGAACCTGTCTCCGTCAATTTGTTGATAGACATTCCCCTGAATATGTGAATTTACGTTTCCGATAATATTCAAATTTACAGCACAATAATTCGTTTCATTTTCCTGTCCACCCTCCGGCTTATTACACACGACCGTAATATTCACACGAGTCGGCATGTTTGATTTATTCAGCTCGGCTGAATCTCCCATCATCGCTACTGTCGCAGTGGACTCATTATTATTTGATTCACTTCGAGCCGTCGACTGTTGATTTTCAGGCTCCTCATCGATTATAATTTTAACATTATCAGTAGCAATGACATGCTGATTCTTATGTTCAGACAGGTACTTATTTCCAGTCTGAGTCATTCCAAAATATTTCGGATATTGAATATTTCCGTTTTCAAAAAATACCCAAACAGTAGCCCCTATATGTGGAACCGATGCCCATCCTACGAGACTATTAGTATAATTTTTAATAGGCTGAATCTCGGATTCTGCGTCAGCTTCTTCTTCCTCGGCAGTAGTTGAGTTTCCTCCGAATATCGGAAATACCGGCTCAGCCCAAGGAAGCATTTTTGCAGAATCCTCTCTGAATTCATCCGGATAAACCCCGTCCACAAAAATTTTACAACGCCCGAAAATATGCGTTTCTGAACCATCTTCGAGCATTCCGTCATCATTGTTATCCACCACAACCCCACGATAAATTGCGGGGTATTTGATGAATTTCAACATTTGTTTCGTTTCCATTATTGTTGTTCTCTTTTTTCAGTTTCGGATTTCAGGTCTTCCGTATTTGTTTTCACTTCCTCGTAATCAATGGAATCGGAAGAACGAACTAAAAATACATATTGATAATAATCTTGTCCCTCAAAAGTGTCAACTATTTTTGTACAAAACCAACTTCCCGCATATTTGCTCACTCCCGGATATTGCATATAATCGACGAAATAAGCTTTTCCCGGTTCACGCCAAATCTTTCCAAGAAGTTTAAATGACACTAAGTTCTTCTTCATGTAATATTCACGAAGTTTGCGGCGAAATGTGTCAACATTGGTATCTCTGTAAAAATTTCCGATTTTGTAAGTTGGAGCTTCTTTGTAAAAAAGCAAGTTATCACCGAACATTTTTGACGGATCTTCCAACATATTTGTCAAAGACGCTGTTTCTCCATCGTATTCCGTAAAAACATCCTCAAATTTTGTAATATCCCAAGATCCTTCGAACTTAGTGACAATTTCACAATTCTTGTAATCAAATTCTCTGATATAAGTCGGATAAATCAGATTAGTGGTTTTGAAATACGGAAACGTTTCCGAATAAGTCATTATTTCCGTGGGAATCAAATCATTTCTTGAAGTCTTGTCACTTGAACTTAAAATAATCGTATATGCACAGACTTCTTCATATTTTTCAGGGTCAGAAACATCAATTTCTTCATTAACTACATCACGAGACCAGATTGCTTTGAGCTGACTTTCATAATCATCAAAATATAAAAAGAGAAACCCCTTTTCATTCGTCTGAGTTTGTGTCAAAAGGTAGTCAAGTGAACTCACCAATGGTGAATTCGTTGGAGTGATAAAATTCTCACAAAAATCACAGGCTTCAATTTCTGGAAGAACATTTGGTCCCGATTCAGCTTCCTCATCAAACCCCGCCTTTTTCAAAAGACCTGTGATAACATCAGACATATCGGCATATTCCTGATTTGAATAAGAAATGTTACGATAAAATATCTGTGAAATAGGGTCAATAAAATTGATTCTTATCGTCGCGCGCTCATCTGTAATGTTTTCTACATTGGCGTTCGAAACAATGAAAGTTTTATTAAATGTGGCTTTCTCGACAGATTCTTGAACTTCCGTCTGGATGATGTTCACACCAATGTACCACGTTCCATCATTTCTCGCAAGAATAGCTCCATAATTTGCCGTATCTTTTACCAGAACACTCCCTTTCATAAAGTGTTCATCAAGATCTCGGACAAGTTCAAGTTTCAGAATTTCGTCTTTTCCAAATTTCTGAAATAAACAGGTCTCCTGAATAAGATAAACCTCAAAAACGAATTCCGACTGATTAAATGTTTTTGTCTGTGAGGATGAGTCTGTGGTTTCTGCCGCCATTTTCCGTTAAGAAAATTTTAGATTAGTTCTCGGCGTTTTGCAGATTTGCCGAAACAAAGTTAATGTGTTGAGGGTTCAAAACTTTAATTATCGTAGCCGCTTCCGGTCTTACAGTGGCATCTTCCACATTGTTTATTTTGGCGATTATCCACCAAAGACGAGTCGTTCCATAATATCTGTAAGAAATGGTCTGATAAGTATCCTTTTCACCAACGACATGATTGATAAAAATACTCGATGCGGTATCTGAAAAATCAAATGTCAATGTATCATTTACATTAAACACCGTTTTGCCGTTTTTATCCTTAAACTGCAAAAATAAATTGGCAAGATTATATTTGTCAATTGTCATTATTTCTTTTCTCCTCCAACGATTTCTTTCATTTTCTGTTCAGCAGGATTATCAGAAATTGTTTTTGATGTAATATCCGGAACAATTCTTGATTCCTTGTTGTTTGTGAGATAATTGGAGACGACGTTGAATGCTTGTGGTGTAATATCCTTGAATCCGACAGTCACCTTATATGCTTCCGGAATATTACAACTGTTGGCACCTGCTATCATTCTGTTGAACGGCAGGAAATCTGAACTACCAATACTTTCAAGACCGAATATTCTTTTTGCAGTGGCTTCATCATATTTTTTGATTTTTCCTGCATATTCAACGTTCACTGACATAGCCGCATAAAGCACCGTGAAACGACCCGGACAAATCAACCTGTAAAGGTTTGGAGTTCTGTAAGAAATTGAAGATTCCTGCAACCAATATGCACCAACCGTAAATGAGTAAAGGAATTTAAGATTACTCATCAAATTCGCGAAATTGGTGTTCAATAAAAAGAAAGTGACTTCAATTTTTTCACCTTCACCCGGAGTGTATTTCCAAGTCGGAATATCCTGAACATTAAAAGTCAGGTCATTCATCAAAAATTCATTTGATGATGCAAGATTGCCCATCGACCACCCGCTTGTGGTATCGGATTTCAAAAAGTTATTTCCAAAGAATGGGATTTCATATTGTCCGACCCAATAACCGGTCAACAACTGGTCAATCCACTTGGTGGAAGACGCATAGGCTCTGGATTCATCAACTGTTGAAGAAAATTTATTTCTTAAAGCGGTAACTGCCGTTGCACTAATTCCTTCAACAAGGCTTGTTGAAAGCAGTGAACCAATAAGTGGCGTCTCACCTGCCATTTTCTGAGCCTCATCAACCGCCGAACCAAGTGATTTGATTGCACCTTCGGCAATCTTTTTATAAGAAACCTGACGATCCGGTTGGAGTTCATAAACAACGAGACTTTGAAAATCATCAACAGTCAATCCCATATACCCCAACTCTTTGGTGTTCATTGACCAGTTGTAATCCGTGAGATAAAAGATTGACGCTTCCGGATCTCTCATATCACTACGGATATCATTTTTTCTCATTTTCGATTTCCCCTGAGCATCAGGGACTTCCCTAAGCTTTCCATTTTCATCAGCTTCAAGCTCAGTAACCTTCTCTGCCTTTTGTTGCTTTTCGGTTTTTGGAGGGTCTTCTTTCACGACAACCATGTTGTCAAAAATAAAACTGAATGCGCTGTTTCCGTTATAATCTTTCCAAAAATCACAACTAAGAATTTCAAGCATCGCGTCAGCAAAGGCGAGAGCATATTCAAGGGCGTTGAAAACATAACAATAATCGTCTATGAACACACCTTCGTTTATTACAGCCTTCGAACAAACAATATCATCTACGTCAAAAGTCTGCTTTTCCGTGTTATCATCCTCATCCTCAGCTCCCGTGAGTTTTCCCTTTGCTGAACCGATTATTTTTAAAATCGTTTCAACCGATGAGTATTCACCATTTGCATTAATATTTTTCGGATAAATTACCGGAAAAACATCTTTGATATTCCCTCTGTCTATACTATCAATCGGATCAGAATCATAAGATATTGCCACATCAGAATAATATGATCTGAAAGCCTTTCTTGAAGTATATGCACCCGAATTGACGTCAGTGATTTTATTAACGACGCACCAATACATCGCCTTTGCCAAATCGCCGGATTCATCCTGAACAAACGGCAAAAGTGATTTCATTATTTCCCACGGATTTGTCATTTGATCTGACGTGAGAAAATCATGCATCAGTGAAAACAAAATATCAGACCCATCATTAATAATCTTTCTATATCCGCCTTTCCACTCATATTCCTCACTAAGAGGGAACAACATTGTCGGATTAAACCAATAATCTTCTGATACTTTTATTTTTTTACTTATTTTATAATTTAATGGCTTTGTTTTTGGGTTATGAAATTTTAGAATCGATGTCATTGCACAAAATTTGAATGTGCAAGTATCCTCAAAGGATTCATCATCATAAAATTCATTTAACCTTTTAACAAACAATTCACTCCATCCAACAATATCAAGAGTGGGATTATCTCTCTCTTTTCTACAAAGTTTTAATGCATTTTGTCTGTTCTTTTCGGTATCAGTAAGAACAAAATATTTTCTGTCTGTTATTGGGTTTGAAACCTGATCGTTTACAAAATAGTATGTCGGGAAAAAATAAGATTCAGACCAATTTGTTCCCGCAATATCATATAAATGTGATGTTGTTCCGCGAGCAATCAGTTTATATGGCGGATCATCACTGTCTCCATTCCAACTCCAGTCGGTCCAATCCACATCGAGATCATCCTCATCTGTTCTGTCTTCAAATTCAGCCCCCTCAAAATTGGCGAACGCCTCATTATAATCAGTCGTGTTCCAACCTTCAATCGGTTCTGGACGCGTATTTTCAATAAACGTCGCATATAGCGTTCCCTGTGTCAGTTCCGGAATGATGTCCATTTTTACGCTTTCGATTTGTCATCTTTTTCCTGTTTCATAAAAACAGGTACAGTAGCGGCAATTTTTGTCTTACCACTCGCAACAATGAGATCTCCAATGTTTACATTAAGGTTTTTAAGCAATCTCACAATTTCCAATAACGGATTTATATCTTCATCACCGGAAACAAGGTTATTTTGAGGATTTGAAACCTTTGGAAGATTATTGACTGATGCAACACTCGATCTCACGACAGTATTATCATAAACATTGTTTCTGGATTCCGATGACGTATTAAATGATCTATTATCATAATTATAGGTCATCACCTGCTTTCCTGTTGAACTGTCGATAACAGGAATTTCCGCCGGAAGATATTGTCTTGCCGCAATTGACACACCTTTGTTTTCGTCATAAACCTCGGTGTCATTGCTCGGTCCCATGAACCCGCTGTAAGCGGCTTTCGCTATGTTTTTAGCGAATGAGAAAATTCCTCCACCACTATCGTTGGACTGCTCCTCTCTGAACTTGGTGTAAGTGGAAATGAGCCGCTCCTTTATCATTCCAAAGAAACCACCACCAGAACCGGAAGAACGACTGTTCCCACCATTTCCACCATCTGAAAAGTTGGTTGACGCGCTTATAATCGATGTTCCACCTAACGTTTGAATATTTCCACTAAAATAAACTTTCGCCGCATGGATATAAACTTTATCGGATTGAATTGTCTGTTTGGATTCATCATTGGTTGAAACTTCTGCCTTTGAAGTTTCATCCTCATCAGAGAACCCAAACCATTCCATCAACTTTCTACCCGCACTTGCAACCTTTTCCGCAATCTTTTTAATACCCATCTTAATCCAATAAAGCGGGTTCAGGTATTTCAAACATTCCTTAATCGGAGTCCAAATAGATTCCTCACTATCATCTCCTCCTGTAAAGACTGATGTTATCATATCGATAAGAGATTTCACTCCATCAACGATACCATTAACAGCCTTTTTGAGCCAATAAAATGGGTTGAGGTATTTCAAGAATCCGGCAAGAGTATCCAATATTCCTCCACTATCATCTTCACCCTTTACCTCTTCATCTTTTGCTTCATCATTATCCAATGACAATCCAAAAATTCCAAGGACTTTGTTTATTACCCATTTAATTCCATTAAGAGCCATTTTACCAAGTTGGAACAACCAGTAAATCGGATTAATATATTTTAGGAATGTCAATATCTTACTGAAAAATCCACCACTGTTTGTATCCTTTGGTGTTTCCTGTTTTGCTTCATCATTGTCTATCGACATTCCAAAAATCCCAAGAACTTTATTGATTACCCATTTGATTCCGTTCCAAATGAGCTTTCCAAGACAATATATCCAATAAAGAGGATTAATGTATTTTAGAACATTAAACAGATTTGAGAAGAATCCACCTTTATCATCACTTTCAGACGGTTTCTTTTCCTTTGGCTTATCATTTCCTATTGAAATTCCAAAGATTCCGAGAACTTTGTTTATCACCCATTTGATTCCGTTCCAAATGAGCTTTCCAAGACAATATATCCAATAAAGAGGATTGATATATTTTAAAATGTTGAATATTTTGGAGAAGAATCCTCCTTTACTTCTTCCAGACGGCTCCTTTTCTTTGGGGTTATCATCTCCTATTGAAATTCCGAAAATTCCAAGAACTTTATTGATTACCCACTTAATACCCTTCCAAATAAGCTTTCCGAGACAATATATCCAATAAAGAGGATTAATGTATTTTAAAATATTGAATATTTTGGAGAATAATCCTCCACCACTGCTTTTATTTTCACTTTTGCCTCCCCCAAATATACTCAGAACTTTATTGATTACCCAAGTAATCCCATTCCAAATAGCCATTGCGGCTTTTTTGATCCAATAAAATGGGTTAAGGTATTTTAAAATTCCAAAAAGTTTTGATAAGAATCCACCCTTTCCACGCTCTCGGTTCTTAGTTCCTCCGAACAAGAATCCAAAGACACTTTTGATAAGATTCCAAGCACCGACGAAAAAGTTTATAATCGGAGTAAAGATTGCTTTGAGTATTCCCCAAATTGTTCCGAAAATAAACTTAAACACCGCGACAATCGGCTTCAAAACAGTCCAAATTACATTAAAGACCGCCTTGATTACTGACCATATTGCAGAAACAATCCAAGAGAACACCTTCCACAGTCCATACAGTGCATAATATATCGCCATCACCGGATATTTTATCGCCGCCCAACATACATTAAGCAAGAATCCGGCAACCCATCCAATAACCTTGAATATCGGCTTCAATATTGCCCATACGACATCGATCACAACTTTGACAATCTTGAATAAGAATCCAAATACAGCTACTATAAACTGTTTAAGTTTTCCAAAAGCTGTCTTGATATCTTTCCAAATGGCTTTAACTTTATCAGTAAACGGTTTAAATGCGTTTTTGATGTCTTTCCAAATTGAAGCAACCTTGTCCGTTATCGGCTTCATCAATTTCGCAAAAGCCTGAGGACCGATAATTGATGCAATTCCTCTAAGAACCATATTGGTTATACCAAGGAACCATCCCGGACCCGGAATCAACATCAATAGCAGAGAAATCAAAGCGTGTTTCAAGTTACCAAGAAAATAACTTTTAATTCTTTCCCAGATTGAAGCCTTAGAATCTAAAAGTCCGGCGGAACCACCATAGAAACCACCGATGAACGAAGCGGCTTTTGCGGATCCGGTTTTACCTTCTTTCTTACCGAAGATTTCTTCGGATTTCTTCATCATTTTCACACCGTCATTGATGGCGGATTTCAATGAAATAACACCACCGACGATAGCCGCCGCACCGATAGCCAACGGTCCTGCGGCGGCCGCGAGTCCACCTGCGGAAGCCATCATTCCGGAAGCCATTCCTCCGAGCTTGGTACCAAATCCACCTAAAAGCGTAGTGAGTTTTCCACCGACTCCACCAAGAAGAGTTCCTGCTTTACTTCCAAGTTGAACTATTTTTGATCCAAGACTCTTGGTCATGGTACCCAACTTTCCTCCAATATAATCCCCGACTTTTCTTATTGGAGCAGGAAGTTTGGAATAAACGCGTTGAACCATTAACCAAGCCTTCATTGCAAGCCCGCGAGCCTGAATTAGAACATTTTTTCCAAGAGTAAGCAGTTTCGCGGAAGCCGTCTGAATGTTAGCCCAAGCGTTTGCAGACCAATTTTTTATAGCACTTAATGCATTTGCTGACCAAGATTTGATATTATTGAAGGCTGAAATAGACCAGTTCTTGATGGAAGCCCAAGCGTTGGCGGCTATAGACTTCATAGAAGCCCACGCACGGACAGCCATAGACTTCATAGAGTCCCAAGCATTGACAGCCGCCGCCTGAATCTTGGAACCCCAAGCTTTCATCTTATCAAGAGCATTATTCCAAAGAGATTTAAGGTTACCGCCAATATCAGAGAAAAAGGATTTAAATTTGACAGCCAATTTGTTGAATCCGCTTTTAATCGATCCCCAAATCTTGGAACTGATTGACTTTATCTTATCGATTGCTCCACTGAACAGATCTTTAACTTTTGTCCAACCTTTTATGATAGCATCTTTAAGCTTTCCCATATGCTTCCATAGGAAAGCCTTAATTGCAGAAAGACCTTTGAATAGACCCGAAAGAAGACCTTCTGATTTAGCCTTTTCTTTTACATCCTCCTTGGCTGTCTCCTTTCTTTCAGCAATCATTTTCAGATATTTGATTACATCTTCTCTGAATTTTTCAGTTGCTTTCTTTTCTTCAACCTCATCAATGGAAGAAGTAACTCTTACTGAATCCGTTGAATGTGGAGGTGGTGGAACAGCTCCCCTATCATAAACAGGAGGTGGTTTTGTTCCGGAAGACGGACTTGGAGTTGGTCTTGGTATGCCCGATTCACTCGGTCTCGAAGGTCCAGTTGATGGTCTGTCATAAACAGGAGGTGGTTTAACAGACGGTGGAGGCGTTGACTCACTTACACTGCGATCTCCATAAAGCGAAGCGGCTTCTCTTAATTTTCGAAATTGTTCCTTGGTATACTTTACAACGTCTATTGCGGATAAACCAAGAGAATCAGCCATTTCTCTAACCTTATCGAATGAATTTTTAATGGATTCATTCGTAGCATCGACCTTTTTGCGAATAAGCTTTTCATCCGCAGTATTATAAAAGGTCTTGGCTATATTCATCTCCTGTTTATCAATGCGTTCCTCTTCAATCTTTTGTTTGCGGGATATCAGATTTGCTGAACGCATCGCTCTGTCTTCGACCTTACCATCAGGACCCTTTACCTTATTCTTAGTGAACAAGGATTTTGCAAACATCCCCGCGAATCTTACTGTATTGAGAGCTCCCTTAGTTCCGAGATATAATTTCTTGAAAGGAGAAAATATAGAATCCTTAAACCGAGCCGTGACCATGTTGACATATTCAGTTGGATATTTGCTGAACATTTCCATGGTCTCAATGAATCCGGCTCCACCGAACACCTTGGCACCCTTTTCACCAAGTGATCCATAGATCCATTGATCAATTTTTTCGCGCTCATTTCGCAATTGAGAACCAAACAGTTCACCCGCACGATAAGCACTTACGTAGTGTTTAATCTGTTCCTGAACGCGCTTTCGCTCGCTTTCATAATATTCGTCGCGAGATTTTGTATACTGGTTGACAAGTTTTTCCATCTTATCAACCTGTCTTTTCATGTTACTACGTTCAGACTCGGTTCTTCTATAAGCGTCTCTGTAATCTTCAGTTTCGTCTTCAATTGCTCCCGCTCTCGCACCGAAAGCACGCATTCTTTCAGTATATGAAATTCCAAAAAGCTTTTTCAGATATTCACGAGCAATGTCTTCCCCACGTCGATACTTTTCATTTTCAGCATACCGGTCATCAGCATCTTTTGAAGCCTTTTTATAAGCCTTCTTGGACTTTTCATATTCACCGGCGACCTTTTTATGGTGCTCAGCGGCGGCAGCTTCGGCTTCTTCGAATCTGCGAATTCTCTCGGATAAACTTTCTGAGTCGTCGTTGACTTCCATTCAAGCGTGGTTTATTGGTTCCTATTTATCAACGAATAGGAAAAACTAAGCTGAAATAAAATAAAATTAAGCCAACATGGATGGCTGATTTGAATTGGGAAATGACACAGGAAGGCTGTCAATATCATTTCTAATGAGGTTTTCCATGTGAGTATCCACATGATTGATGTCAGTCTCATTCCCATAATTGACGGCAACCTCCGTAAATGTCGGTTCATCCAATTCCGGTCCGTTTTCAATCTGAATTTTTGAAAACGCAAAATTCACAGTTCTTGTAATAAACCCAGTAGACTCATTTGTCACATTCGGAGTCGTAATATCTACCGGATGACATCCGATAATCCTATAAATTCTATAAACTCCGTCAATATATTGCATCTCACCAGTATTATTCGGATTTTTTAGATAACGGGGATGTTTTAATTCAATAATGAAATTTCCTTTCATTATTGTTCCAAAATTCTTTATTGCGGCATCATCAAGTGATTCCGGAATATATCCTCTTGGGGAAGCATTGTAAAGCATCCAAGGATATATGAAATTGTCAACAATGGATTTCTCGGTGTCCCAAAACTCTATTTTCAATTTATAGTCTTGTGGAGTAACCAAAGCATTAGCGAGAATGACTTGTGAAAATCCCGGATTATTATCTCCGACCTGATCTCCGATTTTAATTACATCTCTTGTGTGCTGAATATTGGGAATATCAACTTTTTTGACATAAAAGTCAATATTTGAAATCAGTCCTTCATTCTCTTCCGTTCCATCAAGTTTAGACGCAGAAAATGGTGTAATGAGATTAGTCGCACCCGGAGCATCTGAAAACGCGGCTCTATCAAGAAGACTACAACCATCCCATTCAAATTTTACATTAAACAAATTCTGTTTAATGAACTTGTATTCCGCGTTTTTATTCTGGTCGCGAGCCGATCTGAGATTGGCTACAAACTTGGACAGGTTCCCCGCCATTAGTATTTGTTTCCACCAACAATGAACACCTTGAATCGCGCGGCAGGGATTCTGTAATTAGATTTTATTATTACTCTTACCCTATCCACATCAAGGACGGATACATCCGCTCCGACCAAAACGGGTTTACCCGAAGACATATCATAAAGCGCAACACTGACGTTCTGGGTGCTCAGTTCATGCTTTATGTCCCAAATGCAAGCATATGCCTCGTATGGCCAATATTCGATCGCTATCGGAACAGGAGTCAATGCCGCATTATATTCAATATGAAAAGTCGGAAGGTCACCAGTGTCGCTTTTTCTTCTGAACATGCAACCTTCAAATGACCAAGTCATCTGCCACCATTTGGTGGATGCCGCAAGAACTAAATCAGCTCTATCACAAACATCAGTGTAAATGTCAAAAATCAGATATTTTTGATTTAAGAGAACAGGAACGTCAAACGGAACTTCTGATCCTGAAAAGATATTCTGATTACTTGTTGTTAAACCACCAACTTGTGCATTTCCCGCGCACTGAGAATTCATTACTGTAATGAGTGGAGTGTCGTCATCTCCTCCGTAATAATCATCAGTAACGCGATAATAAATTTGATTGAAATTATGAGGCCACTTATATGATCCGGAAGAATTCGTAGTCGCGTTAATTCCATCAGGATTTATCAGATTAATGAACCCTCTGACACGCGTAAGTTCAAGAATCTCTCCATTTGTTCTATTATCAGAAGATGTTTCGACGGATTCATCCTCCAAAATATTGAGAGTTCTATAAGAGCCCGATGCCGTATAATGTTTCCACTTTAAATCCACAAGAGGGATTCTGATTCTTGTGAAAAATGGCTTTGGTGGAGAATAATCGAGTGCGGCTCCATTTCCATTCGATGGACGAACAGGCCAAGCGGAATTTGACGTCAGTTGTTTAAGAGTATGAAACCCGTTCGGCCAAACAGCTCCCGGAGTGGCAGGACAGACGTATTTCTGCATTCCGACTCTGATTCCGTTTGCAGAAGGCTTCCCATCTTTGTCAAAACGAGGAAGCGCGGGCCAAAAGCGTCCAGAAGACGGAACACTCGTTATCGAAGTATCCCCAGAAAAACAGTAGGGATAACAATTTCCTCTAAAATTTATACTGTTCTTTCCAAAATTTTGCTCCAAACAAGTCCTGATATAATTAGACTTTCCGGGAACAATGTCAGACTCTTTTTCTCGATTAGCCGATTCGGGACGTTCTTTTGTATTTTTATTTTCCCAACCCGCGATTGAGTCAATCTGACGATACTCCTCATTGTTGATGTAGACTCGGTTAGATACACCGACTCTCCCGAAATTGTAGTCAATCTGAGTGGATTCCGACATTTTTGTCTATTTATTATAATGTTTCTTTAACAACATATGCGTGGAAGCTAAATGTTGCTCCCATGTTCGCAGTTTTAGGAGAAGTAATGATACCGGTTCCAGACGATGAGCTTGAAGTGGTTTCAAACATAAGTTTATTGAACTTAACTGCGCTGAAATCAGTTCTGTCAATAAAGTCATATGTTGGATCCGGATCCATCATACGTTGGAAAATTCCGGCAGTATATCTTGAATCAGATGATGTCGGAATTTCATACGCACCTCTCATAACTGAATTAAACAATGTTCTGAAATCATTTGAACCGGACTTGAACTGTGTATTGGAGTCTGGTCTGAATCTGAGAATCGCTGTATTCTGAGCATTTGACATCAAGCTTTCATCAATAAGAGTTGATGATGGTCTGAGCGACCACACAGTGTCATAAATGATTACAGTATATTTTACGGTAGCATCTCCGATAACATAATCATTAAAATTAATTAATAACGAAGATTTACTCTGTGGGTGAGGATTTGTTCCCGAGTCCTTAATGAACTCATATTCACCATACTTGTCACCCTCAGTTACATCAGCATAATAACGTTGCTTAAGAATAAGATATCCGGTTGCCGACAACGCATTGTCCACCGGAACCTCAATATTACAAATCATTGTTCCAGTCGACTTCGGGTGAACAATCAATTCACAGAAATCGTTTGCGGCGAGAGGAAGTTTTGAACTTCTGTTTGAACCGATTACATTAGTCTGGTGGGCGTCCCATTGAGTGCAGAAATACCTGACATCCTGTCTGAACCTTGGATCTGATGCAAGATACGGCAACAATGCTCGAACGGGCTGATTTGAATCATCAGGACTGCCCGCACGAGAAAATTCAATCGGATTGATCTGTGTCTGAATTGCATGTGAGGGCTTAATGCAATTCTTTGAAGGGGAAATTGAACCTTCAACAAGATTGGAATAATCTGAAATCAGTCCATCCCATTCAGACCCGTCAACATAAGCCTTGTTCGTCCAAGCTGATTCTGCGCGTTCCCATCCACAACGATAGTTGAACAACGTTTCCACTGCACCAGACTGATGAACAACAGTCTTATAATGTGTGATATTGAATCTGCCATCAAAAGAATTTTCTTCCGTTCCGAGAAGAACCCATGGAAGTCTATACAACCCATTGAACTGAATATGAATCGCATCTCGAAGCTCAAATGCCTTGATGTTCTTCTGATAGTAAGAAAGAGACGCGGGTTCTTCCGAGAATGTGGAGTTTTCAGAACAGACATAATCAACTCCATTTTCTTTTATAATAGAATTAAATTGCCAAATTCTGTTAGCCCAATCAATGACGAGGCGAGCCGTGATTGTCGTTGTTTCATCACCGGATTCCGCGAAGCCGGAATCATATTCGATTACAGTCTTCGTAATATCATCTTCTGGGAAGAAACGCTTTCTGTCATCGAAGAAAGTCTTTTCAAAAGGTTTTTGAGAATCATACGCGATTCCCGTATAACTTCCTTTCGGGAGGGCAATACCCACATAATTTTCACTCGAAACGTCTCCGGAAGAATTATAATCAAGATAAGCTTTCTTGAATGCAACCGGAGAAGCCGTTGTATCTTTTACACCAACGTTGTTTAATTTTGTAAGAGCGAAGTTTTCAAATTCGACTTCCGGAGAAATTGAGCTCGATTTGAGCTGTTCGACGCCGATAAAATTAATCAAGCAATACTGATTCGAATAATTGTTCAATTTCATGAACTCTTCGACAGTACTGCACTGAACCAAATCTTTTCCGGAAAGAGAGCGCGGACGGTAGATAAATTCAAAAACAAGATTGACGCTTCCAACGGAAATGTCCTTGGAGGTTATCGGAATCTGAGTAATTGCACCATAACCATAGTCTGAATTTGTCTCACCCAAACCGGAAGAAGTAAGAACAATAATATCAGAATCTGAAATGGATTCATCCTCAGCAGAGAACACATTCCCACAAACCTTGAAAACATTTGTGTAAGGCATTGCATACTCTGCCGAAATTTCAAAGAAACTGTGAAGAAGGCAATAAATCGCTCGAAGATTCAGCAAATCCTTCTGATTCTGCAACTTGATGTCAGCAAGCTTAACATTTACAACTACCTGCGTCATTCCCACCGTAGGAACTCCGGAAGCCGTAATCGTACCTTTCTGTCTTAATCCAAGTCTCTTAGAAAATGATTTCTTGCCGTTTCCACTCCACCATTTTCCCTCGGTATCATCAAACACATAGCCGAGATAATTGACAGCTCTGTCAACTTGATTGACAGTTACGGTACTCGATGATGAAGTGTTCCATCGGTCTTTCGGACCAAAAATGTTTACAGCGGCTTTTTCAAACTCGGTATATAAAGCATTTCGATAACCCGAAAAATCGTCAGTAAAGCGACCAATTACAAACGAATTCGGTTTTACATAAACCCCGCTCGGATCGTCCGACGTTTTTACAGCACATTGAGGAATCAATGTAGTGGTATTCGATGAATCAGCGGATGCTGACGGTTTGACTTCAAGACCGCTTCCGGAAACAGATTGAATTGCGACGAATTCGGTATCCGCGTTATTCACACCGGAAGAAAGTGAATTCACGGAAGACGTCTGAACCGTAACACTCATCTGTGTTCCAATTTTCTTGGCTTCCGAATAAATCGTTCCGGATTGATCCAACTGCTCGGCATTCCAAAGACCGACACCGTTGATGATTGTCCAAGAATATCGACCATCTCCACAATAGACTGATTTGAAGATTACGGAAGAAAATTCATCCCATTCCATATTATTCTTCACGAACGTCGCCGAAGCTTCATTCCATTCAATTCCGGAAGAACAATAGAAGTTAGGACCACCCATAATATAATCATAATTCGGTTCTTTTCCGGAACCCGAATTATTGTCATAAGGTAGAATAACGAGTTTTGGATTTGCCTTGGAATCATCGGTTCCATGACCCTCATCTCTCGGATAAGGTGCCTTTCCTCTCATAATGGCTACACAAAGTCCGACGTTCAACTTTGCCTGAGGAAGAATAATATAGTGGTCATCTTCGGCAAGATTGTATTCCCAAACGCCACCCGTCGCAGTAACTCTCGAATCGGTCCACACCAGATTGTATTGGTCATTGACGGTGAGAAAACAACCGACGTCTTTTGTTGTCACTCTCAGATCTCCCGCGATGGTTTGGATTTCAGTGTAAGCCATTGTTCGCTAAATTGTTCCTTATTTATGAAATAATAGCTTTAAGGCTAAAAAGAAACGGAAGTTCGATGAAACTTCCGTTTTTAAAATTTAAATAATATTTTTAATCAGACTTCAATAACTTTTATGAAATCGGGGTTTTCAATAAAGCTCTCGGCAAGAAACTTCTTTTTAAGAAACTTTAATTTCATCCCACAAAAAGTTGGCGTTATTGCTTCAATTTTTATGAAATCCTTATATGCCGTAGCGGAAAGCTCATGACAATAAAATTCTGATGAATCCGTTGAATTAAACTTAAAATCATAATGCTTTCCCACCCATTTTTTCACTCTGTTCACCGCAGTTCTTTGTCCACACTTAGGACGCATAACACAAATACCATCAGCCTGACAAAAATCGATAACATGAATTTCTTTTACTCCTTCCGCAACAGCATGAATAATCTTCTTTCCACCGATGTAAACGGAAGAATGTGAATAATCGCCGGGAATAAGCGCGGAATCAAGATAATGGTCATACCTGCGAAGAACAATATCTCCAGGTCGTAGAACGGACATAATCTTCTCAATCTGTTCTCCGCGAACTTTATAATCAAATTCTTCTGGACTATATTGAATGAAGAAAGGTGTCTTAAAAACTTTAATGTTTCCTATAATCGTTAAAACTTTTTCCCAATAGTAATACCAATTACGGGCAATATAAATTAAAGCCTGAACTGCAAATTTCCAACTCATTTGAGAGGCTATTTAAAAAATTTGGATTGACTTAGCTGAAATGTGCTCATATGCTTTTCCAAAAATTTGAAAAATCAATGGTTACAGAAGAAGAATCATCTTGGTTACGACGTGCGGGCGAATATTATTATACGCGCTTTTTGTTGAACTGTCCTCATGAAGAAATCGAAAACATCGTCAGACTCAAAGAGGTTAACGGTCCGAGAGATGATGTTAAAACGTTCATGACTAAGTTCATTGAACAAAAGAAGAAAAGTTATCCAGAATATTCCATCACAAGAATAAGCACTCTCATCAGAGACAGAAGCAATGGAACCATCATTTCCCCGAAACAAATTTGGTGGTATCTCGGAGAGCATACACCATTCTTTGAAGTTCACGAAAAAATCTTGGATGATTTTCCAAGAGAAATGATTTTTTATACGGATCCGACGGATTATGAGTATATCATTGAATCCTATCTGAAATATATCGGATTTGTGGAGACTGATTGGGAAAAGAATGTGGAACTATACGGGTTCAAGGTTTCGTTCTTCATCAAAAGTGTCGGCGTCGCACTTTGTATCAACACTTTCTTTGATTCTGCGACCAACTTCGGTTCCCCCTCAAAAGTTTATGTTCACAGACGCACGATTGAACTTGACAGAATCGGAGTTCGAGTGATCAACCTTTTTGAAGACCATCTTTTGGATTCTCACAAATGGATGGTACTCAAAGACATCATTGCACATGCATGTGGTAAAACCAAATTCAAGGTTTATGCAAGGGATACCGAAATCAAGGTATTTCCCGCAAAAGAAATGTCTTGGTTCCTCAATTCCAACAATATTCAATCTGCTCGCGGTGCAAAACTTGCATTCACGCTGATTGCAAAAAAAGAAAAATATGGTCTCAAAGTCGGTGAACCGATTATGTGCTACACAGTCGGTCAAGCGTTTTTCGGAAAGGGAAAATATGATGCGGAAATCGCAAGAGGTGCGTGCAAGCTCGGATATTCCGTGATTGGTGGTGCAACCAAGCTTTGGAATTACATTACTGAATTTTATAAGGATCGAGACATTGATGGTATTCCGGGAGGGAGTGTCAATAAAATCATCTATTACACCGATTTAAATTATTATTCCGGAAAATCTGTCCAAATTCTCCCCGGAAATAAACTCATCCAAAAACAAGCGGGATTCTGGAATTTTTGGTGCGCGGGAACTCAATTTCCGTTGAAGATGAAGAATCGTGAACCAATGCGGCACAAAATGATCACCGATTATTACAAGCGATTCTATCAGGACTACCACAATCCCGCCGACTGGAATAAGATTATCACCGGAGATTATCTTTTCGTGGTCAACAACGCAGGAACTGCGGCATATTTGTGGGAAAGAAATGTTGACGCATATCCCCCACAAGAAGACGGAACAATGGTTGGGATCGAACCAAGAGTTTAAAACAAAAAGAGCTTCTTTTCAGAAGCTCTTCTTTTTAGGCTTTGAAAATCGCCTTCCGCCTATTATAAATTTTTTCTATAACTTCTTCGGGGGTCATCGGTTGTCCGGTTACAGGATTCATCCAATGAGTCCACTCACAATACACCTTGTAGAAAAGTTCAATAGCCGACAATTTTCGTCTTCGTCTCGGAAGTTTCGGATTCCTGTCGTCAGTAAGACCCCATCCTGCATAAAATGGGCATCCGAAAGTAACTACATGCTTTCTGTTAAGAATTGCCTCCAAACCCACACCGGAGCCGACTACATAAACTCTGTCAACCGCTTTGATTAAAGTAATCGGATTGACTTCTCCGGTAATAAGATAAATTTTCTTTCCGAATTTATTTTCAGCTTCTTTAATCATATCTCCGTTAAAGAAGCCTTTTCTTGCTCCAATTTTTGAAACCGGATGAGTCTTTACAATAATCGCGCTCGCAGGATTTTCCCGCATTGCAGTCATCAACATTTCTTTGAATGTGTCCGCGCTCGCAGAATTTCCAATAATAGATTGATCTCCATAAACCTGATCTATTACAAGAACGAGTTTTCTCATTCTCATTTCATATGGAATGCTATTTCTAAAATCCGAAATCTGACAATTATACTTCGAAATATCATATTTGATGAGTTTGTTCATCAAAGAAACTGCTCTGGACTTTTGCTCAATAGTCAACGGATCCATTTCATTCAGAGTTTCCACAATATCCGGTCTGAACTGACTCTCAAAATGCATGATATTGTTGAAAGTCAAAGACATATGAAGCTTGTCAAACGCAGTGGCATCTTTGTGTTTTGCCGTTGCGGGGAAAACATTATAAACGAAAGAATCTTCCGTCGTTATGATGGGAATCTGACGCTTAATAATGACGTCTATCGCGAGCTGTCCGTCCTCAACAGTCTCCGTTGATTCCATTATTCTGTTCCCATGCCACACAACGCAATCCGCTTCATAAAGACTGTTTACAATGGTTTTTCCGAGATGATTCGTCATATACGGACCATACCGACGATTGAAACCCTTTCTGTTAGGAATCCACACCTTTTTTACTTTTTCAAAAAAGTCTTTAAGAGGGAGTTTTGTTTTAAGTTTCTGGATTTCCGAAAACTTTATGAAATTTTTCGGAGAATCCACATTTTTGAGAAAATGATCTTTATTTGGTCCGTCAAAGTGATGAATGATGGTATCATCGACATTTCTTCGAATCGGTTCATAATCATTATAAGTCAGTCTTCCTTTATTTGATGAAAAGTAAACCTGATATTCGAGAGGAATGGTTTCAATCTTTGACTTATAGTTGATGTTCATCAACGTTTCTTCATGACACCAACCGTGTTCAACTTTAATATAATCAATATTTTGAAGAACCTTGTCTTTAAAATTGTCAGCGAGAAGGGATTTGACATTCATCACAAGCAAACCACCTGTGTGATAATACCCGTCTCTTGGAATATTACAATCAGCCAACCTACCCCTTGAAACACGCGTCTGAGCATGTGCCGCAATGAATTTCGGGGAAAGATTCCAAATTGGAGTTATCGACTTAAAACACAAAGTATCACAGTCAATATGGAGAATCTTGTCATAATCTTTGAACAACTCCGGAAGCCAAAGTTTAATATATGACATATTATTCATTCTATCGGTTCCGTCGGTTCTTTCCCTAAGTCTTTGTCTTAGCTTAAACAAGTGTTGTTTAAAATACGAGGGAATTTCGGGAACCTGTTTATCTTCCGCAACAACGACATGAAATTCAGATTCCGGAGAAAACATTCTTATCGAATCTGCGGAAATCTTCATCATATTGATATATTCCGCGTTGTTGTTTATAATATAAACGATTATCGGATGATCAGATTTCATTTTATTTTTCTTCGATTGATCCATAAATCATCAAATCAGATCTTTGAACTATGTAAGTGAACTACCGCTCGGCTGAAGACCGAGCGGCTTCGGCAACTTGATTGCCGTCTTTTAAGCGTTTCACAGACGATACATTTCGAACAGAATTCGCTGTTCGTTTTAGTTTTACTTCGCCTCCACGCCTGTAATCGGACGTTCCATCCGATAGGGAGTTTATTCGCTTACCCCAAGCGAGAATGTTTTTAGCCGCATTTAAATCACGATCATGGTGAGTACCGCAGTTAGGACAAACCCACTCTCTGTCTTTTAGTGTAAGGTCGTTTTTCTTCCAGTTACAAACCGAGCAGGTTTTGCTACTTGGGTAGAATTGGTCTATTTTTACTACGGTTACGCCTTTCCACTTTGCTTTGTACTCAATTTTTGAAACTAGGCTATCCCAAGCACAATCTTGAATGACAAAAGCCAAGTGGTGGTTTTTCATCATGCCTTTAACATTAAGTGATTCTAAGCAAATAAGAGAATGTTTGTTTGTAAGATCGTTAGATATTTTATCATAAAGATCGTTACGAGAATTGGTTATCTTCTCATGCAAACGAGCAATTTTTAGTTTCGCTTTCTCTCTTCTTTTAGAACCTTTCTTTTTACGGCTTAAATGACGATTTAAAGTTTTTAGCTTCTTTAAGTTTCGTTTTAAAAATTTATGATTTTCGTATTTTGTTCCATCGGAACAAACGATTAGGTCTTTGACTCCAAGATCAATTCCTACTTCACTTCCGGTAGTGGTCTGTTGGAAATTATTTTCCACCTCGCAACAAAATGAGATATGATACTTATTTGTTTTCGTTTTAGAAATAGTGATATGACAAATTTTACCTTCGATATCACGATGTTTAACAAACTTTAATGGCGTTTCTAGTTTTGGAATTTTAACGGTATTGCCTTTTAATTTCCAATTTTGTGGAATTTCAAAAGACTGTTTGTCGTTTCTCTTTTTAAATTTTGGAAATTTAGACAACCCTTTAAAGAACTTAATATATGCACTATCGAGATTTGCGATTGCACATTGCAATGATTGTGCATTAATTTCTTTCAGCCAAGAAGTTTCATCTTCTTTTCTCAAAGAAGTTAATTTTTTCGCCATTGTGAGGTAGGTTTCTTTTACACATTCATTCTTGAATTTTGTATCACGATAATTAAGAAAATAATTGTAAACCCAACGCGTTGCTCCAAAAGAACGACATAAAAACTCTTCTTGTTCCCTCGTCGGGTACAATCTGAATTTATATGCCTTGAAAATCATCACGTTTGTATTTATGCTTTGTTTATGTGTTAAATTATTAAAAATAAATATTTTTCATAATTTTTTTTCGTTTTCATACGCTAAGCTGAAGACATAGCATTATTCTCACGGACATTTATATAAAGCCATTTACTTTTATGTTCAAAAATTTCAGAGTTTTCCTTACATGATGAAATATTTTGAAAATGAACAGCGTTACATTCCTCACAAAATCTTGAATAGAGGTTTGCTCGACTAATTGCCAACAAAAGCAGTGAAAACGTTGTTCCGGCAATTAAAAATATAAGAAAAAATCTGCTCATCGTTGTTTCTAAAATTTTAGACCAAATTTTCTAAAATTTTAATAATCACATTAATCAAATGTTACGCGTTGTCAACATTCCGATAAAATCTCCGATAAGATTAGGAAACTTTGTTTTCATCATGGCTAACGTTCTTTCGAAAATAGAAAATTCGATTGGTCTTATCGACTCGGAAAAATTAAAGGTCCAATTTTTGACAAAGCGACTCAATTTAGTAAATGATTTAAAAATTATCGGATTTAATGACATATTTCTGAATAAATTATATTCGAATATCGATAATTTTACGATAAATTATGATCTGCAACATCAAAATTTTGGAGTGGGATTTCATCTTGATGTAATGAACTATTTGTGTGGGTTAATATCGAATTCATCTCAATTCAACTCCCAGAAGAGCCTCCTTGAAAAATTGTATTCAATAGACGAAAATGATGTTGCTGTTCATATTCGTTGCGGAGATTACCTTACACTAAGAAAAATATACTGCTTCTTTGATAGAAATGTATTCTTTGAATGGGCGTTTTCACAATTGTCAGAAATAAAAAACATTAACAGAATATTTTTATTTTCGGATGATTTCAAATATTGTAATAATCATTATCTGAAAACACTTTCCGAATTTTCAAACCAAATTATCCCGGTAAACTTTGCTGAACATGACTATCAAGACATGTTGATGATGGGGGTGTTTAAAAACATCATATTGTTAAATTCAACATTTTCTTGTGTATCAGCATATATTTCTGATGTCATAAACTCCGGAAGATCAAACATTTATGCTCCAAAATATTTTGTGAATTATGATGTGAAATACAAGCCATGTAATAGTGAATGGAATTTATTTGAAAATGAATTTTCGAATAATGTGTTTTTGTGATTAATTGAATAATTTTTTATTAATGACCGTAAATTAAAATGAATTTCTCTTTAAAATTTCCAATTGTTTCAAATAATTGCCTCGGTGGTGAATTATACAGATATTTCAACAAAAATTTTGACAATCCGCTTATTTGGAACATTATCCCGAAACAAGACTTTGATAGACTTATCAAAAATTGGAAAGATTTGGACTTATTGAATTTCGATATTGTTCCGATTGAAACCGGAAATGGAAATTTTTATTTTGATTTTGTTTTGAATGGAAACATTAATGTTTATTTCGTACATCATCTTTTTAACTACGAATTGAACAAAAGCTCTCAGATAAAGAGGGTTTATGGAAGTGATTATCTCGGTGGTTACGAAACAGTTTTAAATTTGGTTGAAAGAAATTGGATCGAAAGGACAAAACGTTTTATGAATTTAAAATTACCACCAATATTTCTTTATTATGAAAGACCACCAAGAGATAGAGATTGTTGGACAATGTTTAATGAAAACGGAGAACCGGTTAAAATGTATAATTGTTCAACACATGATTTAAAAACTTTAATCAATATTGAAGAAAAATCCGGTGAACTCAATATCATTATCCACAAAAAAGACTGTAATGTTTTTGAAATAAACGAATCTAAACGTTTCACAAAATTAGAAAACCGAACAAACATAATAACATTGTCTGAAAAATTTGAAATGAGCAGTCAATGGATTATTGATGCTTTGCACGATTTGAAAACAGTTCCTGAATTTTTAAAACAAATTTGTTTATGAATCAATTGTTACCACTTCTTCCATGATAACATTGAATGGTGAACTGCATAAGTCCTCTCGGTGATTTCACATTTGTTATGGACTTTATCATAGTCCGAACAAAAATAATAATAAGGGGAAAACACCATTTTTCCACACTTCTGAAATTTCCCGTTTGGTACAAAATTGTATTTTTCGTTAAGAAATTTTTCCATTATTGTTGTGTTTGCCTGTTTATCCGTTGATGAATTTTTTATATCAAGATCATTTGTTTTATAATATTGAATGCAATCATCAAACAATTCATTTTTCCCAGAATTTCCTATTAAACCGAGTGAAATATGAACTTTACTTGGAAGAAATGAAATAAATGATTCAAGATTCATAAATTTCTCCAATGACTTAACAAGCATTGTATCAGTATCGAGATAGATTCCTCCTATCTCATTCAATGCAACTAATCTAAAATAGTCCGAACAAAATGCATATTTTTTAATTTCATATGCGGTTCTGACAAACTTGCATTCATCTAAATCACAATTATCCTCATTCCATAAAATAAATTCATAGTCTGGACAAATTTTATACCAAGATTCTACACATTTCTTTATGATGTCGAATTTTTTCCAATCTTCTTTTCCAAACCAACACCAGTGAATTATTTTTGGAATCTTTGTCATTCAAAAATAAAATTATAGTAATAGAAAATGAATTCTTTTTGAATCATAATTTTGTTAAAATAAATATTTTCCCACTAAGAACAATAACAATGACCGGATACCCTCTATTGATTTCAGAAAACTGTTTATCATCTCAACTCAATAAACAATTAAAACTGAAACAAACTCATCCATTTCATTGGAGTTCTATGACAAAAAGGGACATGATAATATTATCAGAAAATTGGGATCTCATAAATTTTGATAATATTGATATTAGAACAATCGTTGATAAAAATTGTCGTAATGTTGTGGTGATTATCGAAAACGAAATTCCTGTTTATTTTACTCATCATAAAATTTCGAATGATCCAAGATTCTATAACTCACCCAACCCAGTAAAACAGCACATTGATTTATTGTGGAACGAACAAATGACTGGTTACGTCAAGCAAAAATGGCAATTCCTTACAAAAACAATGAAGAAGGTCCACAAAAATAAAAAACCGACATTCATAATGAATCTTGGATTGGAGCTGAAAAGATTTAAAAATTTTACGATTTTTAAAAACTTTAAGGAAAGTGACGAAACAATTCAGACAAACAGATCATTTGAAGAAGCTAATAAACTTTTTTCCAATTATGTTCCTGTGTCAAAATTTATATTTGAAATTGCGGAATATGATTTAAATCGAATAGAATTCAAACAAACTTATAAAATCATTTTCGAAACATTTCCGACAAAATTTGTTTCAAGTTTTAAAAATGGGAATGATCTTGAACAAGATGTCGTCTGTGATTTTTTAATAAATGATGAAAAGTTCATGAACATTATCATGAATTAATTTTTCAAATTTAAAAATTTTTTAATCAATTGTGTTATGTGTTTTATACAGATTAAAATATAACGATTCATATCATTCGGTGACTCCCATTGTGATATGAACAACTGAATTGATTCTTTATTGTAATTTCCGGAAACTCTGCAATTCTTGAATGAAACATCATTCCTATAAATCGTTATGTTCGGAACTCCAAGAATTCCACACATATGAGCACATGATGAATCAACACACAATGAAAAATTACACAATTGTAGACACATCATCGTTTCAATCAATGTAAGTTTTGCATCAAATCCAAAAATCTTATATTCAAATTCTGATTTAATCGATGATATAATGCTTTCACAATATTCATATTGAGTTTCCCCATATATGAAAAATGCAACAAAAATATCATCATGGAACAATTGGAGTAATCCAGAAATTACCTTTACAACAACATTAATTGGAATAATTTTATCTGATGTGGAGCCACATGGACAAACTGCAATAACAAACTTATCTGGTTTTAAAACAGTTTCAACACACTCTTTTGATTTTAAATTCTCAATTCCACCGAATTTTTTAATAATATCAATTTCATCAGACTCTTCTTTTTCAATCAATCCGTTGTGAAACGCCTTCGATAAACAACATTGAAAATAACCACATTCTTCCATTGTTTTTATTTTATTGGCATTGAACCGATCATACGAATATTCTATAAAATCATCAAATATCGAAAATTTATTTCTAAACTTTTCCTGAACAAACTTACAGAACGTAATTGAATTTTTATTACTGAACACCCTGAAATTGAAAAATCCAATGATATTATTATTTTCAATTATTTCATTTATTTTTTCATAATATTGTGAATTACAATAAAAATTAATGTCAAATTTGTCTCTCAAAATAACGACTTCATCAGAGAAAATCCCCAACAAATCAGCTATCATATCCAAAACTTCATCTGATGTTCGAACGGATTCATCTGAATCATTATAAAGAAAACAAACAACTTTATATTTCTTTCTTATCTCTTGAATTATTGGGATTTGTGCGACACAATCACCTATTCTAAATCCCAAAAAATATCCTATTGATTTCATGAATGTTCGTTCTCTGTTCCAATTATAGTTTTGAGATTGTCTTCATCCATCAAAACACCACTCCCATAAACAACATCAGCCTCACCGAATATTTTAAGCAAAGCGATGTCAGCCTGATACAATATCGGATAAATTAATTGATATATTTTTGAGATTTTATTTTTCGAAGCCAGATAGCACGCAGTTCCAAACCAATTTTTCTGCTTCTTCACAAACAGGGAATCGGATATTTTATCAATTTTCTTATCTTGAAACAAAGATGCCTCATAGTTTAAATTAAACCAATGGTTTTTATCTGAATCAAATTGAACAAGCTTTTCAACAACATTAAAAATATTATTTGGCAATATCACATCATCTTCACAAACAAGAGCATATTCAAATTTCGACTCTTTTAGGAATTTTCTCATTATCATCGAGTGTCCATCTGCACAAGAAAAAGCTCTTTTGATATATTCTAAATTATTTGTTCTCATGGTTTTCCGGATTTTATCGATTCCGGAAATCATATCAATCTGTCTTTCTGAAAATTTTCTGTAAAATACAAATTCATAATCGAAATCAATGAACTTTTCCATCTTTTCGATCATATGATGGTGTCGTTCGGATTCAAATCCAGTTAAAATGTAACATTTAAACAACGACATTAAATCACAGAAGCCTTTAATTTTTCTATAATGTCCAAATCATGATCGCTTGAATCATCAGTTCTTCTGAAATTAAAAGTGTCCATTCCAAAAGGCTGTTTCCCAGATTCTATTTCCGGATATTGCGCAAATAAAAGAGGAGACGTTATTGTCATGTTTAAATCATATTTGTAAAAGTGATCAACTGGAAAGAATTGTCCACTAAACAATGACTCTTCCAACTTTTTCAACATTTCTTCATATGCTTTTCTGAACACGATATAAGCACCAGTTCCATATGTCGGAATGTAATTTGCTACAACAGATTTATTAAACTTATAATATGTCTCAAATTTTTGTCCATATTTTTCTTGAAAATTTCCAACCTCATTGAATTCACATGTTTCCAATTTCAACAAATCACAAGACTCGTATTCAAAATTCTTATTAAATTCATTACAAAAAAGTTCAATTTTCTTCATAATATTCTTTTTGGGGATAACATCATCCTCAAATATGATAACATATGGAAATTGTTTTTCAGCCGCATTTTTAATAACATTATAATGAGACAATGTGCAATAATATGGAGAATTAAAACATGAATTATCAACTTTCAAATTTCCACTGAATATGTTTGGGAATGGTATCCCATGACATCTAAAAACCTTTTTTAAAAAATTTATTCTTTTACGATAAATCGAAATCATAAAAGTAAATTTCTGTGACTTTTTTGTAAAAATTTCAAACATGTTTTAACCAACTACCCGAAAAGTGATGAATAGAAAAACTTCTATTCGTAAAGACAGTTTCATGTTTCGGCATTTTTGGAGAAAAATAATAATTTGGGAAAACCGCCATATCTTTTATTATTTGAAATTTATTATTTTCAACAAGACCATACTTCTTCATAACTTTCCCAAAAATTTCCGGGTTTGGAATAGTTACCGGCTTTGAATTTTCGATAAAGTTTAAATTATAATAATATTGCATCAGTTCTTTAATCAGTTCATGACCTTTAATGGAACCAATTGTTCCGGTACCAACTTCATAAAATTCAGTTTTTGTTTTTGGAGACAGTTTTTTCTCAAACCCAATGAAACCTTTGAGTTCCATGAACCTATCCAATCTTTTCAACAATTCAACATCTGTATCCAAATAAACCCCACCATATTCAAATAATGCATACAGTCTCACAAAATCTGAAACAAATGCATAAAACTTATGATCATAAGCCTGTTTTGTAAAATTTATAAAAGAAACATCGAAATTAAATTCATTCCATAAAATAAATTCAAAATCAGGAATTAATCGATTCCAAGAATCAATGCATCTTTTCACCAAAGGATCATATTGATTTCGACCAAACCAACAGAAATGGACAATTTTTGGGATCATCTACAAATGAAAAATTGTAGATTTTTTAACTTTTATTAAAAAATCTACAAATTCACTAAAATAATTTTGATTAATGAAATCTAAATTATTTTAATTTTTTATCACGGGTTAATTTATACCAAAATATCTGAAAGTTATTAATAATTTAATGTCCAACGACACCAATTATCGTGAATATGTAAGTTTTTCTTTCCGTGCTGTCGGATCTTTTTGCAATAACGTATGCAATATCACCATATGGATGATCGATTCTGTAATCAAATTGAACATAATTTAAACTATCCGCGTCGATAGCCATAACCAATGGTGGTGAAGAGTGTCTGAAAATTGAGTTATCGTTTGACACATACATTTCTTGACAACCAATTTCAAAAGTCACCGTATAAGATGATGAATATGGGACCTCTTTAAAAAAATCCATGTCTGATGTATTAGCAAGTGTTTGAATTTTTGACACCCTCAATTCACCCGAAATAAAAACATTACTTAAAATATCCATATCATCAACTTATCCGGCACAATCTCTACAAAAATAGTAGGAATTGGATTATTATAATCTTACAAAATGTAATAAACTTTTTAAATTAAATTCCATAGTCGACTCATGTTTAATCAACTCAAAAAATCCAATTTTTGATAAATAACGCCAAAACACCATTCCAACAACAATGGCTACGTTTACGGAAGAATTCAGCGTCGACGACTACGAAGTCCTTACCGATTCCGGATGGGAAAGCATATCCTCAATCGGAAAAACAATCCCATATTACTCGGTTGAAATAGAAACTGAAACCAATAGAAAACTCAGATGTGCAGACATGCACATCCTTTATTCTCCGAAAGAAACATTCGCGACAAACTTATCTCGCGGAGATAAAATAATCACACAGTCCGGTGAAGAAACAATCACAAAGATAACAAACCTTTCGAAAGAGGAAATGTATGACCTGTGTCTTTCACCAGATTCAAAAAATCACAGATATTACACGAACGGGTTCCTGTCTCACAATTCAACCATATACAGCATATTTGCGGCTCATTACGTGCTCTTCAACAAGGACAGACGTGTTCTCATGGTAGCCAATAAAGAATCTACCGTAAAAGAGCTCCTACAACGTATTAAGATGGCTTGGACGTTGCTTCCAAACTTTCTGAAAATCGGCATCACGTCTTGGAATACGAAAAAAATCAATTTCGAGAATGGATCTTCCATTACAGTGTCTGCAACTTCTCCTGACTCAGCCAGAGGTAGCTCATGTGACGTATGTCTTGATGATACTGCTTGGGTATTCATAAAAGACATTGACGGAAAACAATATCAAGTTCCGATTTCCTCTTTAATTGATTGTTCTCAAAAAATAATTGACAATAAAAAATTTCATCACAAATTTCTTGAACTCCTCGATACGGCTCTAAAATACGAAAACAGAGAAATAAATGATCTGAAAGTTCTTATTGATCCGGAAAGATTGACAACCGAATCAAAATACAGAAGTCAGTTAAACTACCACATAGAAAACAGAAATCTCACAGTTCCGGTTTGTCCGATATGTGGAAAGAAAATGTATGAACGATTCAGAAACGGAAAATATTACACGACATGTTCCGTTAAATGTTCAAAAAAGTTTGCGAAATTCGCTGTTGACTTGAACCCTGATTACAAGGGTATTAAAATTCTTACTGAACGAGGATATGAACCATTTGATGGAATATCCATTTCGGACGCCGTTGAAACCGTTAACATAGAATTGGATAATGGAGAAAAAATTGTGTGTTCCGATAGTCATAAACTGATGACTAACACAGGATTTAAAACAGCCGAAGAAATAAAATTTAATGATAAACTTATTAAATTTAATGGAGAGCGAGTAGGAGTTTCATTTGTTACGAGAAAAAGAGGATGCGTTCATTTGTATGATGTGTTGAATTCCGGTGAAACTCATACGTTTTTAACAACTTCTTCAATAATTTCCCATAACTGTATTTTGGACGAAGCCGCTTTTATTCAAAATTCAATCATGGAAGAATTCGTGGCGTCGGTATTCCCCACGATTTCTTCAAAACCAAGCGGGAAGATTATTGCAGTCTCTACACCAAACGGCACGGGGAATTGGTTTGCAGAAACATATTTCAAAGCTTTATACAACACTGACACCGAAGACAATCTGACTTGGAAACAAGTGACATTCCCTTGGTATGAGCACCCATACAGAGATGAGGATTGGAAGAAGAGACAATTGGCGATGTTGGGTGGAAACATAAGAGATTTTCGACAAGAATTTGAATGTTGTGTTGAGAAGAAAAGTTCTTACGTAAGAGTTTATGACAAAAAATCTAAGATTTTCTTAACAATAACTGGGGAAGAATTGGAAAACCTATTAAGAAATGAAAAATAATTCATTAAATGAAATAAACTCTTACACATTTTCACATTACGGTAAGAGCATTAATGAAATTACTTTCGATCAATTCAAAGCATTGAAACATGCGATCTATGAATTGAGAAGGACTGATAACAATCGCCCAATATTCAAAGATATAATTGAAAAAACTTCATTTCTTCCTGAAAACACAACATTAGCCGAAAGATTGTTCAACCTTCACAAAAAATACGATAAATCGTCGAAACATTTATGTAAATTTTGCGGAAAACCAACAAAATTCAATTTAACAAGAACCCAATATAACAATTACTGTTGCAAAAATTGCAGAATAAAAGATAATCCGCAAATTTACAGACGAACCAACATTAATAAAAATCCAAATTGGGTTAATATTGGTCATTTTCACAAAACTCATTTACAGAACGATCCGGAATACCGAAAGTTGTATTTCGAAAAACGAAAAAATGGATGTGATACCGAAGAGTCAAAAAGAATTCGTTCAGAAGTATCGAAACAAACAAACAAAATACAATTTGAACGAAAAAAGTATCTCCTTTCGACGGTAGAAATTTTCTCAAAAGAAAAAACACATAATCTTCTTCTATCTGAAAAATATTTTTATAAAAAATATTTCGGCAAAGGAAAGGATAAACTTCTATTAAAAGAAAGTCCCGAGTTATATCGATCGATTTTAGTTCATACAGAAGAATTTAAAAAAATCACAAAACATTTTAATCTTACTGCGAGATTGCTGATCATTGCAGAATTGAATTACGATACGTCAAAACACATGTGTAATTGTGGTTCATTTCTTCTATTTGATCCTGCCAAACAAGTGATAAACTCAATCGGTTCATGTTCAATGTGCGCGAGAGTGAGCGGAAGTGGGATTTCTCAACAAATGTTTGAGGAATTAAGAAAAAGTGCAAATTTGTCAAAATCTGACGTGAAATACGGAATAAACCAAGGTGAGAGTGTTTTGATTCTGACAAAGGAAGAAAAAGAGTTCTTCAAAAAGGAACTACCAGAAGAAAAGGTTCCAAAAAGTTTCAGACTCGACTTCATTCACAAAAACAAAGTAATTGAGTTTGATGGAACTTACTGGCACAAAAACACTGAAAAAAGAGATGCCGTCAGAGACAAAATTCTCACAAAACGAGGATTGATCGTTTTACATATTCATGAAGACGATTATAGAAACTCAAAAACAGACACAATTGAAAAATGTGTCGGATTCCTGAATAACCAAAAATGACGTTCGAAGAAATCAAATCATTTTTTAGAGATAATCCAAAATCTGGTCTCACGAAAGAGATTAGAAAGGAGTTCAATAAATCCGATGAAATCCAATCATTGTTAAGAGATGGACATACGGAAAAAGATCTGATTTATTTTTTCAGAAACGACATCACCCCCGAAAAACATTTCTGCAAAATATGTGGGAAACAAGTTCACATAAAAGACAAAATAACAAAAGGGTTTAAGGAAACCTGCTCAGCCAAATGTGCTCAAATCATCGCTCAACCTAAACGAGAAGTCACGATGGTTGAAAAACATGGAGTGAAGTTTCCAATCCAAGACGAAAAAATCAGAGAAAAAATAAAATCGACAAACATCAAAAAATTCGGAGTCGACAATCCTTTGAAATCTCCTGAAATTCAGGATAAATCAAAAATTTCGTTAATGAAATCTTACCAAGTTGAAAACCCTCAACAATCAGAAATCATAAGAAACAAAACAGATAAAACCAACATTGAACGATATGGATTCAAGTCTCCGTTGATGAATAAAAACATAAAGGAGAAAACCGATAAAACCAATCTTGAAAAATTCGGAACAACCATTCCACAACAAAACGAGTCAATAAAAGAAAAAACCAAATCAACCAACACTAAAAAATATGGAGGAACCGGATTTCAATCAGATGAAATAAGATCAAAAATCGAATTAATCTGTGAGATGACTTATGGAAATCCGATTCCACAAAAGAGTGACGAAATAAAAAATAAAATAAAAACAACAACCGAAAAAAAATTTGGAGTTCCAAACGCCTTGCAAACTGAAAAGGCGAAACAGAATCTTATAAGAACGAAACTCGATCAGTCATTCGAAAAAATCGAACAACTCGAATTCTCAAAACCAAACTTCAAAAGAGAAGAGTGGAAAGGTCACAACAAAACAAATTTTTACCCGTGGATTTGTAAAATTTGTGGGAAACATTTTATTTCACAATTCTTCAAATCTGAACCCAAATGTCCAGACTGTTTCAGAAAAACTTCAAAAATATCATCTGGTGAAAATGAACTTTACAATTTCCTGAAATCGATTTATGATGGGGAAATCATCAGAAACACGAGGTTAATTGCCGACGGAAAAGAACTCGACATATATCTTCCGAAAAGAAAAATCGCTTTCGAATACAACGGAAAATATTTTCACACAACGGCATTCAGACCCGATAAAAATTATCATAACAAAAAATTTCAGATATGTCGAGACAAAGGAATAAAACTAATTCAAATTTGGGACAGTGAATGGCTTTCAAAGAAAAACATCGAATTGAAAGAAACTATAAAAAAGTTTCTCAAAAATGACTTAGAGTTTCCAGAAAGCGACGAATTTATACAAGACAACATGAAACCGTTTTTCTCGGAAAATGAACTCAATAAACATGGATACCAATATTTCGGTGCAATTCCGATTAGTTGTGAAATCGTTTTCGAAAAGTTTGAGCTCTATGACGCGGGAAAGACCATTTACAGGAAAGTGAAAAACAATGGCAGAAATCATTAAGAACAACAGATATAAAATACTTACTCCGGGAGGATATAAGGACTTTGGAGGAATGATCACGTCTGAACAGGAATGTTTGAAGTTCACTTTTGACGATTTCACTCAACTGACGTGCTCAAAAAATCACCCATTGGAGACTTTCGATGGGAGAATAATCAGTGCATGTATGTTGAAGCCGGGAATGGAACTGAAATCAATTTCCGGAAAGCCAAAAACTGTCTGTTCAGTCGAAAATGTGGGAATCAGAAAATGTTTCGACATAACGGACATTAATTCCGATGACAAACTTTATTTTACGAACGGAGTAGTTTCACACAACTGCTTCTTAGGTTCATCCGCAACTCTATTCGACCCCGCAGTTCTTGAATATAACAAAAAGATTGTGGATTCCCTTCCCGAACCAAATGTCATAAAAATTTACAACAATGAAGTAAAAATATTTGAAGCTCCTCAACCGAATCATGCATATGTTCTTGGAGTCGATATTTCGGATGGAACCGGAATGGACAACTCGGTTATTGTAATTTTCGATGTTACGAACATTTCGGACGTCAGACAAGTCGTCTCATTTAACTCTAACGAAATAGAACCTTCTGCATTAGCTTTATTGACCGCAAGACTCGGCGCAAGATACAACTATGCTCTCATTTCCGGTGAAAGAAATGGTGTTGGCGCAGGATTCTTCGACCAACTTGTCCAAACTTACGAATATGACAATATCGTGAATTATAAAAATCGAGACGAAATGGCTCTGAAATACGGAATTTATTCCACAAATAACAATAAGACGGAAGCTTGTTTATGGGCAAAATCAATGATGAATATGTCATTGGCAAGACCCGACATAATAAAAGTCAACATCAAAGAGAAAAACATCTGTTATGAAATGGAATATTTCGAAAGCAAAACTCTTGCGAAAGTCATCACATATGCGGCGTCGAAAAACAGACACGATGACTTTGTAATGGCTATGATTTGGGCACTGTTCACATTGAAATTACATATCGCGGAAAATTATTATAATGTGAGAAAAACAATGTTTACCGAACAAGGCGTTGAACTGCCTCAACTGATTCTTCCGACAGAAACAAATTATACCGAGGATTATCTGATGAAAAGAATCACCGGAGAAGTAACCTCTCTCCGAGACAATGATGAAAAACAAGCGGATTCCAGCAAAAGAGAGATGTTACAGGATTCAATCTATAACGCGGTCATGGGTCTTGATGGGGGAGATTTATCAGAGCGTTTCGATTAATTTTTATTAATCTAAAATTTTTTTAAATAAAAAATAAATGGCTGACAGTGACAAAGATCTGATAGCACAAGAGTGGAGACAGGTAAGTTCTCTGCTGAATTTTGCACACCCTACCGGGTTCGTCATTGATTTTCCGATTAAGGATATTGGACTTGGAAAAACTCTCAAACAGATCGGTTACAATGAAAAGCATTTCGCGATGAACATCACGAATTTCACGCTTAACAGACTTGAACTGAAATCCAATGAAGTCTTCAAAACGGCTTACCAATTACACTATCCATCATGGACTGAACAAGGAACTAAACAGTTCACCATAAATTACAAGCTGTCTTCACAGTATCAGCAATACGCATTCCTGTCTGGTTGGTGGCAACAGAATCTGAAAGTCATAAGTCATATAAAAGATGAGGAAATTGATGAAAGAGTTTATAATAACCCAGAATACCTTCTTGTCGATATAAGGCTTTGGTGTCTCGATGAACACAAGGATCCGGTAATGGTGGTCAGATATGAAGATGCTTGGTTGAATGAGCTCGGAGAAATGCAATTGTCATATTCCGACACCAACAACACTCTTTCACATTCGTTCAGTTGTTACTACAACGATTATAAAATTACTATTTTAAACCCGATTTTAAACAATGTCTGATAAAGAAGAGATTTTTGATTTCGATGAAAATGATTTTAACATCAACCTCGGAGACGATGAAGAAACTCCGATTGAGGATGATGAAGAATTAACGTTTCCCGACTCGGAAGATTATGTCGAGGAATCCGATGATGTGGAAAATGAAGTTGAACTTCCCGGAGATGATATTGAAAAATCGGAGATTTCTCCACAAGTTGAGAAAAACGAAATCAGACACGATCCGAGCAAGAAACTTCCACAGATGGATGATCTGAACTCACTCATCGGAAACTTTCAATCCAAATTAGAGACGCTCAGAAATGAGGAATCGAGAGTATCCGCGATGAGTTCGGAAACTGGAATTCGTAAGAACCTGTTCAACTCGGATCCACAGGAAACGTATAAGAAAATAGAAGAATCTCTTGAAACCGGATTGCAAATTCTCGAAAGAGCGAGAGAATTTATTGAAGCGGCTCCGGATGCAGAAGGGTTTGAAGCGGCGTCATACGTAATGAACTCGGTTCAATCAATGTTCAAAGAGTTCACTGCTATCTGGCAGAAGAAGTTGAACTACGAGAACAATGTGAATCTTGAAATGCTCAAATTAAAAAACAAGAAAGAACTCGATGAGCATAGAATGAAATTGAAACTCGAATATTTCAACGCAACGACTTCAAAAAATATCACGAATTCACAAGAAGTTGTCCCGTTCAATACACAAAACTTCATCGAAGCGATTGTCGATGATGAAAATAAAAGTTAAATCAAAATAAAAAGCAAAATTGAAATCAACATCAAACTGAAAAGAAGGATTCCGGCACTGTAATTGAAATTGCAAAAATAACTTTTCTTCAATTCATAAATGATGTTGTCAATTGCTGACCAAGAAATAACCGCGAAAACCGCGATCATTCCAATCAAAATAGGCTCCATTTCAGAACTTTTTTAGTTTTTGTAAAAACTCTTCCACACCTCATTAAGATTCTCTCTTACGATTGTGAAAGAGTTTTTAATTTTAATCGGATCAACTCCTGTTACATTCATCTGTTCGTGAGACTTTTCATAAGGAGTGTCATATTCCGATATGGTTTTCGTAAGATTATCAAAAAGTCCATGGATTTGTTCCAAATCCGCAGAAGATTGGTTTGATTGCCACGTTTCCTTACATGCAAAATATTTTGAACAAACCCATTCCCTAAAATTTAAATTTCTCGGCATATCATTCTTATACCCGAACATATAAGTTGCAAACGGAGTATATTTCGGAGCATCTTCATCTCCCTTAAACATCTCAATTTGAATGATATTGTCTTTAATGACAAGTCTTACTCTAAATTCAAAAGACTCCAAGAACTTTTCAATGGAGTCCTTCAACTGATTGAGGTATTCCCAATAAATCTGAGCGGAGTATGATTCATTTTCATTGGCGTCATCAAACGAGATTGCTGAATTTTTTCTACAATCAAGGAGTTTGAGTAAAATGTCGATGATTTTGAACACAATTTGCTATTTATCGATTTTCAAACGATGCGACATATAATAAGACACGTCAAAATTCTCGACATCATCTGAATAATATTTCGCCAAATATTTCTGTTTACTCCAATTAAAAAGATTAGTGTGCATAGTTTTACACCCATGAATATTGTGTTGAAGAAAACACAATTTTTTCTGGATATAAAATTTTATGAACGGATTTTTCATCAAATCACACAAAATGAGGTCGGATGGATAATGGAATCCACAATTGTCATATTGTCTAATAAACATATCATATCCACTTTCTCTTATAATGTAACACCCTGTTCCGGAACCACCACCCACTTTTCCTCGAAACCAATAATCATTAACATCATAGGTTATGTCATATTGTTCTATATGAATATCCTCCAACTTCAAAAAATCCCAATCTTTCGGAACATTTTCCATTGAATAGAAAAAATGTTCCAAACAGTCATTTCTTGGAAACACGTCATCTTCATAAATCATGACATAAGGGAGGTTTCTCTCTTTTGCAAGTTTTACGACAGAATAATGACTTTTTGAACAACCGATTACTCCATTATCACACTTTACTCCTTCAAACTTTTGAGGAATCGGAATCCCATAAAAATCAAAAATATCACAAAACATTTCATAACGTTTATCATCAATCGTTATGACAAACGCATTGCTGACATCATCGATATCCGGAATCAGAATATTTTTTTCATTCAACATAATCGGTCAATAAAAATTTTAGAGCTTCTCCGACCCAACGAGATTTATCAAGTTTATATTCCTTTTCTTTTACCCTCATAATTTCTATTCCCGGAATAACTTTTCTGATTTCATCCTCTCTTATGACATCTCTTAAATTTTCGGAATGCCAATATTCACCATCAAATTCTATACATTTGTTTAATTTAGGAATATAAAAATCCAAAAACCTGACATTCTTCCCATCATTCACGGAAACGAGATATTCTCCATTATTTCTCGCATAAAAAATATCCTCACTCGTAATCAGATTTCCCGGAAGACTCATTCTTATTATGTCAAAGAACTCCTGTGAAATTTCTGAAAACATCTTTTCATTCCAACTTGAAACATCATCCGCAGTAGTTCGTTTTATAATTGATTTTTTGACTGCGTTCTGTAGTCCTCTTTTCCATTTTTCAACAGATTCCGGATTACTGAAAAGAGTGGCTTTTCTTTTTTCAGCACGCTCCTTTATAATCTGACAAGCTTTTTCATATCCATATTTCTCAGTAAGTTTTTTGAGAGAATTAGTTGTTTGTCTTTCCTTTCTTAGACGAACAGCTTCCTCCTTAGAATACCCCATCGACATATAATATTCGATATTGGTTGTTGAAACCACCTTGCGGCGTTTTGCATTGTATTGTTCCAACTTATCTTTATATTCTTCATCAGTTAATTTGGAGTTGCTGATAGAATTTCTTGAAAATGGCGCATATTCGGAACCATGTCCGGTAAAAAAGTTTTTACGCTTTAAAATTTTCATATATTGCTCGGCTTCTTTTTCACCGAACATTACAATAAGTCTTTCATAATTATTACCAGAAACAGTGCCCCCAATTTTTTCAATAAACGGAAAGTAATTTTCCAACATATTTCTGACATCGGATTTTCTTAATTTTCTAAAAGTTTTAACACTTGCAAAATATCTGTTGATATTGCGAATAAGTGAAAAAAACTTTTTCAAAAAACTTTCACGGTCTTTCATCAATCCAAGATCCGCGATTTGCTTAAACACTTCTTTTTTAAAATCAGTCAGAGTTGAAGTCTTTGACTTACCAATAAGCGTATTTTTCGTGTCATAAAAAGCCTCAATAAAAACGGCATCAGGAACATCGGAATGTTCATTTATAAAATGTTCTTTATAATTTTTTCCGTTTATTTTCTTTCCGCAAATTTTACAGCGAATTTCAGACTTTTTCATTATTAAGACTTTTTATTTTTTCGAAGAAATCTCCAATAGATATATCTTCAATTACCCCGGTGCGTTTGTTTCTGATTTTTATTACAGAGTCTTTTGATACGCATTTACCGCTCTGTCTTGACGCGACGCAAATATTGAAAGGAAATTTAACAAAGTTATTGAGCATTTCCTTTTGTTTCTCAAATAACTTAATCTTTTCTTTCCCTCTAAAAGAAATAATTGTAAAATATTTTTCAGCGAAGTATTGTGGATCTTTGGCACATCTACGAATTTCATTCGCATAATACGCCGCCTGTTCACGAGAAATCATCTGAGTTTCATTAGCCGGCTTTACTCCGCCGATTCCTCTGAAACTTGTTATAGTCGGTAAATCTTCGAATTCCGAAACTTTCGGAGGGACCGGATCAACAAATTGATCGTCTCGAAGATGAATTTTGTCTTTCTCTTTCACTTCACTTCAAAATTTTAGTTCAATGGGAGCTTCTCATTTCTGAAAAGCTCCCATTGACAATAAAAAGAAGATTTACTCTTCGTCTCTCGGAGGAAGACCCTCGTCGATATCAAATTGAGCAACATCCTCAGGAGCACATGAGCGGAATACAAGCCCATTTACGAACACATTGTTCGTGTCCTTTACGGTGATGTCATAAAGCTTGCCTTCATACATCGACTCCTTGATGACCTCAATTTTACAAGGATGTCCGCGCCAATCAACGAGTGCGAAATTGGAATACCATTGAATGATATTATCCATTCGCTTAAATTTCGAATATCGGCAGAAAGCCTCCTTACTCGAAATCGGACATTCAATCGTGTAGATATTGCCCATCGTTGAAGTCAAAACAATCTGATAAACGACAATTTCTCCATCAGAATCAATTTCCACCAAATCCTCGATTTCAACGGGGAATGACACGTTGCAATCAGGGAGTTGACTTGAAATGACCTGATCAGTCATTTTCAGATCGGCGAATCCGACCTTCTTATACTCGTCTCCATAATTTTCACTCTTTACGAAAACAAAGTTGTTTTTTGTGAACACTTAGATATTTTCCTTTGTTAAGGTTTTTGAGGAATCTTGGTTGAAGCTTCTGTTCATGATTCCTCGATGAGATGAACCGAAACTGTGTAGAAAATTGACCTTTCCGACTCTCGACGGAGAAGTCTTTTTAAAAATTATAGTTCGTTCTTTTTTGACTTTTGAAAAGTCCTGAAAAATATTTCTGAATACCACTTTCATCACATCATGATGAGTTCTTTGAGGTCCCCGTGATCAACGAAAGTAATCAACTTGAATACATCAAAACGAAGAACACTCTCATCAAGCAACATCGGAAACATCTTAAAAAGTTGCTTGAAATCTACCGACGTAAAAACAAGTGAATCACTATAGTTCTTCGAAATATAAAGAGTCTTACCGTGTCTGATAAAACGAGCGTTCAGCTCACGAAGAAACGCCTTATATTGATTCTCCAATTCGGGGGGACAAAATCTTGACTTAGTGTTGAACGTCCAATCCGCGAGAATTGCGGCATACTGAATATTCTTTTTCGCTGTGTCTAAGTTTTCCATTTAATGAAAATCATAGACTAAAAATCAACAAATTAAAAATTTTTTAAAAAAATCGTTTCCCGCAAATTTTTTTGAACCAAAAACCATCATTTCCCGCAAATTTAAAACCGTCAAAATCAACATTTTCCCAAAATCTGATTGATTGGCGCAAAAGCTCCGGTCATTTTATACGTTCTATTTTTGTGAACAAAAACAAATCCTTCTATTGGAGAAATATTTTCCAAACCAATCTTTTCAAGCTTTTTCAAATTGTTCGTCAGGTTATGATCAGAAACAACTGATTTAAGGCGAGAAAACGCCTCTTCAAGCTCCTTTGTGAGTTTATCCATAGTCTCACTCGGATTTTGACTCACAAAGCCTTTTAGGGTGCGTACAAACGCGGCATATGACTTTCCGATAAAAACTTCCAAAGGAAACATTGCGGCGTCATTTATTCTTTTTTCAGCGTCTTGTATCAGATTGAATTTTCTGACGAACTTATCTCGTTCAAATCCCCTGTCAGCCGTCATTGAAAAAAGTTCTTTTGGTCCGACTTGTTTTTTATCATAAACAAACCTATCCAAAAGGATCCCAATAATTTCATCATCAGAGATTCCCGAAAATTCTTTTCTTATAACTTTCTCCCAACATTTGGCAAGGTAGTCTCTGATTGTCATTTCTTCCACCAATTCATTAACCTCAATGAAACGATCAAACGTTTTAGAAAAAGTCTTCAATACATTTTTCGCTTCATAAGTGTCTGAAATTTTTAAAATTTGTGGAGTAACAAATCTAAATTTTCTACAAAACTCAGGAACCTCTTCTGATTTTTGGGAATAAAGTTCAATGATTTCTTCTATTTCGGAAACAATTTTCTTTACCGATTTAAAATCCTCTTCTCCGCGATTTCCAAACTCATCATACTGAATAAGACAGTGGGGAACAATCATGGGAACACTGCCGTAATCAAGGACATTTCTTAACTCAGGACAGACAACTTCCGCAGATAAAAACTTATTTTCTGAAAACCACTCATCAAGTTTTCCCGGATCGATTTTAGAGAAAATCTCCTGCAAAACTTCCATAGCGGAAATAAAAACTTCCCGAACCTGAATTCTGTCAGAATATTCTTCCAGAACTTTCGTAATAGTCAAAGGTTTCTTTATAGTTTCCTTATTTCGAGCCAATAGAATTTCCCCATTTCTCCAAGTTATTGAAATGTTTACACCATCGATCTTTTCTCTAATCTCGATATTCCCGGAGAAAACCGATTTTATGATATTTTTTATTTCGCAAAACTTCAATTCTTTGTCTTCAAAAATATGAAAAATGTGTCCTGCGGCTCCACCTTCGGAGATGACCGCATTACCATTCATATCATTAAATTTTCTAAATTGAAGAAACGACACCATTAAATCATTGAGTTCTTGTTAAACAACACTTTCATCAGTGCATTGTAGTGTGTTTTTTGAACTTGTGGCGAAGAAACATAATTGAACAAAACAATCGCATCTGAATCAATAAGAGTTCTATACAAAAGCTCAAATTTGACGAAATGTTCTTTTTCTTCGTCCAAAATATGTTCAAACAATTTTGTGAATTCATCATTGGCTCCGTTCAATGTTCTAATTGCATCTTGATAGGAAGTAATCGCCTCAATTTCCAAATCTGAAATGAATCTAGCGGCATCATCAACGGTTTTCCAAGATGATGAAGTGATTTTTCTTGGATCAACCACTTCAAAATTTACAGGCATCTCGAATTTCATAGCGAGTTCAGTCAATTCTTCAACATGCTCAAGTTCTTCTCTGGAAACATCTCTGATCAATTCATCAATAGTCTTATTTTCATCAGAATCCGAATCACCATCCCCATGTTTAGTCAAATCAATCGCAAACTCTTTACTCAACTGACTGATGGCGGACTCTTCATCAAAGTATTTCATTGAATTTGAGACCGCATTTTTGCAGATTTTAATGTCATTTTTATTGGCGGACTTTCCACCAATTTCAAGACGAGCTTTAATAATATTAGAAACAGCTTCATAAGCCAATGAAGCAAACATTTCCTCTGAAATCAGCTTTTGAAGAAGTTTATTTCGCATTAAGGAACTATTTAACAAGAAAAAAGACTCTCCTAACCAATCAGAAGAGTCTTATTAAAAATTAAATTTCTTTGAAATCTACGAATTTTCTCTGTTCAAAATCAGACAACCATTAATCAACTTTTGTGTCATAGCTTCACGAATTCTTTCAGTGTCATCAGACGAATAAGCGACCAAACATGACGGTGCATTAGCAGTCCCACCTCGTGTTCCATCAGCCAAATGAAACCTCAAACGTCCTTTAAAGAAGAAAATGCTATGTGCCTTTTTAAAAACCGTTTCATGGAAACCACGAGTTTCAGTTCTTGCAAAAATTAAAGCTATTCCTTTCCCGTGATCAGCGAGCTTGTCCAACCATTTAAAAGTCTCACGACCATAAGGGGGATTGCACCAGACGCGTCCATTCCATGTACAAGTTAGCCCATCACCATCCCGTTCCTTGCTGAGCATCTTCTTAGCCGTAGCCCACGGCATGTGCTCTGGCGTACACGGGTCAAGATCAAACTCACCGAGAGCTTTGATGATTTCTGGTGGTGTCAGCCACGTGTCGTTGTTGTCGGTGTTCGTGTTAAAGTCTTTCATTATTAAAGATCACAAATATCAAAAGAATTCACACTTTTCGCATTTTTCGACTTTTGTTTCGGAACCCCAGTCCTATCAATCATCTTTTTTATCTGCGATACAGTCTTTAAATTTGCAGGAAGCTCATAATTTACCATTTCGAAAAATTTATTTTCGTCAATTATGTTAGTCCCACATTCCCGAGCGGCTTTGTTTTTTGTAGAGCCGGAATTGGTATCGTTCGTAACAAGATAATCCAACTTATTCGTAACAGACGTCTTAACGACTCCACCATTTTGTTTAACCAAAGTCTCAGCAGTTTTTCTCGAAATACTCATTGCCCCGGTAAAACAGAAAGACTTTCCGTTTAAAATCGTCGAATTAACTTTCTCGACAAATTTCTTATGCCATCTGTCATCGTAAATTATCGAATAATAAGAATTGATAAGAGAATTCTCAAAAACTCCTTCTGAAATACGACAAAAAGTATCATTTGTAATTCCCGGACTCAATTCCAATGAAACATCGCCATATTCAGGAGACATTGTACCATCATCGCTTCCACAGAAAAATCTTTTTACGAATTTTTCAAGACCATTCTTTGAAATAATCTTGGAAATGGTTTTTGACCCGATACCGGAATAATCAAAAGATTCCAACAATTTCTTTTCCGGAATATTCCACAGCTTAATTTCCAACTCTTTTGCAAATTTTTCTTGTTGTTTTCCACTCGGGATGAACGCAACCAAATCCGGAATGGTGAATATTTTCCAATTAGCAAGATTCGTTTCTCCCGCGAAGCCGATATCAAGATTTTTCAAAAAATGCGCAAGAGATTTTACCTGTCTTCCTTTGCATTTTCTGTTCGTGCACCACATGAACTTGTCTCGCACAACCAACTCTTCTCCACAATACGGACATTTTGTCGGAAAGTTGAAATTAGTGGACTCTTCAACAACCATGACGATTCCGGGAATAATATCACCCTGCATCTGAACTCTGACCTTCGCTCCAATTCCCGCCTTCATATTTTCAATCCAAGACTTATTGTAAGCGGAAGCGCGTGTGATTTCAGCACCATTAAAAATAACAGGATTCAACTTTGCAATAGGACGCATTGAACCATCTTTTGAAAGCTCCCAATCATATCCTACAATCTCAGTAGGAGATACCAACTGATTAGCCTTGAATGCGATTGAATGTTCAGGGATCTTCTTATCACATTCATTAAAGGTTTCATTACATTGTATCACGAGACCATCGATATCAAAGTCTTCGTCAGCATAATGATTCTCGTAAAGTTCCATCAGAACAATGGAATTTAACGAACCGTGTTTAATAATTTCATATTTTGGAATTTCAAATCCTGTATTCTTCAAAGTTTCCAAAACATCATTATAGGTCCGAAAATCCTTTTCCGAACGATAAATCTGATATGCGATAAATGAAAGAAACTTCACATACTGATTCAATTTATCATCACCATTGACTATACCCACTGCGGCGGAGCGTTTTGCCTTATATGAACGCCCCATTTCATTCAATCTGTGAAACGCCTCGTCCTTTATGACGCATTCTCCACGAATGATAACAACACCCTTGGACAAGTCTCCGGACAAATTGTTCGGAATCATCGGGAGAAGTTTCTTCGTTTTCAACTCACCGATTTCACCGTCGCCGCGAGTTGAAATAAATTTTATTTCTCCATCATAATAAAAAACAAGAATTGAAAGACCGTCAACTTTTGAAGAAATAACATAATCTTTTGCAAACTCTTTCTGAGACTCGTCCCATGAACTGATGTCTGAATCTGAGCCGTTCTTCAATTTTTCAAGAGAGCCCACAACAACGGGAAGGTTGATTGTATCTTCCGAACTTGCCGTATCCTGATCAAACACCATCAATCTGACAGTCTCATATTGGTCCGGATACTGATCTTTAAGCATGTCAAGAAGCGCATCATATTCGGCATCGGACATAATTTCCGAACCCCGCCTATAAGCAGTATTCGCTTCAAGAATTTTGGAAATAAGGCTATGTGCGTCCATTTTCAAAAACAATTTCTCTTTTTGAACAATTTTGAGTACTAAAAATAAATTGTCAATAAAAATCGGTCACCAATTTTTAAGTTGGTGACCGACTCGTTTGAAACAACAATGAAACGAATTTTCTGAAAAAAATTATAATTCTGTTTCCATCACGCGTTTGCGGAAATCATCGAAAGATTCATCCTGATTCTCTCGTTCTTCCCACATCTTGCAGATGGCTTTAATCATAGGAACATACTTCATCGCAACAAGCGTACACTCTTCTCTACAAAAAGTATTATAGCATGAGAAAAAACACTTTTTTGGAGCGATTTCAAGATAGTCAAGAATTCTGGCCTTAGCCGGACGACCTTTGACTTCCGTACATTTCTTTTTTGTCATAATAACAGAATCTGTTTTTATAAAAGAATTAAACTCAGTTAAGCCTTTCTTAACTTGAATAATTGCATATCTGTCAACAAGGATTTCATCTCCCGCGCGGATTCCGAGTTTCTTTGAAGCGGACTCACGAATCTGCTTCACAGTAGCAACCACGGTCTTTTGAATCGCGTCAACTCCACCCGCACCGAATGGTAGAATGATTCCACCAACAGTATCGAATGTGTCAATCTGATCCGAAGATTCAAATCCGAGCTCGATTACATCAGAGTTTAAACTTACTTGAATTGAGTTCATTTTTCTTATATTCCTTTTCCTCTTCTTCGCGGCGTTTGATTTCATCTGCTTCAATATGCATGAACATGTAATCGAAATCAAAACAAATCAAATCATTGACGCCACTGAATGATGTTATGAATTTAAGTTCGTGTAACCAAATTTCCTTTGAAATTGAATTTTCAAAATAAGAGCCATCGCTCTTAACAATTACATAAAAAAACTGTCAAGATCCAATTCAAGAGTGTTAATGTGATGGCAGACAGGACATTCAAATTCATGTTTCCAAATCTTTTCACTAAACTCACTGAAATTCTCATCGATTACGGACGCGAACTTTCTGAAATCCATTGAAATGAAGTTTTCATCAATAAATTTCATAAAGTTGCTCGGGTCAAGCTTAATGTTCGTGATTTCAACAGGAATGTCGTTAATGAAAATCTTATTGATGAACGTATACATCACAAGTCCAAGGTCATCCATATTCATTCTCATGGACTGTTCAATTTCTTCTTGTGTCATACCCTGAGCCTTTTTCTTTTTAGCCTCAGCCTTGACCTTGATGGACATGTACTTCGTCATCGCGTAAAACGCGTCCATCTTGGAAGAAGACAGCTCAAATCTCACATGATTCTTACCGACATCAAATTCAAAAGTCGGTTTCGTTTCAGCTACGCGAACTGAAATGTCTTCCAACTTTTCAATAATTTCATTAAGGTCGATTTCAACAGGACACTTGGCTTCACAAGCATCTCCCTTACATGGAACAGTGAGTTGAATCGGATCTACAAAATTTTCGTTTCTGACAATAAGCAACGCCTTGACGAAATCCATATAATCGATCTGCATAGGATCGAAATCAGGATCAAGACAAATCGCTTTAAGGATTCCAAGACGAAGCTTAATTTGATCAGCTCCATTTTCAAAATCCGCACTGTTCTTTGAAATTGAACGCTGTTGACCAACGGTAAGCTGTTTAAATGAATATTCCTTATTGATGGAATTAAACTTAATTGTGTAAAACCCACCAGATGTTGAATCCTTCAACAAGCTCGCAACGTCCTTAATATTAAGAACAGTCGGCTTAACCTCAATTGGAGCAGGCTCTTCAATTGGAGCAACTTCCGTTCCCTCAACAGGCTCATGACGAGATATTTTGTTGGTAGTCACAGGAATGTCACGCTCAAACGTCGCCCGTTCAGGTTCATTAAACGTGGGAACGGGAATCTTGTTGATATCACCATATCGAGGCTGTTCCTGTTCTTTTTGGACTCGGCGGGAACGATTAGGATTCGTCGAAATATTCGGATTGTTGTTTTCTTCCATTTGTTTAGTTTTAAATTATAGTGCTAATTTGTTTTTCATTTCAGAAACAAAAAAATCTGAAATCGTTTTAAATGTTCCAATTTCCGTCAATTTTGAACCGATAACCTTTAAAACAACATCAAAAACATCTTCTTGTTTCATGTTATTTGTATCAATTATGATGGTTCTGTCTGAATTGGAAAGATATTTCTTCGAAATTTCAATGTCTCCATAATATGAACAAAGTTTTGAGTGTTCTTCAAAAGACATATTATCATAAACATCTTTCGGGTCACCTTCAACCAAATCTCTTCCTGTTTTTCTTTCATACACAGTCTGAGCATTAATTGAAAGAATAATTCTATAATAATTAAAATTTTTATTCAGAAAATCATCAAGTGAAGAAATAGCGAGTCTGAAAAGGTTCTTATAATCACTTTCATCACACTTTTCAATCAACCCCTGATAAATGATACTCGACAAAAGACCCCGGTCTGTAACAATCGCCGTTTTATCCTCTAATTCAGATAAAAATTTATAGGTATCTGCCTGAACCGCCAACATGGTTCCAACGGAAGATAATGCGTTGAACCCTCTGTATGTCTTCAAAGCAGGTCTCAGAATTGTTCCCAAATAAGTTGTACCCGGAAGCTTCGCGAACTCAAAATGATATGAAATCTCATTATCTTCAACAAAATCTTTTAAATTTTGAAGAAGTGTCGTTTTCCCAGAATATTCGGGACCCTCTATTTCAAAAAGAAATTTTTTATCCATCAGTCAATAGAGTTTTCAGGTTTTTCCATCTGGTTCACCGCAATATCAAGAAGCTCTCTGAATTTAGTAAGAGTCAACTTAACATACATCGGATTCTGCAAAAGCGCGGCAATCGCTATACAAAGCTCTTCATGCGGCTCATATGCATCCTTACCGGTATCAGACTCATTGGAAAGATATACGTTACAACGCCCATCTTCCGTCAGAACGATAGCCGCATCAGATGCACTAAGTTTAATCTCAGTGTTCTTGTTCAATCCGGTTGGAAGCATCTTTTCCGGAATATTTCCAACCGAACTCTTTTTTCTGCGAGTGGTCTTTTTCGCAGTCTTTTCAGAATCATTACTTTTCATTGTCGTTTAAAATTGTAGAATTAACTTTCCTGATGAATTTTTGAAAAACCATTTTCCTTCTCCACACAGATTCTATGTGTGAAATACTCAGATTCCATAAGACCCTCTCTGTGAGAAATCACAAAAATCGACTGATTATCCTCAGTGGACTTTCGTTTAAGAATCTGAATAATGGAGTTCAGCGTCATTGTATCAATCGCGGAGTCCAAGATTTCATCGATTATGCAAATATTTGTTTTCAAAGATGAACATCCAAGAACATCTCTGAATGTAAACAAAATTGCCAAATCAAGTTTTCTCCTTTCACCCGCAGAAAATGAAGTATACTCACAAGGACCGGATGGAGTTATGAATTCATAATCAAATTTATTATCAAAATAAACAAGATAATCCGCTCCCATCTGTTTGAGATAAGAATGAATCGAAACGTTCAACATTTCAACAATCTTTCCGATAATGACCTGTTTCACGCCATTTTCTGAGAAAATTTCTTTAACAAGTCCATAATACTGACTGATGTTAGTAACTCGTTTAAGCTGATTTTCAACATCAATCTCCTTGTTGGAATAATCCTCAAACAGCCCAAGAAACGGATTCGTCTGTTTCTTGACGTTTTCAAGGTTCTCAGTGAGTCTTTCGACACTTTCCTCCAAGTATCTGACATTATTCTTTTGAACTTTTAACTCAGAGTTATAATTATTGATCTCAACTCGCGCATCAGACACTCTGTCAATATAATCAGTGATCTTTTTGAGTTTTTCAGACAAAGTGGATTCCGATTCATCAAAAGTCTTTAATTGTTCATTACATTCATCAATGCTTTTCTTTGCTTCGTCAAGCTTGAACAACTTTGACACCTTTGGACGGCAATGATCACACACCGTATCAATAAGCTCAGAATTCTTTGAAATAATCATTGAGTTTGTTCTGATCGTAGCCTCAGATTCATTGCGACTGCGCTGAATTCCTCTAATCTGTTTTTCAAGTTCTGATTTCTTACCAAGATATGTTGAATAGTTCTGAATAACCTCCAATTTTTTCTCATAATTTTTCGGCTGTTCAATAACCAATTCTTTTTGTTCATTCAACTTCGCAATTTCATTTTCAAGACGTCTTTTTGCTTCATCAATAGAAGACTGATGAGTCGCATCCCAACCCTTTGATTTATTTGAAATGTTCTGTTGATTGTCAAGGATTTCTTTCAACTTATCCGTAAGTTCCTTGATGCTTCGCTTCAACTCATTGAATTTCGTATTCGCGAGAGCATATGCATTCCCGATAGGATCCAATGAAAAGATTCCCTGCAAATATTCATTCTTAATCTTCTTCGGCATTTCAAAGAAGTTCATGATATTCGAAGAAGAAATAATAATGGAATTTTTGAACACTTCAAACCCACATTCCAAAATTTCATCCTCGATATAATCAAGTGTTTCAGCCTTGGATGACTTCGTAATTTCTTCACCGTTCTTAAAAAGAAAATAATTCAAAGAACAGGAAGTTTTCTTCTTATTCGGTTTAAGTTCAACAAAAATTCTGTAATTATCCACAGAATTCTTAGTGAGTTCCAACTCAACATACCCTCCCTCGGAAGCCGATGCCTGTCTATTATAAAGATACGCATTGCTCGTATTATTGACGGTCTTCCCGAACAATGCAATAAGAAGGCATGAAATCATAATGGCGGATTTTCCACTACCATTAGTGGTTCCCGGATTATCCTTATTGACTCCATACACATAAGTCAGACCACACCCCTTTCGATAATCCAACTCAATATCTCCTCCAATGGAGATGACGTTCTTAGCCTTTAATGTCGTAAAAACAATATTATTCATTAAAAAATCTCCTCTTCACTGTTGCTGAATGCGGCTTCATCCTGAGCCTTGCCATAAATTGACAGAGCAAGGTTAGCCAACTTTTCTCTATCAACCCCTTCCGGAAATTCAATAGAATCACTCATAACAAATTCTTTAATATAATCTTCATTTGTTTTGATTGTAACTTCGTCCGTTCTGTTGATAACCGAATTAATCTTTTCAGAATAGTAATATTCGGCTTCAACCGTCAATGCACCAATTGTCGTAAGTTTAGCAAGAAGTTTTTGAACAGTCTCAAACTTATACTGACAATCAACTACAACTTTTACAAAATTACCTTCAACCTGTTCTTGTGGCGGAAGCTTTTTATCTTCCATAATCTTTGAAAACAGAAATTTCTTAAACTTCGGACTTTCTCTATTTTCAATGAACTTATAAGACATGTCATTCTCGTTGAGAATATAAACACCTCTATCATCACCACAATCACCCCAATTTTGCTGAGAAGGTGATCCGACAAAAATCACTTTACCATTTTTCGTCTCATACTCGGACTTCATGTGAAAGTGTCCGGAAAAAACTAACGGAGCTGAATTCGTCAAGAAATCAAGATCATCTCGAAAACCCTCAGTAATCCTATTGAGCAGTTTCACCCCATTAGGCTCAAAATGTCCAAATGCGGCATCAGCTCCATCACCAAGATTCGTGTATTCATCTTGTTGAAATCCCCATGGAGCAAGTATGAATTCTCTTGCTCCAACCGAAACCTTTGTAATTTTATCTACAACCTGCAAATTTTTAATCTGCTCAAACATTTGCAGACTATTGACATCCGTTGAATTCTTATAATAAGAATCATGGTTTCCAACTATCATGTAAAACTTGTCAACTTTTGATGCAAGGTGAGCAAGTGCTTCATATGACTTATGAAGGGTGTTTACTGATACAGAAGTTCTCTGGTGAAACCAATCCCCAAGAAAGATAATAGTTTTAACCTTATTATCTTCAATTTGCTTTTCGATCCACTTCACGTTCTTTAACGCGATGTCGAGAAAAAGCTCACTATTAAGCTTCAAGCCAAAATGGATGTCTGTGAATAGCAGTATCATTTCAAATAAAATGCTACAATTTTCAATAAATAGCAAGCAAAAAAGTTAGCGGCAGGAAATGGCTCTTCAATATACATTCGACCAAATCAGATTAGAGAAAAACGAGAACGTCAACAACGCCGTCCTCAATCGTCCATTGGCTCGAATATACACGATGTTGCAAGAGCTTTCCCTGACGATTAACCTTCCCAACTCCGATAGTACCGAAATCACCTATCTCGCGGACATTTACGTAGAAAAGGATGGAAGACATTACCGCGAATGGCACACTATCGGAAAAATTGCCGAAATCCTACCGAAACCTGCGTTAACTGATCTCACGGACGTATCGAAAGCTTTACCGATTACCGGCCAGACTATTGTCTGGAATCAGGCTAATAATAAATGGGAATTTAAGAAACTTCCAACAAAAATCAACGATTTACAGAACTTCTCTCTCGTAGATGACAACCCTGTTGATAAATCTGTAATTACTTGGAACTCTTCTTTAAATTCTTGGGTTGCACAAACGGTTACAAAATACATTGGGGTCGGGTATATCTACCACCAAATTTGTTCCCGTCCGACCGTTGTGAAATTACCATCTTCAACAGCGGCTCTTTCAGGAGGAGAACAGGTCGTTATCACAAAGCTTAAACCCGAAGACGCTTCTACTGATGAACTGTTTCCGATTCTCGTTACTACACAAGATGACTCAGCTTCAATAGTTGGAAGAAGAAGCATTCTCTCAAACAATGAAATGGAAGATTTCGCTTCCATTCACCTTCGCGCCGTGATGGGTCCTGACGGGAAATATATGTGGGTCCCTGTTGCCGCAACCGGAACGTGGAAACCCACAAATCTGTCAGATCTTACGTATGAACATACGGCAAATGCTCCTATTGACAGACCACCGGCTCTGACTGAGAACCAAATAAAGCTCCAACCATATAACATCGATATTGCTTTCAATGTTGATGGTGAAGACATTTCAAGAACTTTTGAAATTGTCCTCGAAAGAGTAACTTCTTCAAGTGATTGGACTTTGGTTTATCCGACATCTGACTATGTTTATTACTCCCCAACAACAAAAATAATTTCAATTAATCATAATATTCTTGATGGAAATCGTCTTGTCAGAACAACGGTTTATTATGAAAACGAAAATAGACTTTCGGAAATCAGACCAAACGAAGTCTATTTCGAAATGGGTCAATCAAGCAAATATGCAACAGTGAACATCGATGTTCACGAGTGGCTCGATTTAGCCACCGAAAACAAAATAGCTTTTAAAGCTTTAATCAGCATTTAATTATTGTCATTTTCCATCACCACGAAGAATTCTCGTGGAATGTTGACTCATAAACCCACAATTATCACACACCATAACCACCGATGGAATCATCATGCGCGGAGGCTTCGCTAATTTAGGAGACTTTGGAATGTGTTCATCTTCAAAGATCGCGGTATAATCATATCCGGATTTTATAAAAATAAATTTTGTTTCCCCACAAATCGGACATACAAGCTTACCCACCTTGTTCTTGATTCTTTCACGAATCAATTCAATATATTTTTCAGACGGCTGTTCTTCGTTTTCCATTGTTGTCAAATTTTGAAATACCTGTATAAAATGTCGTTGTTATAGACATCTTTCGAAAGTTCCATTTTTCTTCGAAGTCTTTTTATAGTATGGGATTCATCAACTGTCAATAAAATTTGAGCATTGATATAAGGATTCAAAAAGTCCGAAATCTTCTCGGAGATTTCATATCCCATTCTCGAAAAGAATCTCTTAATCATTGCTGAAACGTGTATCGGATCATTATAAAACCGAGACCTATTATAATAAATGTCCCTGTAATAGGATACTGTGTCGATAGTAACCCCGTAATTATTATAAAACAAAATAAATGAGTAAAACTCAATCATGGGATAAATTCCACATGATGAAAAATCAAAGTCTTTGAACAATTTAGACGGACACATCACAACCTGTTCTCGAACATATGCATAAAAAGGAGTCTCGGCTCTCACATCTTTCGGGTGAGGATACCTGAATACCTCATTATCTTTATCCGAACCGGTCATAGAGGTTAATCCAAACACAATCTGTAAATCAGAAGACAGTCCGAATGTAATCATGTTATCGAAACAATAATCCACCAAAACCATATTCTCATCTACAATTACTACTTTTTCAGTAGTAATTTTTTCTTTCACATAATCATAAATTTTTGAAGGATTATTATCAGTAAAAAGATGACATACATCATAGAGTTTCACTCTGTCGGACTCAAACTTATCGAAAAACCGATCTATCTGCTTGTTCCTGACTCCTGCAAAAATATGAAGAGTGAATTTATTATAACGTTGATTTAATATCGAATCGATCGTTTGTTTATAATAACCAACATTATCCGGATTAGTGAGAACAAGAACCACATCAATGTTTTCACTAATTGATGGAAAATCATCAGAATGTTCTGCCGCATAACGATACATGTGTCCTTTGTTATAAGCCGTCAAAAAATGAACACATGCATCAGAAAAGTTTATTTTTTCATATTTCTCAGGAGGATCCCAACTCAATTGTCTGTTCCACTTGGAATCAAGATTTGTAATTTTTTCAGAATATAATGCGTTTATTGTAGTTTGATCGTGAAGCCACGTTCCCTCTTTGCCGAGATATGTTTCTTCACAATTTGCGATATAATCAATACATTTCTTTGTGAATCCATCTTTTCTGAGATTTTCAAGATTCATCAGAAGAACTCCCGCATTATAATAAACGGGTTTCTCGATTCCATCCAATAACCACCCCGGATTAGCATCCTTGACCGCTCCAATAAATGGAACATAAGTTTTACACAACTCTTCCAAATTCGTGTTAACAAGTATGTCCCCATCGATGTAAAGACACATCTCATCATTGAATAGAATCTCCGGAATGAACAATCTCGCATAGGTAAACATCGTGATTCGGTCATAATCACGAATATACTGCGATTTCAACTTCTCTTCATCGATTATGTGTTGCTTAAAAGAAGAGAGTTCCGGAATATGTTCCGGAACTATCAACTCGACCCGAGCATTCGGGTTATATTTCAATAATGAATCGATAGAAATTTTCGTAATCTTTACGAAATTCTTATCGAGACAATAAACGATTGGAATCATTCTATTTTATTTTGAGGATTAATCACCTGTATCATCCTCCGGATCGCTGTTTCGTCCTGTGATTTCTTGATAAAGTTCCTTATCGAGGGAACCATCCGTAACAAAATCTTCAAGCTCTTTTCTCGTAACGATACCTTCGGACATGCAGAAATCCTCATAAACCTGTTCTCTCAGCTTTTTAAGGCTTTCCGCATTTTTCTTGTGCTTCTTAATTGACGCAATAAAAGCACAATAACAAATACAAGTCAAGTATGAAAATGGGTTACAGTTTGGGAGACTTAAATTAATCTTTCCAATATTCTGAACCATCTTATAAATCGCATCAGAAATGAATTCAGATTTAAAATAATAATTTGAATAACAAGGTTTCGTCGCATATCGATATGCAATTTTCACGAGCATTTCTCCAAGCTTTCTGCTGATGATTCTATTTTCAGGTTCATCAGATGATGCAAAATACTTTTCGAGCTCCTCACGAAGTTCCTTTTGTCCAACATAATAAGGATTTTCCTTACCCCGTTTTTGAAATTGAGGGTTGTCATCATCGTTCTTAGGCGTAATCGGACGAAGTTTTACATTATCTTCTTTTTCCGGATCGTCCGTACCATAAGACTGATTATACCTTACTCCTCTTCTTTGTTGAACATTGTTCGGTATGTCTTTCTTTGATTCATCAGATTGTTCTGAGCGACTCATTTAATAAAAATCTACAAAATGCTGTAATACAAATTGTAGATTTTTTAAATAATTAATTGTCGTCTTCCCCAATTTCCCGTTTTAGATCCGAAATTAGTTTATCGTAGTCCTTTTGCTCATGTTTTCTTATTGAATTAGCCAAATAAAGGACTATTAAAGAAGGGATATAAATGAAAAATAAAATTGAAAGAGTGTCTCTCCCTGTGAAACAATCGTCATAATAATATTGAAATATCATCGCGAAAAACGATGCACTGACAAAAAATTTTGCAACAAGCGCGACAAGAACTGCCGCCAAATATGATAAAAATATTTTTAGTCTCACAAGTTTTCTTTACTCTTTTCTTTTATTTTTATTAGACTTTTTCGAAGTATCAGATGAGCTTGGCTTAATATACTTGATATACCCATTTCTCGAATAAGGAACGTTTTTATACGCGAATTGATAAATGTCTTTCTCAGATATTCCCGCTTTTTGCATAGATTGAATAACCTGTGCGAGAGGCAACAAATCCAGTCTCATGGACAGATATCTGACCAACATATATGATGTAAAAACCTTATCGAAATCCGGGTTTTCTACAATATTCGGGTCATTTTTCTGAATAACATTTCTGAGCACTTCGAAAAAATCCATCGCCGTAAATAGTAAATTGTCGAGACGATACCATCTATCACCTGTCTCGTCAAGAAAATTCAAATGGCATATTACCGTTCATATAACAAGGAAACAAAACTCGCAATCGCTTCCGTGATTTCGGTGTTCAACAATATTAGAATTTCTCGGTTCAAAAAGGACGGTAGTGAGTCAAAAGTCATCTCAGTTCCATGCAAATACTCACAGGAATCACAGATAATAAAGAGTATTCGAGATAAAAATAAAGTTCAGTCTCTTCCGCTCATAACAGTTCAAAGAACTTCAATGGAAAGAGATATCGATCGCGTAGTCGACATGAACAAACCTTTCCTTTTTCAAGGAAAATTATTTTCTGAATCCCAAATCAACAACAAGTCCATCAACGAACAGCAAAAAGAGATGCGGAGACTATCGTATGACTTCCGCAGAAATCCTCCTCAACCTATGAACATAGGTTTCAAAGTATCTTTCTTTGCTCAATATGAAGAAGATTTGTGGCAGATGGAAAACAATGTTCTTCCTTTCATATCACCATTCGTTTGTGTCTCTTCGTACCACCCATATGACAGAAGTCAGATTATCCGTTCAAGGATCACATGTGATGGAAACGTTGAAGAAGAGGTATTGGAAGAGCATGAACTCGAAAAAATGTCTTTGTATAAATTTTCATTAAATGTCGTTTATCATGGACATTTTTGGTTCGGAAACGACTCGGAAAAATTTTCATGGGATACCCCACAGAGTATCGATCGAGTTCAAGCCGGAACAGATGGACCTGTCGGGAATACTAATGAAGGAGACAACCCGAGCGGAAGTCAATATGTCGATCCCGCAACAGGAGACATCTATAATGGAATTGATACCGGAAAAAATGTAAACCTTGGAGACGAGCCCGGAGAAAATGAATTTGTTGATCCGGAAACAGGAACAATTTACAGAAAAGATTATCATCTTGTTGGAGGAAACTTACAAGACGGGTTTTACATTACCGCTCCAAATCAAACCTGTCTGAGAGTGGATGAACTCATAAAGAATGCAAATACTCATGAAGATTTGCCATATCACGAAAACATTTCCGTTGACAAAAAACTTGCAGAAGAGAATACACTCATAGACAATAATCTCGGTTTCGATAATGTCAAGTAATTGCAATCTTTATGACATCCTTGAATACATTCTTTATTTGAAAAAGAGTGAAATCAGGGAATTGTCTTTCATAAAAACAGAATCTGCTCTCAAAACATTTCTCACAAAAAAGAAATACGACCAAATTAATAGGGATTTTTGTGGATTCAAAGCTTTAATTCCTGCATTGGAAAAGCTCGAAGATTATATTAACAAAGAAGTTGATGACGAAACTAATATAGAAGAGATTCATAGAAACACTAATGGAACACAAATCAAAAAACTTATGAATGTTCCAAATTATGACCAGACTATGAAAAACTTCTATAATTCCAAGTTTTTTATTAGATTCAAAGCGGGAAAAGATAAAATGATATCCATAAGACTCAATGAAAATTGGATGTCCCCAAATCTTGATGTTCCGTTAATTCCCGGATCATTACTGAATGCTGTTCCATTTTTGGAATTATCAGAATCTTATAACGACACTCTGAAAGAAAAAATTAAAAAATTGCTCGAAAATGGAGAACGAATAACCGAAGCCGTAATTTCCGAGAAAATGGACGAAGTTGATATGAGCGACTTCTCATGGAATCCGACAACAGAGCAAGCATATTCAGTTTTCCGTTCATATTATCATTTTGATCCGACAAATTCCAATAACAATGGACTTCATGTCCTGATTCTCGAAGCTGATGAGAATAACTTCGGTGGTTCACCAGTTCCTGTTCACCCAGTTAAGAATATTGAAAATGACTTGTTCAAACTCGGTATAAAAAAGGATGAAAAACATCCAAATATAAGAATAAAAGTCAATAAATTTGATGGAAAAAGTTTTGATTGCGACCTTTTTGTTAAACAACAAAAACTATTTTCATTTTTCCTATTCCTAAGACCAACACCACACATTCAATCTCATAAATAGGACAAACCGTCAAGTTGTTTGATTCATTTTGAATTTCACGAATAATGCTTTCCAATATCGCTAACTTAAATTTGGATGAACCTTCCGGGGGAAAAGTCGCTATTGCGGTGCTTTCAGAATCCATGAAGCAACATGACTTTCGTCTTATGAAACTCGAAAACAAATTTGATAAACTTCAAGAAACGCTCGAACATCGCTTCGACAAGTTCGAAGAGAGTGCGGAAGCGAGAAGAAAGGAAATGATCGAGTTTCAAGCTAAGTTGGCGAAAGATATCAGAGATGCATTGGAACTGACGAGAAGAAACGCGGAAGATATTGACAGAGTTGATAAAAGAACGGAAACTGATATTAAATCTCTGTCAGATAAAACAGAAAAAGAAATAAATGAAATCAAAGACGAAGTAAAGGGAATATCGTCAATGAAGTTAAGGATTCTCGGAGCTATTGGATTACTGACATTCCTTCTTGCGTTATTCGGGAAAGACCTCATAAAGTTTCTTTCCGGAAACATGAACTAAATTTTGAAAACGATCTTCAATGAAACGGCTCGATCATTACTGATCGAGCCGTTTTTATTGCATTGATATGTGATTAGGCGAAAATTACTTTTTCTTACCGACTTTCGGTGGACGTCCACCCTTATTTTTCTTAATGTCGGCAACCGCTTCCACCGGAATATCCTCATTTGGATTATAACTCGCAACAAGGTTCTCGAGTTCAGCCAAATCAGATTCAGAAAGGTGTTCACCACCCTTATCGAAACTGACAGGTCCGGAAACATCCGGCTTCCGAACAGGTTCTGCGATACGAACCGGAGCAATTGGAATTTCTTTTCTAACAGGTTCTTGTTCCATTTCAATATCAGGTCCCGGCATTCCCCCAATAATAGACGACGCCGCTGACGCAATATCATTCTTGGAAAAGTTTCCATCAGTAAATGCGGTTGGCTGAGTTGAGTTCAAAACGCCATCCTCAAATCGTTCACCCGTTTCGTTAAAATTTCTCGCCGTCGAAAAAAGATCAGACTGTGTTGCATTTAATCTATCAGTAGATCCAAATCCACCTTCACCACGGTCAGTAACAACACCATCATAAAGCTCCTCAATTGTATCAACTTGACACAGATCGGTCTTATTTGTGTCAATAATAATCATTTGAGCAATAGCTTTACCCATAGCAGGTTCAAAAATCGCGACATTCTGACCCACATTTGCGAATGAAATAAGAATTTCACCCTGATAATCTTCGTCAATAAGACACGCAAGAAGTGTAAGACCCAACTTTGTAGAGACTCCGGACTTATTAAGAAGAAGACCACATTTACCTTTCGGGAACTTCACTTTGATGCCGGATGGTACAATGAAACGACGTCCGGGTTGAACCTCGATTCTGTCAATGATTCCGGTTTCCTTATCATATCTTACATTAATGTCTCCCTTAGAAGCGATCGGCTGAAGATTTGCCATTTCGTTATAAGGAATGTCATAGGGCATGTATAGGTCAATGCCCGCCGACAAAGAACTCCCTCTCGTGGGAGAATTAACGTTTCGAGTTTTATAGAATTTCAGCATTTCGCTCATTTTGTTTTTTCTTTTTCTTGCTTTGTTAAATTTTAGATTTTTTATTTTGGTGTTTTTTGAAAAATTAATTGGAAGCCCTTGGAGTGTACTCAAACATCCTGACTTCCGTCCAAATATAGAACTTATAGTTTCTTGTTTTTGCGAATTCATAGGCGGCATTCCATTTTGCGACATTGATTGCATACCTTTTACAAGCAGTAACATAAGTTTTCATATGCATACCTTTACCCTTAACAGGTGGAATCGTCTGAACATCGGGTTTTACCTCGACAAGAAAAATCTGAGGAGAATTTGTCTTTTTATCAACCGCTTCGAAAGTCAAATCCATGAAATATGAATGACGCCTACCATCAATAGGAGATTTATATGGAATAACTGTTTCTTCCGAACTCCACCAAATCACGCCCGGATTATTTTCGAGAAGATAAAAACACTGTCTTTCATAAGAACTCCTATAAACGGGCTGTTGTTTTCCACGATATTTCTTCTCTCCATTAACATTCAATGCCGCAGGAGTATAAATCCCCTGCAAAGTTCCATAAACATTATATTTGCTTCTTTTTGGCATTAAATGAACTCCCTCAACTTTTTAAGAGCGTCGTCTCTTACGGAATACATTGTTGTAATTTTTATGGAATTTTTCTTAGCTACTTCTCTATCTTTCAACCCATCAACATAAAGTCCTTCCATGACGCTCCTTTCCAAATCATTTAGACAACTAAAATTATTATAAATTTTTTCCAATAAGTCACTTGTCTCAACATCCTCTTGGACATTGTTGACAGATCCATCAACAACATCAAATTCCGAAATCAAATCCCCATATTCTTGTTTCTCAGCACAAACATCGTTCTTTGAATTCATCAAAGAATCATGTATTGACTTTTCACCAAGATTTCTTTCATAGAACATTTGTCGTCGAAAAGCGACTTCACCCCATTTAAAATGTTCCATGTAATCATCTTCATTTGGTTCGCGTCCATATTTCAAAGAAAATTCTGCCTTAAACTTTCGAATATTAATGATTCGCTTCCATGCCATTGAATTCATGGATACGACAGAACGCATTTTATACTTGTATTCCCATAAGTATAAACTCACCCAAGGTCTTGCATAAGTGTTAAATTTGTGTCCGGATTTTCTGTCAAATCTTTCAGCCGCATTATACAAAGCCGCAACAATCTCCGAGACATATTCTGAAAATGGCATTATTTTCAAATAATTTCTAAAAATAGAAATCATAAAACGAATGTTATGAGTAACCAATTCATCATTCGTTGCTACCGCTTCTTCTTCATACGAAAGAGGTTCACACTTATCAAGAATATATTTTTTGACATTACCCGCCGTATCGGTTTTTGCCCTAAAATTCGTCATTCTCTCACCACGCTAAAAAAGTGCTAAACGAAAGTCAAGCACTTTTTAAAATGAATTTTAAATTTTTTATTTTATTTTTTAATTAAGAAACCATTATTTCTTCGAGAGAAGCAGTGGTTTTTGCAATAATAAAATTAGCTAAAATGAATTCCACCGTTCTTACCGGCTGAACCATTATAGTAACCCTAAGTTCATTGTTATCAATAACAGACTCAGGATTATTTTCCTCGTTGCAGACCAATCGATAATTATAAAGTCCACCGGAAGATTTTATTCTTGAAAATTCCGAATCCAGTGCATTCAATAGTGAATCTCTCGTTGTCTGATTATTTTCAGTATATCTGTATCTTACTGACACATTTTGAACAAATCGTTCCAACCAAATCATAAGACGTCGGACATTGATTCTGTTCAAAGCAGACTTTTCACTACAACCTGTTTTCTGCCCTTCAATCGTCACCTTTCCATCTGGCCAAGAAATACCATAGTTAAGATTCGCGAGATAGAGTCTATCTCTCAAATCGTAATCAGGATTAAATGCGGGTCGGTATGTTTCAGTAACAACCCCATATTTGTGTCCGGCAGGAGCATTCCATACATTGTTTACAATATCGGAATATGTGATGTTTTTAGCCAACATCACTGAACTGGGGAGCCAAATTTTTCGAGTCGTAAATTCGTCGTAACATTCATACCATTGAACATTAGTCTCCACATAAGTGTCATCTCTTATCATCAAAGAGTTGACCTTTGCGTTGGTAAATACTACATCCATCGGACTCTGCATCAGATCATCAACTCTTGACATATCCCCATTAAGAACAAGCTTTCGAGGTCCGTCAGCATGGAACATCGACAGTTTGTGTCCCTTTTTACAGTGATTGGAAAAAATTTTAACATATCTTTTCCACTCACCGGAAAGAATGAAATTTGCTCCCGAAATTTCACCCATTGAAGCAATACTTGGAAGATAATAATAATCTCCATTCGTATAAGGCTTCATATAAGTGAGAACGGACGTTAAACCAAAATCATAAACGTCTCGATAAGTGTAAGAAATATTATTTCTTACTTTCGAAAGAATTTCTGAAAGAATTTTTTGATATTCAACTCCCGCGTGATCCTTGCTTTTAATTATTTTTTCAAGATTAAACTTTTCATCACTGTTCGGTCTGATTTTTGAATCAGCAACTATTGAAAACCTATATGGTTCAAGCCCTTCCACAAGAATTGAATCAGTTTCATAATTATAATTCTTGTAATTTTTCTTTCCGAAGAAAGTAATATATCTGGAAGCGTTGTTTATAATGTCTCCAATATAATTAGACTCTCCTGTAATCGGGTCAAAATCTTCCTTGAATATAGATCCACAGAAAGACTCCAATGTTTTTGTAGTGTATTTCCCACTTTCAAGGTTTGAATTTGTTATCAATGACACTACCACAAGAATATTATTGGCGCGCTTTCGATCTATGAAATAATGATAACCGGAATCTTTATCATATTCAGATGGGATCACAATTTTCCAACGATTCGGGTAATTTATATCATATGAAACTACTCTTGAAATCTTATAAGAAGCAGTAATCAGTTCATCTTCCGGATTCTTGAATACTATTCTATATTCAACCTGTCTTTTGTAGAAATCTTTATCAGAATATTCTTCCGGATCAGGAACCTTAATGACCTCGATATAGGCGTTTTCAAGGTTCATCATTTCCGGATATTTGTCCGGATTTTCAGACCTGTCATTAGAGATATTCGTTCCGGAAGCGTTGACTAAATCATAGGAAATTTTAGCATCAGTTCCAAAAGATTCCATTGAGTCTTTGAGATACATCACAGAACCCTGTGATAATTCCGGCTCAAGATCCGTATAAAATTCGATTACTCGTTTCGGAATTCCAACAATCGTTTTTTCAAGATCCTTTTCATAAGTTGGAATTTGGGAAAAATAATTTACATTTTCATCATGGAATGAATCCATGACAGTGAGACTGTTTCCGTTTTCATCAATGTCTCCGTTAGTCTGCCACAGAATCTGCGGTCTGCTGTATTTCAGACCATCCAAATCAGTATTATAAATTTCTGAGGTTCCATTAAGGTCTAATGGAAAATAATTGATTTTATCTGAACTATTCTCAATTGTCGTAAGACCTTGATTTCTCACCGCGTTCCCGACGCCATAAACGGAAACAATAATCTCCTGATTATCCGAATTCAAATAATGGTGAAATTTATTTGAAATAATGAAATCACAATCTTCAAATTGTCCACTCCGATACAGAACATAATCGTTCTGATTTACCAAATCCGGTGTTTGTGTAATAGTTTTGAAAAATACGGAATCCTCATAAGCGTTTCTGATATCCTGATATTTTGAAGTAGAATCATACGCCACTCCAAATTTGTATTTCAGGACTTTATAATAAACATCATACGATGATTTCGTTACGGGATCAATATCATGAATTCGTGAAATAGTGTTGTCATAAGGAAGTCTTAAAATGGTAACAGCACGACCTCTGTTAAGTACATTTGAAACTCCCCTATAAACATAATATTCCTGTTCATTTTCGGGTGCACCGAAATAAAAAGCCATTTCAGAGACATTGCTGACTCTTACAGGAACCCCAATTGGACCCTTTGAAAAAAATCCGACAGCAAGAGCTTCTGACTTTTGAACATAAAAACTCGGCAGAGTGGACTCTGTTTCATAAAATTCATACCCCGGATGTTGAATAGTTCTACTTCTTGCCATGTCGCTTTGTGAGTCTTATTTATCAAAATTTTAGAGTGGTGTGTTTCAACAAAAAAGCCGAGAAATAATCTCGGCTATTTTAAAAAATAAAAAAGATTTTACTTTTTCTTTACCTTGCTCGGTGAAAGAACCTTTACGAGAACAAGCGCGTCAACAATCGGAACATTGAACCCAATTTCTTTATAATTGATCGAACTGCAATATTTGTAAGCATCCTCAAACTTGTTCTTCATAGAAGCTTCCATGAACTTTTCAACACTTTCAAACTCAGCAAAATAATGTTCAGTCGTTCCTTCGACATACATGTGAACTCTGATTGCACCAACAGCTCTTCCGACTACAATAGCTGAAAGAGAAGCCCACTGATTACTGAAATCCTCGACATAACCCTGCAACTTCTTGGTAAATCCAGAAGACAGACTCTTTCCCTTCAAAATCCAATCATGTTCCTTAGTTACATCCTCAGCATTTCCTTTGCCGAGAATTTCATTGATAAGACTATTGGCATACGCTCTATAAGAAGTGCTACTTGCATAATAAATCAAAGGAACCTTCTTTAAGTCATCAATTTTGTTTACAAGTTTGACACTCTTTCCACCAAGAACCTCAAAATCCATAGGGAATTTTGAAGGTGCCGTCATTTGAGAAACTTTATTCGAAACCTTGTCAACCATTCCCTTCACAGCATCAAAAATGCCTTCATTGAGCGGTTGCGAACCGGAAAGCGAAAAGGATTCATTGATTGTTGAAAATGTACGCTTAAATTTAATATTGGATGCTTCGCTGATTTTCATTGCATTAGACCGTCTTACTATTTAATCCTTTTCACTGAAACATTTGGTTAAAAAATAACTCCGAACCCAAAAGATTCGGAGTTATTTGATTTAATTAAACTTCTCAGATTAAAACACCGGAGAAATTTCTTCGAGGTTTGCACCAGTCTTCGTGATAATGAAATTACCAAGAATGAACTCAATCGTCTTCGTGGGCTGAACCATGATCGTAAGGCGAAGTTCGTTGCGATCAATAACCTCAGCAGAATTGTTCGTCGTATCACAAACGATTCGGTAATTGTAGAGACCACCAAGAGTCAAGACTCTCTTATATTCGCCTTCGAGTGCAGAAACGAGCTGAGAACGAACCGATTCCGTGTTCGGCTCATAAATGAACGAACACGCGACCGTCTGAGTGTATCTTTCGAGGTAGATCATCAAACGACGAACGTTGATTCTGTTTAGCGCAGAATTTTCGGAATAGCCGGTTTTCTGACCTTCTGTCGTGAGAACTCCATCAGGCCAAAGCGTTGCGTAGTTCAGACAGTTGAGATAGAGACGATCCATCGTGTCGTATTCAGGATTAAACGCAGGGCGTTTAACGCCATTGATTACACCATAACGGTGTCCGGCAGGAGCGTCCCAAACATTGCTGTGGATGTCGTTCCACGTAATATCATAAGCAAGCTTCGTGGAATGCGGGAACCAAACCATTGACTTGTTGATGGTATCGAGAGCTTCATACCACTGCGTGTTCGTTTCAACATAGGTGTTATCCTTGATTGAAACAACCTGCGTTTTCTTCGCCGTGAAGATGACATCGAGCTGATCCTGATGAAGATCCCCATCACGAGACAGATTACCATTCAGAACAAGCTTGCGAGGACCATCAGCGTGGAACATAGAAAGCTTGTGGTTATACTGACAATGGCGAGCAAAAGCCAGAAGAACTCGCTTCCAAGTAGCCGCATTAAGGAAGCTCGCGGAGGAAGTTTCAGCAGGATTCGTCTTTTCCGGCTTGTAAATGACGTCACCCGGATTTTCAGCTCTGCCGTCATCAACATCATTGGCGTCAGCAGATGTCATATAAGCGACAATCGAAGAAAGACCGCAATCATACACATCTCTGTAAAGATACATGATGTTGTTGCGAACCTTTTTCAAAGCGGGAGCAATGACGGAATCAACATAATCAAACTGACCCGCACCAGAGACCTTCACGAAAACCTTTTTGAGCGAGGTCTTGTAAATTTCTCTCTGCTTGAACAGATTTGAGCGTTCAACACCAAGTTCTTCAAGTTCCTTTCTATACTGAGCTTCCGCATCAGCATCACCCGCGTAAACGGCGGCATCGAGGAGTTCATTGACCGAAGCGATATTAGCGTCAACCTCCTCAACCTTCGACTTATAATCCGCGAGGAATTCCGCACCCATGGAGTTGTAAGCCGCACCATCAGCCCAAGAAAGTCTGACCGGATCAAGATTCTGAATAAGGATTACATCTTCTTCCTTATCATAGTTCTTATACTTCTGTTTGCCATAGAACGAAATAAAGTTCGAATTTTCATTGATATCATCACCAATGTAGTTCGACTCGTTTGAAATAGGATCGAGTGAGCCCTTAAAGATTGAACCCGAGAACGTTTCAAGAATTTCAATATTGAACTTTCCACTTTCAACCGATGACGGCTTAATGCGAGAAACGATTACAGTAATGAAATCGTCCTTCTTGGGATCAATAAACTGACGCTCAGAACCATTATCCGTATCGAAATACGTCTGAATGGTCGGGAACCACTGTAAAAGACCATCCTCGAACGAGTCCGCAACCGAGAGCAGTCTTCCATCAGCTGTAATCTGACCGTTGTTCTGCCATTTCAGGCGTTCACGCGAAAACAGAAGACCTTGGTTGTTGTCGGGGTTGAGAATGGACGTATCGCCATTTTCAAGACGCTTATAAACATTGAGAGAAGTCTTAGAATAAGGAATCTTGTTTCCAAGCTCATCAAGGACGAAATCCTTGAACTTTCCATTTTCATCAACTTCGCACTCAAAAAGTCCATCAGCGTTATCGACTTCAACATCAAGCCCCTGCTCACGAATTACGTTCGCCGCACCGATTACAGAAACAAAAATCTCATTTCCTCTTTCGGTCAGGTAATCGTTATATCGATTCGTAATGATGAAATCCTTGAGAGAGTTTCCACCAACGATGTCCGTGAGTTCATCCTCCGTAACAACCGTGGACTCAAATGAAATGTTCTTGAACTTCGTTCCACCCTTATAAGCAGAAGACAAGTCAGAAAAATCACCAATTTTTGAAACTTTCTTGTTTTCATCAGCGAAAGCCTTTTCCTTGATTTCAACATCAACCAAGGTACCGACCATTGCACGATACTTTACCGCAGTTCCTTCGGCACTGACACTGGACGTGGTATTGTCATAAGGAAGTCTTACGGCTGTTACCGTCCCACCCGCATCAATAACTGAACTGATGCCTTGGTAGAAGTAAATTTCAGCTTCGCTTTCAGGAGTGCCGAAATACTTCGTGTAGTCGTTCAAGTTAGAAAGCTGAACAGGCTGATTAATTGGACCTCTCGCGAAATACCCGACAATCAATGCGTCCGTGTTCTGAACGTATTCCTTGTAGATCGACATGTCCGTCTCAAAGAATTCGAACCCCGGATGTTGAATTGTTCTTTTCTTAATTACGCTTGCCATTTAAAAATTCGAATTTTAAAGCTTGTGCATATTTATGGATTTTTTAATGAACTTGCCAAGAAAATAAGCGAGAGTTTTTGGAAGAATCTCAATTTTATTTTATGGATATAAAAATAGTTTACTAAAAATCGAAAAATTTTTTCAAAAAAGTGCTTAGTCACGATTTTTTTGAGCTATTTTTTTAATTAGTTTCCAATTGATAAAAAATTTCTGGCCCTTAATAGATTTAGTAACTAAATCATTAAATAGTTTAAATTCTTAAGATTTTTTCTTAAGCAAAAATAAATTATAATAATTTTGCCAAAATTATAATTATCAGAAAACTAAAGTAATTTTAAAATTTTAGCCGAAAATTATAATAATTTTGTCAAAATTACAATTATCAGAAAACTAAAGTAATTTTAATTTTCAAAATTTAAAGTAATTTTCTATTTTCTTTTAAAATTTGAAACTTTAAAAACCTTAAAACCGAAATAAAGCCTTTCAAAAGCCTCTTAAATCGATTTTAACCCAAAATACGATATTCTTATTGGATTTTTTATTCCGATTGAAATTTGGACTGGTTTTGTGCGATTATCGGGCTTTTTAAAAGGCGGTAATCCAATCTGATTAATGGTTTATTGGAAAACTCTGAAAAAGCTGATAAATAAGAGCCAATGAAATTATCGGAGTGTCAGAAGTTCCTGAAATTTAAAAAAGAACAAACTTCACTCAACCAAAATCTTATTGCAGGTGGAGTTGTTGGAATGTGTTCTGTTCCGATGATGACCGGAGATACGCCTTTACAGGCAACTTATACATTTCAGAAACCTGATGGAAGTTTTGACCTGTCATCTTCTGATATTCCCGATATAATGAAAGCTGTTCCGATTCCGGCTTCAAGAAAAGTCGCGAAAGATAGGATCATAAAATTTAAAAGACCAACAATTTAAAAAAGTGGCTCGAAAAACCATAAGAAAATCCAACGCGGCGGCTTCCTCGTTCTCATTCATGAACCGGGAGAACATCGCGGCTTATGTAAAAGTCCATGAAGCTCAGTTTCAGGAATACACTCAGCTTTATGGTATAGTTGTAGACTATTTTTCAAGAAATCTTGATTATTACGACAGAAACGGAAATATCAGGAATCTGATGAGAGACGGGAAGTATAATCCCGACATCAAAGATTTTACATATTTTACGGGTCCTGAAAGACATCCTTTCGGAATAATGATGCCTATCAGATTCGTGGTGGATTATGGAACGGATAATTTCATGTTCGCCGGATTCGGTATGGATACGACGAATGACGCGAAAATATACATCACCAAGAAACAGTTCACCAACAACTGTCTTGAATATTTCGGTCATCCGAAGAATAAATCAGTAAGATTCACAAAGCGTTATCCGTTAAAAGATTTCAGAATAGTCGATACTGAGGAGCTCACTTTCCCGTTTGAAGTCGAAGAAGGATTGAACTACAACGTCAGAATCCAATTGAACAGGTTCGAGGACCTTGAACTCGGGACCATGTTTGATAAATGTGTAGTCAAAGGATTCGAACTTCCGACGTCGGCAGTTCATTCGGAGCATTCATCCGTTGTCGATAATAACAGATTTCTTGAATTTGATGAATCGTCATTCCTCGCGACGATAGTCAAGAACAGAATAACCAAACTCGGAAAGGGTTGGGTTGATATTGAATTCAGATTCAATATTTCTTACAATACTTTCAAAACGAATTATTCACCTCATTGGGATACGCTTGATGTTGTTTTAAATGACGAGGAGCCTGATAAAACTATTCCTCTTACATTCGCTCCGAAGGTGGGAGATTTCGTCAGGATTCACATGGTTGACGATCCGGAAGTTTTCAGGGATTATGTCATTACGTTCGTGAATGACGTCAATTTTTCCAAGGATGGTATATCTCCTATGCTGACTAACTTCGCTTGGGAATGCAATATCACCCGCCGCAAGCCTTCTCATGAAGATTTTGAGATTCATGATCAGGACGGAAACGAAGTCAAGGTCGCGGATATGGAGAAAGGTCTTGAAACGGTTATTGATAAAGCCGAGCAGGAAAAGGTTCAGGATATTAACAGAGAAACCGACGTGTTCGATTATGACAGTGAATACGACGAACAATACGGCGTTCTTGTTGACAATATCGACAAATTCAAGGATGGCGTGTTCGGTTCGATGAATTGGGTGGATAATGATGAAAAGTTTGTTCATTTTCCGACGAAAGTAGTATCCTATGACTTTTCAAATCCGACGGCTCGTCTTACCAATAATGTTCAGGGGAGCAGAATTGAAAATTTCAAGCTCATAAAGGGTCGTGTGAAATTTGACGAGAACAATGGACTTTTCATCAATATGAGCAGACAGACTTATGTTTTGTCGAACATGTCGATGATCGGGCTTTGGTGGTCCGTCGCATTTGATTTAACTGTTCCTGAAAGCTGTGATTCAAAGAACATCATATTCGGATTGAATGATAACTTGGCATTGGTCTGCAATGAAAACGGAAACATAGGTCTTTCTCACAATAAATCCGGATCCGTCGCTTGGAGCGGGATTGAGATGTTCGACTCGGAATCTTATCTCGGTAAAAAATTGTCGGTGAGACTCATTTCGATGGGTGATACGATAGTTCACCTTTATCTGAATTCCAAAGAGGTCTTTAAGGGACAATATAAGCTTGAAATGGTATCCCATGCGGCTTTGTCCAATGTCGTGATCGGAAATTGCAAGAATCCTCTCACGGAAGATAAACTTGAATATAAGTTCGGTGCTTATGTGGGAACAATTTATGAAAACGTCGAGGTGTTCAAGATAGAATCATCAGATACCCTCGAAAGAGTTGAAGAATATTTTAAAATCGAAAAATAATGAAAATCAGCGAATGTGAGCAATTTTTAACGGAAGCGTCTAAAATTCCGGTTAAACCAATTCCCGGTCACACTGAAAAGGAGACCAAACTTTATTTCAATTACATTTCAAAACTTGTCAAAGATGTTGAAAATGCGGTTGAAAAGGTGAACAAAGGAATAAAAAAGGAATGGGCTAAACTCAAAAATAATTTTCAGAAACCCCCGTTTTTCTTCGATGAAAACAGTGAAGAGAAGGTCCTTACTGCCGAAGATTTGAGCACTATTACGATGTGGACGGCTTTTGTTGAGCTTCCTGTTTGTAGAGAGTCTGAAATTCAGAGTGATGAAGAATATGCCGCGTTGGATGTTTTACAGGCGGAACTTGTGAAGAAACCTTATATTTCCGATATCAGCATTCTTGGACCCGACGAAGACAAGATTCTAATCGAAGTCGATTTCGTTCATTAAAATATTTTTAAATTAAAAAATAAAGTCCGTCTCATTTGAGACGGACTTTTTATATGGAAACCAACTATTGTCGATGATTAACCGATGTAGTTGAGCATGTATTCGGATGCCGCTACTGACGATGACGTCGTGTTGAACGAAACCGTGATGCCGGTTGAATAGCAATATGAAATGTCGGCGGCGACGACTGCGCGCGTAGACGCTTTGATCATCTGCATGATCGGAGCGCCATTGGCGGCGGTTTTGAAACGCTCCTTTACCGCCGCATCAACGGCGATATTGAACGTAACCTTACCGGATGACGCAGTAGCCGAAGGAGTATAAACGGTCTTAAATGCAACCGGGTGAGCAACCGCATTAATCTGATCGTCGACATATTTCTTCGTAACGAGAGCGGTATTTCCGGAAGGCGTTGCCGAAACGGTCGAATCGTATTGGATTTGATTAAACGCTTTATTACCCGTGAACTTCAAAGTTGTCGAGGCGTCTGCACCGTTAAGGATAAGACTCGCGTTTTTTGTTAAATTAATATCACTTAAAATATCCATTTCAGAAAATTAGCTAATTGTTTCCGTTATTTAATAAAATAATAGACTCTTTGAAATCAATCAAAGAGTCTATTGAAAACAGTTTTTAAATCAACAATTATTGTTGCTGTTTTTGCTGTTCTTGCTGTTCAGCCTTCTGTTGTTTTTGTTGCTGAGCCTGTTGTTCAGCCTTCTGTTGATCCTGTTCCTTCTGTTTCTGAGCCTGTTGCTTTTGAACTTCTTCAACAGCGGCGTTCGTATTGTCAATCAACATTTGAACCCCATCCTTGATTTGCTGAATGCTCTTGCTGAGGTCTTGAAGGGATACTTCGGACTTTTGGCTCTGTTCAGCTTCTTCCTGAGACTGTTCCTGTTTTTTGGCTTGTGTCAGCTTTTGCTGTTGCTTAACGACGCAATCTTGGCATTTTCCGACGCATTCCTTGGCATCTTCAAGAGATTGGATGAATTCGGAAACTTCCGCGTCATCTTCAATCTGTTGTTCCGCTTGATCGAGCTTTTCTTCAACATCTTCGAGCTGTTGTGAAATCTCTGCAACCTGTTCCTCCGGAAGAACGTCATTTTTTGCAATCTCGACTTGCTGTTGCTTGACGAGATCCTGCGCCTGTTTCAATTGTTCCTTGAAAGACGGTTGTTCCTCTTGTTCGATGGGCTCGTCCTCTGATTCATCAGCTGACTGATTCAGGGGTTCGTCACCATCGTCCGCAATCTGCGCAACGGCGTCCTGAACCTGCTGAACCGCTTTCTGCATATCACCACACTGTTTCAGGACTTCTTGGTTGTCCTGATTTTCTTGTGCAATTTGCTGAACCTTTTCCGAGACCGCTTGAAGCTTTTCTGAAACCTGTTGAAGCTGAGAACCATCTTCCTGATTGAGAGGTTGTTTCTTGCTTTGAAGCTGTTGCTTGATTTCAGCGTCGACTGTATCGTCGATAATTTGCTTCTGTTCGAGTTGAGCACGCTTGCACGTTTCACACGCATCACACGCAAGATCACATGAACGAACGGTCATTGCGGTCTGTTTGGCGAGCTGAGTAGCCGAAATCGTTTCAGAAGAGGGGATGAGTTCATTGACAACAGTTGAAAGAATCTTGACCGAATCGTTCATCTGCTTTTGAGCATTGTCAAACTTCTGAATCTGGGCATTATCCTCGACGGCTTGCTTTTCTGAATCGGGGACGATGGCTTGAACCTGTTGAGCCTGATTAAGAAGTTTATGACCCTGTTCAATCATTTGCTGACCCTTGCTGAAAGTTTCGTTATCACCTTCTTTGCAGTTGTCGCAAATCTGTTGACCCTGCTGAATCTGCTTCATGGCAAGGTTTTCAAGCTCTTTTCCGGCTTGTTTCGTTTGAGCCTGAACTTCCTGAGCCTTTTGTACTCTTTCAGTGGCGGCATCATCGACCTGACCTTCAAACTGTTCAGGCGTGAAAGTCTGTTGTTTCTGAGACTGTACATCCGTAGCGACGACCTGTTCTTGGTCGGAAGACTCGACCATCCACTGTGCACCACTCTTGAAGATATACATTTTATTTGCTTCAAAGAGGGTTTTGAGATTGAGTCCTCTTGAAACCTTTTGTTCATTAATGAATTTGATGAACTTATTCATTTCAATTTACGAATTCGCTTGACTTATTTATGAACAAATTTTAGTTTAACTTGAAAGAAAAATTCCGCAAACATGGAAAAATTGAAATTAACACTTATTGACATCGACGGAGTCGTATATGACTTTGTCACTCATATGCTGTCCACTCACTTTTCATTTCTTGGAAAGGTTGAGAAGGACGTAGTTGATTATAATATGTCAAAATCTCTCGGTATTCCAAAAGATCATTTTTGGAAGACGTGTGATAAGGCTGATGGGATTTTTTGTGATGGAAACCTTTATGATTGGACGGATTCGCTCATAGAAACTTGCAGGAAATATTCCGAAAACGTCTCTTTCTGTACGAATCCGGGAAATAATCCTAAACACTGGTCTGAAAAGAAGAAACTTTTCGACAAGTGGTTTCTGAATAAAAATATCGGGTGTATAGTGACTCAACAGAAGGAGTTTCTATCATTTGATGGAGTTGTCCTTATAGATGACTTTGAAAAAAATATTGAAAAGTTTAATAAGGGTGATGGAATAGGAATCCTGTTTCCGCAGTATTGGAACTGTAATCGAAGTGAAAATCTTATATCTGACAGAGTTGGGTATGTCGACTGCACTTTGGATGATATCTGCACTGTCGGATTTCAAAAATGGAAAAACATAAAATTGAAAAATAATAATTAAACGCTCAAAAATGCGACATCTCGCTACAATACAAAAAATTTCAAAAGTAATACCGATTGAGGGAAGAGACAGAATTGAACAAGCTTTCATCAACGGATGGTCAATCATAGTCGGTAAGGGTGAGTTCAAAGAAGGTGACCTTTGTGTATTCTTTGAAATTGATTCGATGCTTCCGAAGATCGATCAGTTTGAACCCGTGAACAAACGAGGAAATCGCGTAAAGACGATGAAACTTGGAAAGACTCTTTCACAAGGGTTTGCAATCAATATAGAAACCGCGAAATGTGCGGCATGTGCCTTGAATATGCGTTTTCCGGAAGAATATGATGTTGGAACCAATTTGACGGAGGTTCTTAATGTCATAAAATGGGAACCTGAATCATTTCAGCCGAAAATTTCAAAAAGAGAACACAAAAGTTTTTGGGAATGGATTTGGAGAAAGATTACTTTAAAATTTCATAGACCAGAATCTACTGAATTTCCGACTGAACTTGTTCCAAAGTCCGATGAAGAACGAGTTGAAAATCTTATTGAAAGCACTATTCCGTATTACAGTGATTCAAAAATGAAGTTTAAACGGACTGTCAAGATGGACGGAGCTTCCACGACTTGGATTCTGTTTGATGACAGAAGCGGTTGGATCAGTAAGCGTGTAGAAATGATGTGCACCAGAAACAGACGAGTAACGAAAGAATCTGATGATTATGAATATATGAAACGGATTTCTGAAAAAACTCAAGTGTTTTTTGCGCTCGAAAAGCTTCTTTTCAGATTACAATACGATTATCAGATGAATCATGATATCGGAATCTGTGATACAAATGTTGAATATATCGCATTTCAGGCTGAATTGTGCGGACCTAAAATTCAAAAGAATGAAATGCACCTCGACACTGAGAAGTTGTTTGTTTATACGGTATATGTCAAAACTCGGTCGAAATTCCATAAAATGGATCCGAGAGTTTTTGAAAAATTTATTAATGGGGAAAATGAATATTTGAGAATTGTTCCTTATATCGGAGAATCTACTATTCCAAAAACTATTGATGAATTTTATAAAGATTGTGTCTGTTATTATGATACTATTGAAAGCGAAACCGCTGATCACAAACTTGGTCACATTCTTGCAGAAGGTGTTGTTTATCGAAATTATGAAAAGGACGTATCATTCAAATGTGTAAATCCTGACTATTTGTTGAAGCACAAACTTTAATGGTTTTTTTATTTTTAATTTTAACGAGCGGTTCATTAGTTGAGCCGCTCTATTATTTTTTTGTAAATAAGCGAACTAAAAGCATAACGCAATGGCTGACAATGAGGATTATTTGAAGTATGACGCCAAGTCGATGGTTGATTTTCTTAAAGAGAAAGTCAAGGCTGACGGAAAATACACCGACCAAGTTTATGCGGGCTCAAACATTACGATTCTCATTGAGACTATTGCGGCTATGTTTGAATGTCTCACTTATAATTTGAACTTTCAGTCTTCGGAAGCGACTTTCAGCGGAGTTCAGATTTATGAAAATATGTTGAAAATCGTTAATATGCTTGGGTATAAGGCACGAGCTTCCATACCTTCGACGATTCACGGCACGCTTAGTGCAAACATTTACCTTGACAAGGTAATGCCGCAATTGACCCCGAGCATGACGAATCTCAGTGACTTAGTTACAGGGATTCAAGCCGCAATTACCACAGTCAGCAACCCAAAAATCATTTCAAGGGATTTGTGTTTCACGGACCCGATGAGCTCGGCAAGATTCACAATTCTTGAAAACGCTCAGGTATATCCAGAGTTTATAAACGTTGTTCCAGAATGTGTGTTTTATTGGACAAACCAGTCATACACCAATGAATCTGAAATGATTCTCAGATACCTTGCATACATTTGGGGTATCGAAGAATCTCTCACACTAAGCACCACATTGGAAGAACTTAGAGTAATGGCAGGGGTTGAGACCATTACTGAAATGATTCAAAAATATAAAACTGTTCCGTCCGGGGCTGAAACGGTTGAAGCAAATCTTCGCGTGTCATCAAATGATGTGGATAACTTCATAGTCGCCATTAACGGTTCTTGGAATTCACATTTCATTACATCAACGACTTCTGGTGAACAGAATGAAACTTATAATGTGAGTGCGATTAAAGTTGGAAAAACCAACATTTCTGACGGAACTCTTTACGCGGCGGTATATTCTCCGACAACCATCGAGGAAAGTGGTATTCAAATTTATAAAGCAGTTTCATCTCTCAAAAATTGCACGGCTTCCGAAAAGGCGTTTGAATATTATGTTGATGTTGATCGCTCCATCACAATCAGATTCGGAGATGGTGCATATGGAGCAACACTTCCTCAAAATCATTCACTGACTCTTTTCTATATTGTTAATGACGGGAAGCTTGGTGAGGTTTCAAAATCTGTATTCGAAGACAATATCGCGTCTGTCGGAGTCGGAACAGTTCTACAAAAGACTTCTGATTCAAATGTCGACAGAACGATGTTGATGAACAGATTCATCTATGACAACATTGATGTTGAAGAGATAGACAAATCCAATTTTAATCTTATCGCGAAACTTGTTTCATCACAGAATTCATCGGACGCGTATACTCCGAAGATGAACGTGTTTTTCCACCCCACGACGTCAGCTTCCAAGTTTCAGGACATTGAGACAGTTGATTACATCAGAGTCGCCGCACCACAATATAACAGAACCAATGACAGAATCATCACAAAGGGTGATTTTGAAACAATCATTAAAAAAGACTTTATTCAATACGTGTATGATGTCGCAATTATGAGCAACTTCGAATATATGTCGAAGTTTTATAATTGGCTTTACCGGTATGATTCTCTTTCAAAAGACGTTTCCGTAAATGGTTATAAGTTTGGAGATTCCTGTAATTTTAATGACATTTACATTTGGTTGAAAGGTTATTCAAATTACGCGATTAACGACTTCATCAAAAAGACGATGGAGCACGCGCTTCAATCTAAGAAAATCCTTACATCGGAGCTTGTGTTTTTGGACAGCATAACGACATACTTCTATCCATATGTCGGAAATATCGATGATGACATCGATTGGCTTGTTTATGCGCGTGAAAAATATCAATTCTTGATTAAGTCGGAATCTCCGACTGATGAATATTATAAAAAGTGGAAGACTATTGATGACTTGTTTGATAAGTCCAATAACACTCTTTTGCTCAGACCAACGAAAAGAATGATCAATTACATTCTTTCCGGAGAATCACAGGAGATTAAAATCGAGGTCGCGGCATATCGAGACTCCGGTGTCAATGAGAACCTTTCAACAATCAAAAGTAATCTGAACAACGCAGTAAACAAAACTTTTGATATTTCTAATAACAGACTTGGACAAAGCATTAAGTTGAATGCGTTGAATGAGGAAATCGGAAATATTTCGGGTCTTAGAAAAATTCAGACAATCAAATCTCGAAATGTAAACATTTATACGGACACCGGACCTGTTATAAAAGACATTTCAGTGTATCTGAAAACTTCTGATACACAAGAGACAATTGCCGCAAAGCCCGTTACGTTGGATGCTGCTATTGAATATCCGTCAAAATATCCTACGGTTTCTTATATCAGATTTAAATTGGATGTAGCCGCACTTGAAGAAAGTATCGGAAAAATGGGAGAAGGATTTGACTGTGTTTTTGAAATTATGCAGTTGTCAACGGGATACACCGAAGTCTTGACTCCTGTTAAAGATGAGACTGATGAATATTATTATAAAGTATTTTTCAAGTCTGACAGTCCGAGCAAGAACGGACAAGCCATCTACACAACGAGCGAAGGCGGAAGAACATCAATTGAATCAGCTTATGCGATTTACGCCAGATGTACGAGAAAAAGTGAAATTTCCGGTAAGGAAATCGAACTGACTTGTTATTCAAACAAGCTTCGTTTTGCGGTAGTTTCGATTTCGGCTGATGGAAGTCCATCGACGTTTAAGCTTACATCATATGTTGATGATTTTGCATCGTCTACGATTGAGCTTAAAAACTCATCCGACACGGCTTCTGATACCATTAAATCTGAACCTGTTTGGGAGGCGTTTGATATGTCATATACGTTATCCTTTGCCAAGTTCACGAATTCACTCATTGACGCGAAGGATTTTGAAGTTGTCGGTTCCGGATATACCAACATCGAGGAATTCTGTTTCCCGACGCTTTATCGAGATATCACGAGCATCATTAACGTCATTGATGAACAGTCGACGACATATTCAATCAATTTCTAAAATTTTTTAATAATGGCTTTAAATGACGATACATCCGCTAAATGGAAACAGAATCGGGAAACTGATTATGAGAGTTTTTCATTTGATGATCTGTCCAAATCCCGGTATGGTCAATACAGCGGGAAATATCAGGAGTTCGTCATAAGAGGTGATGTAGAAGAGGATAAATTTAAAGCTTTAAACGGAGCCATTAACATTGAAATCAGGAAAGATTATTCATCTTTCGATTTTGGTGAAAAGTTTAAGGAGTTTCTTTTAAACGACAATTACAGAAAAAACGATGAACTGATTAATTTCATCAGTTTATGTTCCGATGATATCGGGAGAATGATCTACGAGCGTATTCAGAACTTCATCGGAAACATAGTAAATGTCGAAACTTGTCAATATAAGTATCTTCTCGGGAAATACGCGTCTCAAAATATTGATATGACATATTTGACGGGTATCAGAAATATACCCGAAAGACTGGAATATCTTGTAAACATTTTCTCTCTTCCTAAAAAATATTATAAATCTGTTTTTTATTCAATGAGCGTCAGTGACTCTGAAATCAGTTATGAGCCTGATACCATTGAAAATATGGGAAGTCTTGTAAAAGCCACTGACAAACTGAACAGAAAATATTTTGACAATTTCTATGATACCGTAGCGTATCCATTTTTCAGAAATGTGTTCTGGGAAAATTATGATAATGAGGATGAGCCGGATTATAAAGCTTTCGTTGATGCCGTATCAAATGGTGTTTACGATTCAGCCTTATCCGGGATCGAATCAGAATTCATAATGATGAATCTTTTTAATAATATTCTTAACGATAAATCCGTTTCGAATTTGTGTGGACACGCAATGTCGGTTTTTCTGATGAATGAACCGGATTATGAAGTTGTTGAAAGCATTGATGGTTCTTCCGGAAATAAGATTCACAAAGATTATTTTAAAATAGCTTTAACTTCAAATTTGAGTTATAAGCTTAATTCGGATGGAGTTCTTCCTACAATGGATATGACGGGTTATATCAGTGGTAATCCGAATTATTACATTGGAATAAATTTTGAAAGTCCTAATTATAAAGACATCTTTATGATGTTTGAAGAACTGATTTGCCCAAGAGAAGAGTTTGTAAAGCTTCTTAAAATCAAATTAGCCGCGAGAAAACTTTCAAATATATGTTCTGTAATCTGTAAACTTCGTGATGAAATAAAGGAGATTAGATTAAAGGACTCAAAAGTCGGAACAGCTATTTTAATTGAACAGCTGATTTCTGAATACATTTATAAAACAATGACACAAAAGGTGGGTCTCACCAATCAGAAAAAGATGGATGCACCTTTGGTCAATGTAAGAAAAAATCTGATTCCATCTCTCGAAGATGAAATTCCGATCGAAAAGGAACTAAAAGATAAATTTTCGGAAATACTCAGTGCCGAACAGCGAGCTCTTGGGATTGAATTTGAAGAATATCTTGAAAAGCTTTCAACTCTTGCAAAAACTCTCGAAGTTGAAATTGTTGAATATTATGATTTTACGACATCATACCTCAACCTGATTCCACAAATTGAATCAATCAAACAGAAAAAACTCTATAAAGTTAAAAAGGTTGAGTGTCCACCATATTTGAACATAAACGGTGTGGTGGTATATGCGGATTTCAATAAAAAAGAAAGCGTGTTCCTCGATGACAATGTTTCATTTAAAGATCATTTGAAACAATGCGCAACAGGATCGGAAGAAACCGGATATGTCTACTATTACGATGGACATCTGTGTGAAATGGACAGAAAAAATAATCTTGGTCAAATCGGATATTATGAAGATGATGACGTCAAGAAAGAACATTTCCACTACCTTTATGAACCTGTTGAAGGTTATGAATTCAAGGAAGCCGTAAACATAAACAAAGCCACTTATTCCCCAGTTAATAAGTGGTATGAACTTTCTTCGGAAACTGACTCAAACGGTGCCCCTGTGAGAAAGGTTGTGGACATGTATGATAGAGTCATAGATTATAGAATCTATGAATATCTGATGAACAACAGTGGTTCTATCATCATGACTTGGCAGAACGGGGTTCGGATTTCTGAAAATAATTTAAGACTGTTTAAACAGTATGCTTTTGGGTTTTATGAATATGGAACCAATCTTGGATTGCTAAGATCCACGTCAAAATCAACATACGTTCCATATGATGAATCTAATGGAGGTGAAGTCCCAACTGTATTCTATTATGGTTTATTTGTTGATATTGACGCTAATCTGTCTGCAGTTGAAACAAGAGACAATGTGTGGACTTCCTTTATTCAGATGACGGGGGATGAAATTTCTGAAATTTATAAAGATAATGTCATCACATCTTTCGTTTGGAAAAATAATTCTTCTGAAATTATTGACGGAATAGGTCCAGATATAAATTATTATCGAATTAATCAGAATTCAACATACACGAGCAGTGAATTTCCGGATAAAGTTTTTGGATGTACATCAAACCATGAACTTTATGAAGATATGGAGCTTGGAAGACTGAAAATCAATTCTTATGAATCAGATCTTGAAAAGTTCTATAAGACAATGAATTCCAAGATTACATTTGTGGATCAGTTTGTCGATGTCATTGTCGCAATTGATGGAAATGAGCCTTTCTGGAACGAACTTTCGTACAACCCGTCATATACCGATAAAACAGTTGATGAAGAAGCTGATATTGTAAGATTTTATAAGAATATCGGGCTTATTGATGATAAGTTGGCGGGAGATTCAAAATACACTTATTATGATGGCTCAGAAGAGTTGACCCCTGAATGGATTACTGCGCGGTATAATGTAATCAAAAAGTTAAAAGATATTTGGTCAATTCATGCACAACATACTTGGTTTGACGGAATTACGGACACGGAGCGTCTTAATTCAGGAAAAATCGACAAAACGACTGCAACGGATTTGAAAAATATGGATATTGCATATCACTCCAATATCGGCAGTGATATGAAATATAATGTTCGAACAAAACTTCAAAATTCCATAACAAATCTTGAAAATTGGGAAAACAACACAGTTGCTATCCATCCTTGTGTGTGGAATCTTGTTGAAAAGACATATGACAATTATTTGAATCTTTTGTCGCTCAGTCTTTATGGTGATTCCATTCTTTCAAAGATTTTCAGCAGTCCTTATGATTGGAAACGAGAATTGAAAGATTATGGACAAGCTGATGAACAAGGTGTTTATTCGGTTGAACATGCTCCTGATAATGAATACATCAAAGTTCATAATGTGAATTATTGGCGCAATTATTCAAATTCATTTTTCCCATATAGAACTGAATATGAGGCATCAAGTAATTCTAATGTAACTGATGTTTATGAATCTCGTTTTATTGACTTCGATGGACCTTTAAACTTCGAAGCTCTTGCGCAGATAATAGACAAATATTGGACTGATCCGGAATCGGAAGAAATAGACACAATAAGAAATCAAGATTTGTCGAAATATTACATCGACATTGATCAAATGTAAAGAAATGGAAACCAAAACAGAATATATCAAAAAGGGATCGGAATCATATCAGATTTATCTGTATGACGTTTTTCATCGGCTTTACTCAAATTTGAACAGGATTAAACAACTTCAACTGTTCACTATCAGAAACTATTGTGTAGACTTTATGGGGAATCAGTGGTTTTTATATAAACCAAAATTCTCCAATTCTTTGCAGGAAACAAATAACGAAATTCAATGCAGAAACAGTTGGCATCTCTCGGAAGGTGTCAGTGATGACATTGATTTCAATGAAGAGATTAAAAATGGTGAGAAAATAAAGGATTACCGAAATATTGTCGGGGAAATCTGGGTGAGACTTAGAGGTTTTCCATACGCATATCCTTTGACATTTACTACCAAATCGATAGTGAATCTCACTTTGTGGAATTATATCACTCTTGGAAGTGTTTATAAAATGGATGTAAATGATGATTTCGGATACATCTTTTACAAATATTCAAATTCATTTTTTATTCATTTTTTCAAGATTGACCCCGAATTTTATAAATCGGAATATCTGTTTAATTCATCAAACAATTACGAAAAGGTTTTGAACTCCGATCTTTTATATGATGAAGATGGAAAAAAATTGGATTCTGTAAGAGCAATCGAAAAGAGTATACTGATTACTCCTCTCAAAACATTCAAATTTTCAAACGATGAAACTTTCATCGATGCTATATGGTATAGCGGAAAATATTACGTGTTTTATCACGACAGTGATTATATTGCGTCTAATTCAATTTATCTTAAATCTGTTGATTCGTCGGGTTCACCAATTTTAATTTCTCAAATTAAACCAACATCATCCATCCATCTTCCAAAATATAATATTGGTGGCAATAATGTATGTGCTCCGACGGAAGAACCAAATTGGAGAATTTCTGTTTCATCAGACAACATTAATGTGTCATATGAGTCGATTAGAATCGATTAACAGTGAATTTCTGATAAATAACAGGAATTTAGCTTGAATCGGAAAATGGCGACGATAGACGAATTATATGGTCCTGACGTCTCTCTTAATTTAGACGAATTGGAATCGAGCAGGACACAGGCGGCGACGACTGCATCGCAGACTATCCGCATAGCGAGCAATCTTTTATCACAACACAATGATAATCCGGATTCACATCCGAACATAGTTTCACTCATTCCCGGATATGCAAATGCGGATACCGCCGGAACAGTCTTGATTGATCCGGATCTTCTGCAAGCAAGTGTGTTGGACTATGCAGTTCCAAACTCACAGGCTGTCATCAAATATATTGACGCTGTTACTGAACAAACGGTTGTTTATGCGGGGTATGTTGAAATTGGGAACATTGATGTTGGGAACAAAACTATTCCTATTGATTCCTCAGTAAACAGAGGATATTATTATGTTCTCACAGGAGATGGATCCATTGATTATGATGGGCACACTTTCACGAACGGTGATTACATCATTGCAAAGCAGAAAATCAACAAAACTGCCGCGAAAACGTTCGATAAGTTTGATTGGTATAATGTTCAGGACAGAGATGTTGTAAAAACAAATCTGAACCAGACTCTTACCAATAAAGACATCAGTTCCGATTCCAACACATACCGAGACGCGTCAACACTTATTTCCGGTGCGGTAATCATCACGAATGATGTTACTCTGAGTGGAGTAGAAAACGCGGTAGTAAACGTTTCTTACCTGAAAACACTTTTGGATAAGAAACTTAATTTCCAATATACCGGAAAGATAGTTTCAAATCTTAAAGAATATACAACTTCTGGTGAAATCTACAAAGCTGAGAAACTTTCAGGATTAACGACAATCATTAAATCAAATGGTTTCACCGTAACAGTCCCGGAAGTAGTTAAGAATGAAACTGTTGCGTTTCTGTCTGATGTTGAAAGTGAAACTCAAAAAGTTCAATCAGAGGTTGCTGAACAGTTGGATATTTTCAGATCCACGGCTAATGAAGGACATGCCCAATCAGTAAACCTTGAAACACCTGAAAATGGAAATGTTTCTCTTGACAGTCTTATTGCGGGAGAATCAGGTGAAGTTTACAAAAAAGTCCAGACTCAGTTTAATTTTGTAAACGATGTCAACAAATCTTCGGTTGCTTTTAAGTCAGCCGCTCATTTTGGGTCAACATATTATTTTGGTGGGAATGGAACCGGTGTTTATTGGTCTGATGATGGAAAAAATCTTACTTCTTCCGGAAACACTCTTCTGACATCTGAAATAATCACCGGTTTTGCTGAAAAGTCAGGTTATGTATATTCGGTTTCCAATTCGGGAAAAATTTTTAGAGATTTAGTTGATTCCGATTATTATAATGCTGTTCCCGTGTTTGAAAATTCGGGGATCAGATTCAATGGAATTTTTGAGAGAAACGGAAAACTTATAGCATTTGGTGAAAAGGGAAATGTTCCTCAATCTGAATCAAGCACCATTTTTGTTTCAACTGACGGAGAAACTTGGAGTCCTATTATCGATATTGATGAGACCACTGCAAACGGAACTGTCAGATATGTATCAACTGACATTGGTGCAGTTGGTTTTTACAACAATCATTTTTATTTCTTCGGGTCAAACAGAAATCTCATTGGAGATGTAAATCTTGGGCAATTGAAAAGTCTTCCGACTTCAACAACATCAGGAACTCCAACATCTTCAATTGAAATAAAAGAAATAATTTACATTTCTCATCAAAACGGTGTAAGTTATTCAACCGATTATGGACAGACTTGGAATCAGTCTGATTTAACCAGTTCAATAAGTGATTTAAATTATATTTGTGGAAGATTTTATGCAACATCTGATGATGGGGAAGGTATTTTCACATCATTCAATGGAATTGCTTGGAAATCAGTTTCCGAAAAAGCCGACGGTTCTTTCAGCAAAGTCCTGACTTTCAATAATGTAGTTTATCTCCTTGGCTTTAATGGAACTCTTGGAATTTATCGATCAGCAATAAATTTTTCCGAGCTCGCCTTGATGACTCGAAATGAGTATCAGGAAGACATTTCTCACACAATTAATGTATATGAGAACCCCACATTGACACTTGTGTCAGGGGGATATGTTCTTTGGAAAATCAACCTTGGTAAAGTTAATGTTGCAATTCCACCTTTGGTTCAGATTTGGAGAAATTCAGATAATGCTAATATTTTAGCAGGAATCACATTTACAGACAATGGAGATGAAAGAACAGTCACGATAAGAATGAACAGCACAAGTTCTGTAAATAGTGGCTCATTCCGGGCAATAGTTTACAATAGATAAAAATTTTTCAAAAAATTCAATTTTTTAAATCTATTTGTCCTAAGATTTTCAACATAGTAAATTTTTAAACAATGCAAAAAATTCTAACCGACGTTCTAATTAAGGGGAAGACAACGACCGATGATCTCGAGCTCGTTAACAACCTCATTAAGGTAAACAGTATCGACTTCAATTTCCCGGCTAAGACTGGTACGCTCTCGACGCAGGGTTATGTCGATGAAAAGGTTGATGCCATTACGCTTACAGCGGGTGATGGTATCACAGTAGATGGAAAGAAGATTTCCGTCAATAAAACGCTTGTTGCGTTCCTCGCCGAACCCAACACGTTCACAAATACGGTCAGCATTCCTGATGCTGTCGCTGATGACCAAGCCGCAAGCCTCGGTCAGGTCAAGGAAGAAGCCGCGTCAGCCGCAGGTAAGGTTAAGGTAACTGCCGGCACCGGTATCTCGGCAAGTGGAATGACGGTTGCCATCGATACGGCAGTCGTTCCTCAGCTTGGTGAAGCCAATACGTTTACGGGTGATGTCACGTTCACCAACAAGATCACTGGTTCGATCAGCGGTTCTGCTTCAACGCTCGATGGTCTCACCGCCTCGATTGCTGAGCTCAATTACACCAAGGGTGTTACGAGCAATATTCAGACGCAGTTGAATGCAAAGCAGGACACGCTTACGTTCAGCACTGGTCTCTCGCTTTCCGATGCGACAGTTACGGTAGATCCTGCTGTTGTTGCGACGCTCGCGGGCAACAATACGTTCGTTAATCCCGTTAAGGTTCCGACCCCGGTTGATGGTACGGATGCCGCTAATAAGGCGTTCGTTGAAGGCAAGATTGCTACGTCGTTTACCTCATCCGAAACGCTGACGGCTACGCAGAAGGCAATCGCTGATTATGTTGCAACTCAGCTCGTTGGTGAGATGTCCTTCAAGGATGTCTTTGACGCTTCTGCCGCGACGGACTTCTCCGGACTGTCGTTCCCCGCTAAGAAGGGTGACTTCTATATTGTTTCGGGTCTTACCGCCGAAAAGGAAATTGGTGGTCTCAAGCTTGAAAACAATGACCTTATCATCTTCCGTGAGGACGTTGACAGCTTCGCGGCTCTTACGGTTTCTTCGGACATCCGTCTTGTTGAAAACGCGGATGCTACGATTGTTCGCACGACCGGCGATCAGGCAATCAAGGGTGTCAAGACCTTCGAATCCGCTCCTGTTGTCCCGTATGAGTCCACGACTTCGCAGGTCGCCTCTATCGCTTATGTCGCGGCTCAGGTTGCCGCCGCTAAGCTTACGGCCGGCGCAGGTATCAACATCAGTGGCAATGAAATCTCGGTAATCGACTATGCCAAGCTTCCGAAGACGGACGCCGCCAACACGTTCTCTGGTGCGAATACCTTCACTGGCACGCTTTCGGCTCAGGCTCCTACGGATGACTCCCATGTCGTCATCAAGTCGACGATGGACTCCGAGCTTGACAAGAAGCAGGATAAGCTTACCACAACCGCTCAGAGTGGTATTACGGTTAATGGTGCCGCCATTTCCGTTGATAATAGTGTTGTTCGCACGACTGGTGGTAACACGGTTTCTGGTGAGAATGACTACACTGCCGCGACGCTCACGGTTTCGACGCCGACGGAAGACGCTCACGTTGCCAATAAGGGCTATGTTGATTCTTCTTTCACGAGCTACACTGCCGCGCACAGACTCAATGTTACGAACGAGGCGAATAGCTTTGCGATGGATGCATCCGGTAACAAGGCTTCTTGGACGATTAACCACACGCTCAACACGTCTGATGTTATCGTTTCCGTTAAGGAGATTGCAACCGGCGCGATCGTCATTACGGACGTCGAAGTAACGTCGTCTTCCGTAAAGATCACGATCAATGCGTCGTCGATTCCTGCGGCTTCGACGTATCGCGTTTCAATTGCCGCCTAATCCGCGTCAAGTTGAAGCAAAAAATAAACCCTCTCATTCGAGAGGGTTTATTTTTTTTTCTTAAATTAATTTGGCGAAACTGTTATTTTTGCTATTTTATCTTTGTTGGCACTTGTTCCAGTTTTTGTTGATACTGTTGTAGATGTCGGCTGAGATGTGATTACCGGAGCAGAAGTTGGTTGATTAACATTCAATGTAACTTCATCTGTGAAAACTTCCCCAATATTATTATAAACTCTACAACGAAATACTTTTCCATTTTCTCCGGGAGTTATCATATTCATTCTCAATTTTTTGCTTGTTGCTCCCGGAACATTGAACCAAGATTCTCCTCTTTTCACTTGCCACTGATATTGGACATACAGACCATCCGCATCACACGAAAATATTACATCAGACGAATCTTCATATCGACCAAGAAGATCTTTGCCGATAGTATTATTCAGTTTAATTTTTCCACCACGTGAAGCAAGCCCGTTGTTCTCAACCATGACTTGTTATTTAATTTAAAAACAAAGCCGACTCTTTTGGAATCGGCTTTGAAGTTTTATTCAACGGGAACTGCCCCATCTGACGGGGGTTGTGGTGGAGTTTCGGGTTCCTTCAATGGGGACATGATTTCTTCGATATAGGAATCAAGCTGTCCGAAACAGATTTCGGTTTTACCTTGTGCTCTTAGAACCGTGTTTACTCGCGCAAAAGTGTCGTTATTTCCGATTGTTGGATAATTTCCTACAATAACATCACTCAAATCTTCTGTATTACCGTCGATTTTTGTCGTAGAAATTTGAGATTTCAACGGCCACGGATTTTTCTTTGTGAAATAATCCAAAAATGGTTCTGACTCAGAGCTGTTTTCAAGATTCACATTTTGTAGAAACTGAATGCAATTCTTTCCGATTGCATAACAGAAATCAACGCTTTTTGAATCGTCTCTAAAATAAACAATATCACTTGAACCGCTCGCAATCGGATCAATAAGACATTCCGGTTTATACAGAATCGCATCTTCTGTAATTTTGACAATGACGTCAAAGTTCAGGGGATTTACCAGTCTTTGGAAAATAAGCCCAAGATCTTCAACAAAACCACCCTTTCTTACGGTTCTGTTATATCTTTCAGGAACATTGAATAACGGCTTATCTATTACCCAAAAGGTTTCCGATCCCTTTGGGAACAATTGAGAAGCCAACAACGACTTGATTGAGTGTTTATAGTTTGTGTAAATGATGAATGCGACTTTCATTATTTTTGCGCGTTAAGAAAATTATCAAGTTTATCGATATAGTTTGAAATATATTCATCCTCAATTTTTTTACCCTGTTTTGTCAACATGGACAGGGTTCTGAGATACATTTCTTTAACTGAAACATATCCATAATGTCCCATGATGCAGTCTTCTCCTTCATAGCGAAGAACGCACCAATCGACTTTAAATTTATTGATTTGGGAAATGAGAAGAAAAGGACATTTGATTAAGAAGAAGTGTGAGAAAATCAAATCTTCATGACCCTCACGATAGTCTGCAATGTCTGAAAGATCCTGTCCTTTCAAATAAAGAATCGCGTTTCTCGACATGGCGTAACATGAACCATTGCAAAGAGCTTCCTTACATTCATCGGGAGTTCTTCTGACATAACAGAAATCGACACCGGAGTCGATAATAGGTTGAACAAAGCATTCCGGCTTATAAAGAGATACATCCGAGTCCATTTTGATTACAATGTCGTAATCTTTGGCAACTTCGATGTAAGTTTCCTGCATTCCTTGAATGGACTCTTTTACATTAAGGTGTTCCCCTCTCGGAAAATCTTTTACCAAGATTTTAACCCCTTCCGGAACAGGCATATCCTTATCCTTGCTTTCGACACACCAAATCACATCCCATTCTTTCGGCAATAGGCTTTTTGTGATGACTGCTTTACCCGCGTCTTTCGGGTATGTAAATGTAAGGACTGCTATTCTCATTTTCTCAAAATAATAGATTTTTTGAAATCATGTTCATTACATTATATTCAGATTCCGTGTCTATTTGAAGATAATATGGGAACGGATTCTCATAAATTGTAGAATCATCGTCAAACAGTTTCTTGTTTTTCATAACCCACTTAGTGTTGCATAAAAGAATATTTCCATCGAAATGGAAAAACCTTCTTGATGTATCTTGGTCTCTGTATGCAACTTGAAACTTCCCATCTAAGAATCCGATACATTTAAGATTTTGAACGGTGAAACATGAATGAAAACTGCCATCAACCGGAACATCGGAAATCATCTTTCTCAGAAGACCCTTTTGTCTCATCGGACTTGTTGGTTGAAGTAATGCAAACATTGAAGGTTTTTCATCAAGAGATTCAATCACCTGTTTTATGCAATTAAACATATTGCTGTCATCAACCTTTTCCTTGAAATACTTGATTTCCATGGATTTGCAGATGTCTATAATTTTAGGAGAATCTGTTGAAACAATGGGGTCAATTCCTTCGTTTATTGCATAACGAACGGATGACAGAAAAAGTGGCCATCCGTTCATTTCTCTGATGTTTTTGTTCGGAACCCTTTGAGAATTTTGTTTCGCCGGAATAATCGCGATAGTGTTCATGAAAATTGTAATTGTTTCCAATAAAAAGGACTTAAAAAGAAATTATAGTGATTTTATAGATTCTTGTGATCTTGTGTTTCGTTCAGGGAAACTCGATAATATCGAATCGGGTTTGACCGGAACAAGAACCGATCTTGCTTTATTGCCGGTTCACAGCAGATATTTGGCGTTTGATGAAAAACAGAGGCACATTGAATATATCAGAAACAATGTTCCGCATTTGATGTTTTTCAACGAGGATAGATGGGAAGATAATATTTTACCTTTCTTAAAAAGAGAGGGTCTTGAAAATAAAAAAATATCATTCTTTCCAAATCAAATGGTGAGAAAACATGCGGGTCAATTTTTCACGACCACAATTGTTCTGTTGACTTACACAATAGAATTATATCCGGGACATGATATATTCTTTTTGGGGGATTTGTCGACATTAACAAGAACAACTCTCCCTGATGGGACAACTCCTGTTCCGAAAGCAACAATAGACCATGAAATGTTCTTTGTTAAACAAATGTTACAATCTGGAAAATTTGTTCCGATTTTGGAAGATGATAAATTAGATTCTGAATGTAACTATTCAAAGCCTGTTTTATTTTAATGAAGGAACCTCGAAATTACAGAAAATTTTTAGGGATCGACAGAAATAAACACATTTCCATTTGTGTTGTTTCGAATAAAACGAATTTGAAACGAGATTATTCCGAATTCATCGATTCTTGTGATTTAGTGATTCGTTCAGGGAAATGTTGCAACATAAACAGTGGCAAAGCCGGTTCTCGAATAGACATCGTGTTCCTTCCATTGTTCAGAGAGTACCTTCAACATACGATAGAAAGAAGACACTTAAAAGAAATAAGAGAAAGAGCGAGATTCATTCTCTATGAACCGTTCCAACAGCAAGCTATTGAAAATTATTGTAAGAAACATGGATTAGAGAATATCCCAAAAATTCCTTTTCCATATATTGCTACCGTTAAGAACAAAGTCACTTCGATTTGCAAAGTTGTTTCATTTGCATTATTTCATTTTTCGAATTCAACTGTTTATTTTCTCGGGGACTCGATAGCTAATGTCAGAACAGGTTGGTGCTACTGGCATGATCTCAATCAAGATACTAATTTTTTCAATGAGCAAATAAAATCAAAGAGATTGATTTCAATTTTGGAAGACGATAAAGAAGACTGTGATTGCGTATATTCGGAGCTGATAAAATGAGAATGGTTCGTGGAAATTATCAAAAAATTTTCGGAGTTGAAAATAAGAAAATTTCAATCGCCGTAATTTCCAATAAAATGGATTTGATCAGAAATTACTCTGAATTTGTGGATTCATGTGATCTTGTGTTCAGATCCGGAAAAATGTGCAACATCGACAGTGGTAAATCCGGAACAAGAATTGACCTTGTTCTGTTGCCGTTATTTTCGAAATATTATTGCTTTTCGAGAAAACGAAGACATGTTAAAGAAATCCAAGAAAGAGCCAAGCATATAGGACTCTTTAATCGTGATTGGCAGTTCAAAGAAGCAAACAATTATTTTAATTCTGAAAAGCTGTCTGATATCCCGGTAATCATTTTTCCAAAAGGTGGATATTATGACAACAGTTGCACAACAATCAACAAACTTCTTTATTTTGCTGTTTCGGAATTTCCGTTAGCAACGGTTTATTTTCTTGGTGATATTTCATGTGGGGTTAGGATCGATTGGGTTAATTGGCACAATATAAAAGAAGACGATGAATTCATAAGAGAAGCCATTAATAATAAAAGAATCGTCCATATCCTTGAAGATGGATTGGACGATTGTGATTGCGTGTACTCAACTATTTTTTCGGAAAATTGATTACACTTTCAGTTCAATAACTTTACCTTGTGAAATTGTTTCAGGCATGTCGATGATTCTTTGATTTGATGAGCCTCTGAATTTCAAAGAAATGTCCTTCTTTTCAATCACAAATGGTCCGTCGACAAGTACATCGATTGACCCCAATAAATCGCTTAAAACGGGCGTCTGATAGCGGGAATCGGGTTTTATGATATTCTCATAAACTCCTCCCGTATAAACCCATATCGTTTTTGTTTTTCCAAATTCATCTCTGACTGCAAGAATTGTCTTATAGACCATTTCATGATTTTCAGGTTCAATCGGATCTCCTCCAAGAATCGTAAGACCCTTAATATAAGGATGATCAAGATATTTTATAATTTGATCAATCTGTTCTTGTCCGAAAGGTTTTCCATAAGAAAAATCAGCGGCTTGACTATTAAAACAACCGGGACATCTATGTCTGCAACCTGAAACAAAAAGAGATACTCTGACTCCTACTCCATTTACGGAGTCAATCGGTTTAATCATTCCATAATTCATTTTCTTTTAAATTTATTCAAAAAATTTTTTCCGTAGTTTAACTCAACGTGTTCGAAATAGCAATCGAAATCGGTGATAATCCGAACTTTGTTTTGGATCATACACTGGTGCTTTGCTTCAAATTTTCCATCTGATTTATCACCGTAAATGTTTATCATTTTTCCATTTGGATTTTTATTCTCAAAGAATATATTTAAACCGATAAATTAAATAAATTTTATAAATTTGACAAAATCGTTCTATAATTTACGTATAGAGAAAAACGAAAGTTAACGGAAAATCAAGATAAAACTATCATCAACAGAAATAATATTGCGTGATTAGAAGCGAAAAGATAATAGTAAAGAAAGATGAAGTGATAGACAAGTGGCTATCACAAGCTACTACTATCCACGATCAGTGTTTGTATTATCTTCGCCAAGAATATTTTCAGGCTGAAAATGAGCACAGAAAACCAGATTACAAGAAAATCAAACTTTATGATTTGGTTAAAGAAACAGAGGTTTGGAAGAACTCAGATTTAGACTCTAACGCTAAACAATATGTAATAAGAAAAGTTAACGATAACTGGTTTTCGTTCTACAAAGCTTGTAAAGCATATTGTAAAGACAAATCCAAATTTAATGGGAAACCGAAACTCCCCAATTACTTAATTAAGAGAGGTAAATCAAGTGTTTTGATTTTCGATAAAACAAGGTTGAAAGGTAAAGATGAAGAAAACAACACGTTGTGTTTACCCAAATCAAAATACAAAATCCAAATCCCTAAGTATATTAAAATTTCATCAATCAGGTGTATAACAGTAAAACGTTATTATGGAAAGTTAAAGTTAATAATAAGTTATGAAAAAGAAGTAGTAAAACAAAAATTAAATCCAGATAGTTACATTGGAATAGATCTTGGAGTTAATAACATTGCCGCTATAACTATAAACAATCATAGTCGTTCTTGGATTGTTAAAGGTGGTTGCATTAAGTCGATTAACCAATTCTATAACAAAAAATTAGCTGAGCACAAATCAACATTAGAAACGGTCAACAAGAAGAAAACATCAAAGATGATTCAGAAATTGAATATGAAAAGAAAACATAAATTAGATTTCGAATTTCATAATCTGTCAAAGAAAATCGTTGATTTATGTGTTGAAAATGATGTTGGAAACATCGTAATCGGTCATAATGTTGGATGGAAGCAGGGTGTAAACATCGGTAAAAGAAATAACCAAAATTTTGTTGAAATTCCATTCAATGATCTAATCCACAAAATCCAATACAAGTCAGAAGAAGTTGGTATCAACTGTGTAACAACAGAAGAAAGTTACACTTCCAAAATTGATCATTTAGCTAATGAAGAAATGAAAAAACAAGAAGTTTATTCCGGTAAAAGAGTTAAAAGAGGATTATTCAGATCCTCTTGTGGTAAAGTTTTGAATGCTGACATTAACGGAGCAATCGGAATTTTACGGAAAGTAAAAGCATTCTCGGATGTTGAATTACTCAACTTACGAGATAGAGGCGATGTTGTTTCGCCATTGATTTTGAAATACAAATCATAAAATCATTTAATGAATTTATTCTGTTTATTAAATGATATACAATTCCTTTTATTTCAACGAATTCATCACCAACTTTAAAATCGGGAAAATAAAGATAAGACTTTCCTTCATAAAAATATTCGAAACTTTTGTCAGGGTGAAATTCAAAATTAATATTATTATCCTTTAAGAAAATATAAAAAGCGATTTCTGGTTTACTGTCGAAATTCCTACCATCGTAGTAGTATTTTTTGTGGATCTTTTTCATGGCTTCCGGGGAACAACCGCCATTTTTATAGCCATTTGATAAACAGGTCTGTTTTGAAAGTTTTTTAAAATATTCACTTTCAACAACATAATTTGTACCGTATTTTTTCAAACATGTTTGTCGGCGTTTTTCAGAAATTGCTTTCTTTTCATCAACTGTTTTATTATTGAGAGATCGTCTGACTTTTTCTTTTCCAACTTCTGATGAAAAGAAATGTTCTGAACCATATTTTAAAATATTTTTATTTTTTATTTTATCTCTCAGTTTAACGGAATTCATTGCAACTTCATTTCCAAATCTCACCAAATTGGTAGACTTTCGTTTCTCCGGATTTGAAAAATTCTCATCACCATATTTTTTAAATTTGGTTATTTTTGATTTTTCATTTCGTCTGTTCCAGTCAACTTTTTTCATGGAAGCTTTTTGGCAACATGATTTACAAACAAAACCAGATTTTAAAACATTTTTATAAATTTTTAAGACGTGACAACCACATCGCTCACAACAAAATTCAACTTTATCAGACGGTCTGATTTTTATTGAACTAAGTTGTGAGCGATGGTAAATCACTCAGAAAATCTTAGTTTTGTTTAGAGGTGTCTAACTCTATCATGGATGTCACCAAGACGACCTTGGTTAACATCATTGGCACTTGAAAGATAACCACATACACGTCTTACGATATTCATTTTCATCGTATCAGTGTTGCCACAGTTAGGACACTTCCAAATGAGTTTTCCGTTTTTATTTTTAACAAGAGAAATTTCTCCATCATACCCACATTCCGAACAATAATCAGAATATGTGTTGATTTCGGCATACATGATATGTTCGTAGATATGCTTTATGACGGCAATGATTGCTTCGACATTGTTACACAGATTAGCCGTTTCAATATATGAAATCGCACCACCCGGAGATTTCTCTTGGAACTTTGACTCCTCTTCGATTTTATAGAACGCATCAACTTCTTCTTTAACGTTGATGTGATAAGAGTTTGTGATATACGTTCTGTCTGAAACCCCCTCAATTACACCAAAGTCTTTTTGAATAGCTTTTGCGAACTTATACACGAGAGATTCTGCGGGAGTCCCATAAAGAGAATAACCAATGTTCTCAGCATCTTTCCACTTGTTTGTGTATGAGTTGAGAACATCCATGATTTTCAATCCAAGTTCTTCTCCACCCTCTTCATTAAGCTTCTTTCCACACAAAGCATAAACACATTCCCACAATCCTACATATCCGAGAGAAATTGTCGAATAATTTCCGAAAAGAAGTTTGTCGATTTTTTCATGCGGTTGAAGTCTTGCGATGGCACCATGTTGCCAGTGAATCGGAGAAGTGTCTGAAAGAGTTCCGAGAAGTCTTTCATGTCTGCAACGAAGGGCTCTGTGGCAAATTTCAAGTTTCTCATCAAGGACTTTCCAGAATTTTTCAATATTCTTTTCAGCAAGAAGCGCAACGTAAGGAAGATTGATCGAAACGACGCCTTGATTGAAACGTCCGATATACTGAGGGCAACTGTAATTTACTTTATAATTGTCTCCCTCTTTTTCAACGGAATCAACAACGAAGTCTTTCTTAATTCCATTCAGACCGGGAATGTTTTTCGTAATGGGTTTGCTTGGAATAATTTTTCCGGCTGTGCATTTTTCACATTCCTTCCAATCACTGATCTTTTCTCCATCGGATACGAGTTTATTCCAAAGTTCCTCGGCTTCTTTGCCATCTTCCGAAACATGGTCTCTGAAAGGAGAAAGGAATGATCTGCAACCCATCGGGGTAAAACAATACCCTTCGCCCTTTTCGTCGACTTTAAGGCGTTTCATGACCTTTTCTGAAATGTAGTCCGGAACGAGTCTTTTTGCCGAACATTCAGCGGCAAGTTTTGTGAGGTAGTAATATTTTTGACCCTCTTCCACATTGTCTTCCTGCAAGACATAAATCAGTTTGGGGAATGCGGGAGAAATCCAAGCACCTGCTTCATTTTTTACGCCCTGAATGCGCTGTTTGAGGACTTCTTCAATGATGTATGCAAGATCTCGCTTTTCATGCTCGTTTTTAGCTTCGTTCAGATACATGAAGAACGTTACGAATGGAGATTGTCCATTGCATGAAGAAAGTGTCAAAGTTTGGAATTGTAAAGTTTGAATACCATTCTTAATGTCGGTCTTGACCTTTTTTTCAACGACTTCAAGATATTTCTCATAGGGAATCGGCATCAATTTAAGGAAGGAACGCTCACCATCTTTGACGAAGGAATGAATGTATTCCGTTCCGAATTTTACATTCTTTGTGTAAATGTCATCACTGTCATTGAGTTCCTTGATGGTACTTTTTGCAGATTCTTCTGAAATATCATATTCAGTTGACAATTCATCAATCGTCGTCTTTTTGAATTTTTCTCTGGAAACGTCAACAAACGGTGCGAGGTGAGCAAGAGTAAATGATTGTCCACCATATTGATTAGATGCGATTTGTGCGATAATCTGAGAGGTAATATTGCAAGCGGTGTGGAATGAATGAGGCTTTTCGATTTTTGTTTTTGAAATCACCGTCCCGTTTTGGAGCATATCCTCAATATTGACGAGACAGCAATTGAAAATGTGATTTACGAAATAGTCTGCATCGTGGAAGTGAATAATACCCTTGTTGTGAGCCTCAACAACGTCTTTGGGAAGAAGGATTCGGTTTGTAATATCTCTTGAAAGTTCTCCTGCGATATAATCTCTTTGAGTCGCCGCTACCGTTGGATTTTTGTTGGCATTTTCCTGTTTGACTTCCTCATTTTTGTTATCAACCAGTGTGAGAATTTTGGCATCCAACGCGTTGGATTTTCTCATCAAACTCTTTTTATATCGAAAGGTGATATAGTTCTTTGAAACAAGATAAGCTTTCGCTTTGACCAACTCTTCTTCAACTTTATCCTGAATTTCTTCAACGGTCATGGCTCGACCGGTTTTATTTGCGTAGCTATTGATCTTTTTTACAATTAAGTCAATTTTCTCTTCTGAAATTCTGAATTCTTCTGCAACTGAGTTGTTTGCTTTTCTGATCGCGTTTACGATCTTAGTTTCATCATATTGGGTTTCTTTTCCACTTCGCTTGATGATATTCATGATATTCACAAAAATCGGTGATTGCTAATTATTACTTTGGACGAGTTTTCGTTACCGTGTTTAATAGAAAATTTAAAAAAATTATTCACAATGGAAGATTTTAAAATTATAATAATTTTAAATCAAAAATAAATTATTATAATTTTGCTTTTACACCTCTTCCGCCTTTTCCGGGACAAACTGACACAATTTTTATTCCCATTTTGTCAGCTATTGATTTGCACACTCTACATGGGTCTATTGGTCTAATTTCTCCACCGAGACCAATTCTCATTATGATTATGGTTTTAATTGCTTTACCATAACGTTCTATGAGAGTTCTTTCGGCATGAACCCCTCTGAATTCTGCCGTATTCTCGCTTCGGAACTTTGAAATCCTGTTTATCGCTTTCCCGAGAATATCTCCCTTTTTGTCAAGTGCGATTGCACTGATTCGATAGCTTGAAATTGATTGTTTGGCTTTTTGTCTAAGGAGATTTTTTATTACGGGATTGCCGATTTTATCAAATTCATTTTTCACGGGAGTGAATTTCAATAATTTCTCCGTTTTTCCAACAAAGTGGTGAACAACAGTCTGTCATAGTTTCGGGAAGTATGTCTTCCATCAACATTGTAATAACAGTTTGAACCGCATCCACTCGATTTTCTGTCACCTTAATCTTGTCTGTGTAAAAATCGGGAGACTGTCTTTTCTTTAAAATGTCCAAATCCAATTCAAGATTTTCCTTGACGTCGGAAAGAAATTGACATTTTTCATAAATGTTTTTAAGTCCGGATTTGTCACTTCTGTTCAGTTTAACTACGGCTTTTCGTTTATCTGAAACAAAGTCTGCAAAAATATCAAAATCATTTGATTTTAATATCTTTTCGATATCACTTTTTGATCGTCCTTTGATTCTGATATATGGTGCACCAAAAATATTAAAAATTTCTCCGTTCAGAACAAAGCTACCATCATCTAAACTTACGCGACTGTCTTCATAATTCGGACTCATTTGTAAAAATCAATCTTCAACTATACGCAGATTTTGTGCTGATGATTCCCCAAAGTCAACTTCAAATTTTAACGAAGTCGCTGTCGATGGTTTCAATGTGCTGAGAATTTTTTGGAACCAAAATAGTTTCCATTTTTTCCAAAGGATTAATTTTATAAAACTTTTTATAAAGAGAACATCTTTTGGTGAAATGCTTTTTTGCAAACATTTGGTTGTGTGAAAAATCAAAAAGATTTCCAAATTCTTCTTCCCCGTCAGGCTTAACTTTTCTGAGAACACGTCCAAGAGACTGAATAATCTTCGTAAGAGCCTTTCCGTGAGAACAAAGAATCAGATTGCTGATATTCTTGATTGAAATACCAGTTGAAAAACAAGATGAAACCGCGATTACGACATAACGTTTTCCATCTTTGGAATCTATCAATTCGGATAGGTTGTTTCTCTCTTCAAGTTTTGTCGAACCTGTAATTAAGTACTTGTTTTCACATGAACAATGCTCATACATGTATTCTGCGTGAGCAATGTGATCAACAAGAATAACGGTGTTCCCTTTGAGTTTTTCAACAAATCGAAGAATATAATTATTACAGAAATTATGCTTTTCGATATATGCATATTCTGCTCTGAACATTCCAGTTGAATCAAGAACTTCACGAGTCTGTTTATCAACGAGAAGCCCTCCGTTTTTAGCCCAAGGAATCTCAGAAGCCGTGTTTATCGCGTGCTCAAATTGAATGCATTTGATTCGTATTTTCGCAATCTGGTTTCGTTCTTGAAGTGTATGAATATGTTCTACGAAAATAATTGGACCAAGCGTTCCTATAATATTCCATCGCTTTGATTTCTCTTCTTCCGGAACCGTTCCCGTGCAACCAAGAGCGTAATCACAACTTAACTTTTGAAGAAATCTTGAAATCCAAGAATTTGATTCTCCGATGGAATGACATTCGTCGACAATTACAGCCTTAAAGTTGCCGTTCTTAATAAGTTCAAGATCTTTTCTTTTTCCACCACCTTTTCCGACAAGAAACTGGTAATTCGTGATAATAACTCTTGCATCAGGGTCAAGAACAGGATTGGACTTTGAATAAATCGCGGCACCTTTGAATCCATATTCAAGAGTCCACTCTTTAAAGAACTGAGAAACCAATTGAAGTCTCGGAACGATGATCAGAGTCCTTTCACCAAACTCTTTGATGTTTGAACAAATTCCATAAAGAATAAGAGACTTTCCGGAAGAAGTTGGTGAATGCAGAATTCCTCTTCCGAATTTATACGCGGCTCTGATTGCACGTTCCTGATAGTCTCGATATTGAAACGACGCGTGTGGTTGAATAAGAGTTCCGTCCTTATTCACATAATGACAAGATGGCTGAATAAGATCTTTTAGCTGAGGATCGATTCTGAAAGTGTAACCGTTGTCCCGCATATATTTCGCAATTTCCAACACGAGACCTTTTTTGATAGTGTATGACGCTGAGATACAAGAATATGTTCCTGTTCCGTCAAAACTGTGGAACGACTGAGCATTTCCAAAAACCTTTCGTTGATACGAAAATGCTGTTTGAAGGTCTCTCAACATTTCCTGCTCATCAGAATTGATCTGAACGCGAGTTCTGTTAAGATAATCAAATGTAAAATCTGTGCTTGATTTTTCGCTCATAACGTGCTAACTTTTGAACTTAAAGAACGCAACCAATAAGAATTTCAATCGAATGAAGAGTACAGCGGTATATTTCGCAGTCCCAAATGATATCAAAACTATCGGCATTTGTTCCAAACATTTGTCGACGAATATAGATGAAGTCTTCGTTTGTGTCAATAAAAAAGACAAAAATATCGAGCTTCCTCCGGAACTCAGTTCAATTATAACCTTTTTTGACTATTCTCGGGGACTAAACGGGTTTGAATCAATTTTCGGAATGAAGTACGTTTTCAGACAGCTGTTTGAGACCGGGACTGATATCATTGTTAAAATCGACAAAAATGATTATATTCTTGATGTTGAAAAGTTTATAATCCCGATTGAAATGGGGTGTGATTATGTTTTTGGAAAGAAACTGGGGCAATTCAACTCTTATTCTTTTTCAAAGTATGCGTTCTCAAAAATAGATGAACTCCCGTTTGAGAAAACTGACGAGATTCTGAAATCTGGTGGAACTGATGTTGAAATCTTTAAAAAATTATTTGATTCGGTTCCGAGTTTGGCTAAATGTGAAATATCAGAACGAAAGGTTTATACAAAAGATAAACCTTATTGTAATATGGATTGCATTTTAATAAACATTTCTGGTTTATCCGATGTAAAATCCGAACTTATAAAAGTTAATCCGATTATTTCCAATGTGATGTTCCCACCGAGTGAACCAAACAAAAAACAGGAATCAGTTAGTGAAGTGTTGGAAATAATTCCAGAAAGTGACAAAAAATCTAAAATTTCGGATAATACCGAAATCATCGACATTTCCTGATGGCTGAAATTTTTCTTGAACAAAATGCATTCGTTCTCACAAGGGATGAGAAGAGATATGCCGTGTTCAAAAAAATTTTCGAACATTATAATTTACCCATTCCTGAAAAATATTTTAACAGTCATCAGATAACCGGAGGTTTTTCACATCAAAATTGTGCATATGGGCATGTTCAAATATTGAAAGAAGCAAAAAGGAGAAAACTTCCATATTGCATCATTTTTGAAGATGATGTGTTTCCATGTGATAACTGTTATTACAGATTTTCAGAATTTGCAGAAGAGCTTCCTGATAATTTTTCAGTTTATAAATTTGAAATAGCTTTTAACGGAATGCAGAAGTGTGATAAAAGCTATTCTAAACATTTATTCAGAAAAAAGAATTACAATCCGAGATGTATTGGAGCGGCGGCTTATTGTGTAAGCAACAAGTTGTTCGATTGGTTCATCAAAATGGAGGAGAATAAAAACTTCGGAATACCGATTGATAATTTTCTGAATGATGCTTGTGTAAAAGATGGTTTCATAACAAAGTCTCCTCTTTTTATGCAACACAACTTTCATAACCAGTCACAAATGTATGGTACTCTTTATGGGCTTTATGTCAACTGTCTTGATTATACTTGGCTTTGGGGAGATAGTTGGTTTGATGTGAATTCCGATTTTGTAAAAGATCTCAAAAATTTTTCCAAGCAAAAATAATTTAAACCTATCATTTTAAAAAGAAATAAAATAACAATGCGGAAATTATTCATTGCAATTAACGTCACAGATACGACGGACGTGGTGAACAAGATCAACTTTTTCAGAGAATATGTAATCAAACCATATTTGAAGAAGAACAAGAATGTTGAGTACCGTTTCTTTATTCCGAATATCGATAACAAGAACGCGATTATCGCAATGAATAAGGATTTGGTGGCAATCAATTGTGATAAGGAAAATGACTCGGACTCTCCGATTTATATGAAGTCTCTCTTCAAGTATATTGATGAGACTTTTGAATATGATTATATTTTCAACTGTTCGTATAACACTTTCCTGAATTTTTCGGCAATCGATCTTGAACAGGATGTTTATCGTTATGATTATACAGGGTTCGGAAGAGATAATGACTCAAATTCTCTTAAAGTTGTCGACACGAACAATATGTTCATTTCTAAGACAATCGTTGAAAAGATTCTCGCAGATGCTGATACGATTGGCGATTATGGGTTAGCGGCTTCGGAATTTTCGCTTTACTTGTTCTTGAATCATTACGGTCTTTATGACAATCGTAATGAAATGAATTCAAGAATTATTAAATTCAACAAAATTGCAAGCAATGACATTAACAGCGTTTTTGCAATCGATGCGAATGAGGTTGAATATTCTGTTTACAGTTTTGTTTTCAAAAATATTTCAAATATTCTCGAAAATTCTGAATTCGAAAATTGTGAAGATTCTTATCTCATTGAGTTCAATAACAACGGAGATTATTTGACTGACAGCACCCTTAAAGTCAATCCGGACGGAAAATTCTATTCAATCGGGTATGATATCACAGGCTCTCTTTCAAAGACCGATAATACCATCACTATCACATTCGATGGTTCGGACCCGATTGAGTTGAAATATGATAATATCGCAGATGCATATTGTTCCGAAAGATATTTCTATTTCTCGAAAAAAATCATTTCATATAATTCGACTCGTTCATACTTCATTCACTCTGTATGGAAGCGTTATATGAACATCACTTCTTTCGGGTTTGTTTATTATAATGATTCCGATGATAATGCGACTGTCATCAAGAAAACGGGAGATGACATTTATATAAAGTGGAATAAATGGGGCGTTGAAAGATATCGTCAATACAATAAAAATGGAGTCTATTTTATGTTGCCGATTCTTAACGTCAGAACGAACAATCTTGACCCGGACAATTATGTTGATATCGCGGGAAGAACTGTTCACTGCTTCCATGTAAATGAGTTCCTTTTCGATACGGAGCTTCCATACCATGTCATCATGTGCATCAAGTCGTTCCTGAATGCGGGTTGTAAATTTAAGCTTTACACATATCAGGAATTTGAAAATCTTCCGGAAGGTGTTGAGGTAGTTGACGCAAGAACGGTCATTCCTTTTGAAGAAGCTTATAATAACAAATATGACTGCAAGTATACGAACTTGAAGAACCTTGAAACGATTTTCAAGGTTAAGCTTCTCGAACAGAATCAGTCTGGTATTTTTGTAAGTCCGGATATGATGCTTGTTTCCAACAGAATTCCGAAGCTGAATTACCAGTTCATCATTTCAAACGGCGAAGTGGATCCGTCATTCTTCTTCTTTAATCCCGAAGAAAAGAAACAGGCGGAAGTCATTAAGTTCATCTGCAATTATATCAATAACATTTCTGAGATTAACAGATTTGACACAATTGAGGTCAAGACTTTGAAGAATGATCTCAAAGAAGGCAAAATCACAGAGGTTGATTTCTATAATAAATTAAAACGTCCTATCGGTGATTGGCTGTTCACAAAGGCGTTTAATGAATTCAGAATGTTCTCGATGATCAGAAACCTCGGTGAGCCTTACATGAAGACGATTCCGGAAAAATATAAGAAGATGTATTATCTTCTTTACATTTTGGACGAGGAAGAGCTCAAACGTGTCTATAAGGTTGAAAATGTAACAAATATCGTAAAGAATCTTACAGTTACCGACAAGAATCTTTACAATAACCTTAATCACAATTCTCTCGCAGGAAAGAACTACTAAAATAGAAAATATTTCTTGATTAAAAAGACTGAGTGATGACGCTCAGTCTTTTTAATAATCTAAAATTTTCGATAAATAAGACAACTTAAAGTGACGCGATGGGCACGAGCAAGGTAGTATCAAGAAAAAACGATGTTTTATCCAACAATGTCTATTCCGACATCAACAATGTGTTGGAGATTTTTTCGAGCCTGTCCAACAATAAGGAAAGCAATTCCATTATTTCAAAGGCGTTCAACCAAATTTCAAGAACGAGTCCCGAAACAAGTTCTGTTTGGATGAATAACTTCTATTCCGCCATTTTCAATTCTGTGAATGGTGATCAGATTTCATCGAATATCGCCGCTATTCCAACGAATAAAAGTGCGAGATTGCAGGAATATGAAAGAATGGCGAGAAATGCGGAAGTTGATGCATGTCTTGATGAAATCGCGGATTCGTCAATCAATTTCAATGAGAAAAAACAATGTATTGAAATTGTTTTTAATGATTTGGAATATGATGAGTCCCCGAATCCTCATGGCGAATCTTCTGAAAAAAGTAAAATCGAAGTTGAGGATGAGAGAAAACGAGAAGTAATTTATAAAGAATTTTACAAATTCATATATCCGTTGAAACTGAAAGGAAAGTTTCACAGATATATGAAATCGTTTCTCAAAACCGGGGAATGCTGTTGGGAGAATGTAATCAATAAGGATGACCCATCCATGGGAATCATCGATTTCAATTACCTTCCCGCATATTCCTACGATTTTGCTTATGATAAGGAAACGAGAGAAAGAATCGGCATTTGGGTAAAAGTTTTAAAAACCCGTGTCGGCAGTTCTCTCAACTATGATGTTGATCCGACTACTTCCGGAAATTTCGCATCATATACATCATCGGCAACAGGAAGACAATATACTCTTTCCGGATGTAATAGATTTGACGACTATTCAAATGGTGATTTGCTGTTCCTTCCGTTTGATCAAGTAACTTATGTTGAATCAGGTGAACATTCTCCCGATGACCTTATTGTTTATCCTCTCATCGAAAAAGCGCGGCGTGCATTCAATCAATTGATGTGCATTGAAGATGCAATCATCATTTACAGATTGGCTCGCGCACCAACGAGACTCGTCTTTAACGTCGGCGTTGGCATGGCGAACAATTCAAAGGGTGCTCAACAGGTCCAACAGCTTATCAGACGCTATAATGTTGCAAAGTCGTATAATCCATCGACCGGAACTACCACAAACGTCAGAGACCCTCATACGATGACCGAATCGTTCTGGTTCATGAAATCCGCAAATGGTGAAGGAACGGATGTTACCGAACTTTCATCCTCCGTTAATATGGGAGATTTGGTGGATCTTGAATATTTTCAGAAAAAGCTTTGGACTGCTCTGCACGTTCCTTCAAAAAGATTCACTGATGGTGGAGAAATTCTTAATAAGAATCCCGCAAACGAAATGACTGCGGACGAATATAAGTTCTGTAAATTCATTATTCGAATTCTTCTTAATTTTTCTGATGCCATTAAAGATTCTTTCGTAACTCACTTAAAACTCACTGGGTTGTACGAAACTCTTGAAATAAATGAATCTTATTTTGATATTCATTTTGTCAACCCTCTTTCATATGAACTTTATGAACAGGGAAGAGTTCTCCAACAGAGAATTGAAATGTATAAGGCTGTAACGGAAGATGCTGATACATTTGCGAAGACAATAGCGATGAAAAAGTATCTTAATTGGACGGATGATGATGTTGAGGAAAATTGGAGAGAGCTTGAAACTCAAAAAATTCGTCTAAAAATCATCGAAAATCATGCCGACGCCGTTGCGGAAGATGAAATCGAAGCGTTTAAACTTAGAATTGCCGCAGAAAGAGCCGCAAAGAAAGCTGAGGAAGAAGAGCAGAAGAAACACGAATATGATTCCACAAAGGATATCATTGATGCGGCGACGAGCACAAAAATGTCTGACCAAGTTGCTGAAAAGGGTGTTCAGGCTATGGCTAATTCCGCTCAGGGTGGAGAAAAACAACAGCAGGGTGGAATTCAAAGCAGTGGTGGAGATGATGTATTCAGCCTTGGTGGAGGAAGTGATTCTGATGAACTTTCTTCCGGAGGGCAGGATAACGGATCGCCAGATTTTTCAACGGATGAACCGAATGAAGAAGATAATGGTTTGAAAATGTCCGATATCGCCATCGAAGATGATGATAACCCTTCACAAAAACAGTGATTAATTAGAAAAAGTTAAAAATAATTTTTTCCAAACTTATAAATAATACAAAAATTCGATTTTCGATGGATTTGTCTAAGATGCAATCAGTTCAACTTTTTTCGGAATCAACAACGCCCGTTGGTTCTTGCGATCTTCTCGTTGAACAGAAAACGACGAATGACCGTCCCCTCTTAAAGATTAAGGGTCCTTTTTTGGTAGCGGAACGTAGAAATGGAAATGGTCGCCTTTATCGAAAGCCCATCATGGATATCGCCGTGAAGGACTATTATCGCGACTATATCACCCCCGGCAGAGCTCTTGGTGAATTGGGACATCCTGATAGATTTGAGCCTGTTTTCCAAGACTCTTGTATCAAAATCGAATCCATTGAAGAATCTCAGGAAGATCCGAACGTTTATATCGGTTCTGCAATTGTTCTGCAATCTGACCCTGAACGTGGTATCAAGGGAACAGCTCCGGGCGACGCTTTGGCTTCAATGCTTCAATATGGTGTAAAGGTTGGGGTTTCGTCGCGTGCTCTTGGTCAGATGAATGAAGACAAAGTTATTGACAAGAGTCTTAAGATTATTGCAATTGACATTGTATATAATCCATCTGGACCCGGTTGCTATGTTGATGGTATTCTCGAATCACGCGAATTCCTTATTGATGAACATGGACAAATTTTTGAAAGAGCTTTCACCAAGCTTGATGAGAAATTATCTAAAATGCCTCTGAAAAATAAAACTGAACATTTGGTTAATGCTTTCAGTGCGTTTATGAGAGAAATCAGAGGAAATTAATTTGATTTAATGATTATGAAAAGCTCTTCAATTCGTTGAAGAGCTTTATTTTTTTATTGTGGAAGTCGATAATTTTAAAAAACTTGTTTTTGAGATAAGTTCTCAACACAATGGATCTGTTCCAAGATTGAAGAAAATAATTTCGGCAATCGAGGATTGTCCAGAAGTAAAAGGATTTTATGAAAAGCTTGGAGAAGATCGTTTTAGAAAACTTGTTTACATTATAAAAAATAAACTTCCATTTGAAATCCCATTATGTTCATATTGTGGCAAACCGAAATCGTTTAAAGGAAGAGGTGGAGTCGGATTCAGAAAAACATGTGGTAATTTGATTTGCGTTCAAAAAGCCCGAGAAGAAAACAACATCAAAACAGTAGGAATTTCAAATCTTGGTTGGACAGTTGAATCTCAGAAGAAAATAAAAGAAACAAATAACAAACGATTCGGAACGGATTATTATAGGAACAGTGTTGACTACAAAATAAAAACCGAACAAACATGTTTGAAAAAATATGGGGAAACACACCATTGGAAAAACAGAGAAATAATTTTCAAACGAGTTGAAACAATAAAACAAAATCATGGTGGGGTTGGATTTGGTTCTGACGAAATCAGACTGAAATGTCAACACACAATGAAACTAAACGGAATAGAAGTTGGGATTTCAAATAAACAAAAGCAATTCAATGACTTTATTAAATCATTGTGTGATGATGAAATTATTTTTAATGACAGAACGACAATTAGCCCATTTGAACTTGATGTTTTAATCCCTACTAAAAAAGTAGCTTTTGAGTTTAACGGGGCGTTCTGGCACTCGGATGAATTTCATGACAAGTTTTATCATAAGAACAAAACAGACTTATGCGAAAAACTTGGAATAAGGCTATTCCATGTTTGGGAAGATGAATGGGATTTAAATCGAGATGCAATCTCTACAAAAATAATAGGAGTTCTATTAAAAACGCCTGAAGACATTATTAAAAATTTGGATAAAAATAAGATTTGTGTAATTGATAAATCTTGGAACGTCTTGACAGAAGACATGTTGAAAAGTCTTGGTTTTTCATTATTATCTGAAATTGAACCAATAAAAGAACTACATTACGGAAATTTTTGCTTTAATTGTGGATTCAAAACGTATAAATACCAAAACTAACTATTGTTTTCTAATAAATAGTTCCAAAGTTTATGTCAGAGAAAGATAAGATCAGAGATTTTGTAAAAAATATTGAAGCGGATAATAAACCTGCCGCTTTAAAGAATCTTACTGATATCGTCGAATCTAAAATTCGAAACAGAATTAATCAAAAGAAACAGGCGATTCTCTCGACTAAGAAATTTTAAAAATTTTTAGCGCGTTAAAAATGAAAAATTACAAGGAAGTAATCGAAAAACTTTTTGAAGCCATTGACCCGAACGGTCAACTTGGTCAGGTCAAGGACGATATGGTCGCTTCTGTCGAGGACGCCGTTCAATCGGCTTCTCAGGACAAGGAAGCTCAGATTAAAGCCCTTGAAACTGAACTCGCTACAATTAAGTCTCAGCAAGGAGAAAAGGTTTCGGTTCCTGCACAGGATCCTGCTGAACCCGCTCCCGAAGAGCTTGCTCAACAAGAAGAGCTTCAAAAATATATCCAAGAGATTGAACAGCAGACCCAAAAGGCTTCTCAAAAGATCTTGGCTCAAGAAGAACAGATTAAACAACTGAAACAGCAAGCGGCTCAATCAGTTCAGATTCCGAAGGAACAACATGAACAGATGAAGCAGTTTGTTCAAGAGATTGAACAGCAGACAAAGCAAGCTGAGGAAGTTGTCGCTAATCAGGAGAAGAAGATCCAAGAGCTGTCAGACAAGCTTTCACAGGAACAGCAAAAGGTTCAGACGCTCCAACAGGCGGCTCTTCAAAATGTTGAAAGTCAGGTTGAAGCCGCTAAGATTCAGCAACAAAAGGAAGACGAAGAAGTTGCAATCAAGCAGACTCAGGAACTGATTAATGCCATTGATGCGAAGAACGCAGAAGACCGTAAGGCTCTTGAAGAAGCTATCAATGATTACCTCGAAGCGTTCCTCGATGACAAGGCTGAATTGAACGTCAAAATTAATGCTACGGCTCTTGCCGAAGCGCAGAAGGAAACGTTTGATAAGATCCGTGACCTCCTCATGGAAAATAGCCTGTTTGAAATGGGTGTTCGCGTCAAAGCCGCGAAGATCATGGAAGAAGCAAAGGAAAGCTCCAATGCTCAACTCAATGAAGCCATCGCGGTAAGCAAGAAGAATCTCGCTCTCGAAAAGGAGAATGAGTCTCTCAAAGCTAAGATTTACCTTGCCGAAAAGGTCAAGTTCCTCAAACCGAGCATTGCCGAAAAACTTACAGAATCAATGAGTGGTAAGTCAATTGAAGAGATTGACAAGGAATTTGAGCAGATTAAGAAGAAGCTTGAAGAAAACGAAGAGGAACGTAGAGAACTTCTTCGCCGTCAAGCGGCTCTTCACCAAAAGAAGATTGACAAGGCTGCTTCTCAAGCGGAAGACATTACCGAGCCGGTAAAGCCGACGAAGCCTTCTCAAAGCGAGACGGTTCCACAGGCTTTTGCAAAGCTCATCTCCGTTAAGCAGATTCCGGGTTTTGGAAAAAAGAAGTAATCGGTTTAGATTGATTGCAAAGCTCTCGAATGTAAAATTCGAGAGCTTCTTTTTTGTTTAAATAGAACGATGAAACAAGGGTTGTTGTTTTTGTTGGCGTTCGCAATGATTTTATTTGCGTCTGCGTGTAATACTGAAATAGTTTCCCCAACGGACGATGTTTTGGTCGTTAGTGTATTAAATGAACTCTACTGGTTGGAATATTACGAAGAGTATTCATCAGAAGAACTTGACCATATCAGAACCAACGAAGAAATTAAAAACTTCGTAGAAAATAAAATTGGATTTAAACTTTCCGATAACGTCCTCATTCGAGTCGAAGAAGAAAGAGCAAATAAAAACTATAATTTTTAATCAATGTTTTTCGATTTTTTCAAAAAACTGTTTCACCGTTCTGAAGAGAACGAACAAAAAGAATTTTATCCAGTTCACCCAATTACCGGAGAATTATCAATAAAGTGCGGTGCCATCGCCGATAAAATTGATAAAAGGGATTTCATTAAGGAAATTGAAGATGTTAATCCGGAATATGTTGATTTGTTGTGGGGGTCAAATTTTAGAATCACCAATCAAAATAACACCAACGCTTGTACTGGCCATGCTATGTCCGCATTTTTATCAGCATTATTTTATAAGTTGAAATCCGGAAACGCATTACAATTCAATTATTACTACATCTATTATTTCGGTAGACTATTGTCTGGTGGAACAGTTGAAAAAGACGATGGTGCATATCTTAGAGCGACTATGAAAGCTGTTGCTAATTACGGAGCCATTGTGAAAGAGATGAGCAGTCTCAGTTCAGTTTATTCAAAGCCGAGTGAGTCTGAAATCAGAAACGCGTCATTGCTCAAAATTAGGGAATATTTCAGACTTCCAAGCAACGACATCTATAGAGCAATGCTTTATACATTAGTGAAAGAAAAGCTCCCCGTTTTAATTTCATTATATTATAATAAGAAGGATTGGGATTTTGCAAAGAAGACTGGTTTGCTTGTTCCAATGACGGAAAGTGGATCCAATAATTCTGGGCACGCGATTTGTGTTTATGGATTTGATCCGTCGGATTGTTCATTTCTTGCCACGAATTCTTGGGGAACAATGTGGGGGAACAACGGGTATTTCAAAATTTCTCGGGAATCTCTTGAACGCGATTTAATGGACGCGTGGACAGTGGGCTATAATTATTTTTAAATGATGAAAAAGGTTTTTGTTTCAGGTTGTTTTGATATGCTTCATAGCGGACACGTCGCATTTTTCGAAAGTGCGGCGAAATTGGGTGAACTTTATGTTGGAATCGGCTCAGATTCAACAATAAATGAACTCAAAGGAAGATACCCGATCAACAGTGAGCAAGAACGTCTTTACATGGTGAAATCCATCAAGTATGTAAAAGATGCTTTCATCAATAAGGGAAATGGTGTTTTAGATTTTTCTGAACAGGTTAAAAATCTGAAACCCGACATAATCTACGTGAATAATGATAATGATACGAGCAAGAAAGAACAATTCTGCAAAGAGAATGGAATAGAGCTTATTATCGGTTCACGTGATGTAATCGAAGGTCTTGATGAGCATTCAACAACAGATATTGTAAAAAAGTGTAAGATTCCTTATAGAATTGACCTTGCCGGTGGTTGGCTCGATCAACAATTCGTAAACGAAATCTATTCAGGTTGTGTTCTTACCATTTCTGTTGAACCTGATATAAGATTCAGGGAGCGTAGTGGGTTATCATCCTCAACAAGAAGAAAGGCTATTGACTTGTGGGGTTATGAAATTCCACAGGGTAATAAAGAAAAACTTGCAAAACAGCTCTTCTGTTATGATAATGAGCCGATTGCAAATAAAAAATATCTATCTGGGTCACAGGATTCACTTGGAATAGTTTTACCCGGTCTCAATAAATTGGAATATAGTAATTCTTATTGGCCATATCATATTGAACAAATTTATGATGAGGAAATATTATCTTGGCTTGAAAGACATATCTGGCTTATTCCACTAAACCCAAGAGAACAGACACTCAACATCTATGATGCATATGATCTTAAATTGAAGCATGTCAGAAATCTGTCTATTGCGGCTGAGGAAACTTGGACTTCTATTTTGAAAATGGACTTGGATGCTTTCGGAAAATCCGTTCTCGATTCATTCAAGGCTCAAATTAAAATCTTTCCGAGAATGGTTGATGACCACATTTGGAACGTGATTGAAGAGTATGTCCCATACGTGAAGGGGTATAAACTCACCGGATGTGGTGGAGGTGGTTATGTGATGGTGGTATCTGACACTCCTGTCAAAAATGGGTTTCAAGTAAAAATAGTCAGAAATTGATTTGACATTTTTTGAACACCATGCGAAAATCGCGAAATGAGATTGATTTTCGCGATAAAGTCCAACCTTGTAAATTTTAAACGTCGTGAACTTATTCGACGGGGGTGGATTAATGATTTCAAAGAAGATAAGTTTTATCCATCTGATGAAAATCTGAATAATCGTGAGCTTGAATTTTTTGGGAAATATTCATGCGCTGAGAAAATATTCTTGTTTTATTCGGATTCTGATATCACCGGAGAACCTGATTTAAAAAAACTTAAAAAATTAAACTCATATAATATTTTTAAGGACATCAACGAAAACTACAAATTGGAAGATTCTGACTTTGTTACAATTGTTGATGAAAATGTCTGGTTAAATGCGAAACATTATAAAGAAATTTTCACAAGAGAGATATTTGGGAATGATCTGATTTCAAGATTTTACAAGAATGACGACGTATTCTTCGATGAACTATTCGACTTGGATATGTTCGTCATTTCCGGTAGAGCTGTAAAACAATATATCAGCAAGCTTTCTGAACCAACAACAGATGTCTTGGATAATATTGATATTACAATGACTATTGGTTCCGATTTCAAGAGAGGTTATCTCAGTTATGAGTATTTGGAACTTAATTCAGTAATTGAGTCGTATTCACAAATAAGAGACTTTCTTGTAATAAAGGTTCAAAATGACAGTGATATGGATTTTCTGAACGAATTTGTTTCGTTGTTTGATTCTGAACAAAAGTCTATGACATGTGAAAACATGATTTCATTTGTCAATGGAAAAATTGAGTTTGATAAAATTGTTCTTGTCGGTGGCTATCACATGGTAAATTTGAACAAGAAACAAATTGTCTCAATTGTCAGACAAAATAGATTTCATATTGTTGATTGCGATCATAATGAAACATTCAGATATATTAAAAAGTATGAGTGTTATATCAATGATGATTATTCTAAACTGATAACGGTTAATTCAGAAGAAAAAAATCATTCAGTTTATGTGTTTAATCACGGAGACAAAAAGGCTCTCGCTGAATCCGATTTTTGTAAGAGAATCAAAAAGCATGTCTCTAAAGACGAGACTATTGAAGGAAATATCTTACATTGTTCTGAAAACAATCTTATTGTTGATTGGCAGTATTTTGGGATTCAATTCTATTCGAAAAGAAATGGATATTATGTCGAGAGAGAAGTTCCGATTTTAAAGAATAATAGCAAAATTGTTATTCCAAAAGATAGAAATTTTGTCACGTTTATAATCAGAGACAATGGTAATAAAATTTTCTCAGAATCAGATTTATTGTCATTTTTCTCATTTAAAGAATCTGGGTTCAAAGTGGTCATCGATATTATCACTGATAAAAACTTGGACAAAGCCTTTGAGTGTATAAATTCATTTGAGACAAGTTTTGGAAAAACTTTTAACTATGAATTTTTAAAGAATTTTGTTTCAGAAGTTAATTTTATTACACCGGATACCCCTGATATAAAAGTCAGAACCATGAAGGCGTTGAGTCTCAAACGTGGTATTGTAGTTGAACAACATACATTTTGCTTTGAAACAACTCAGAAATTTCCAAAAAAATTATTTGCGTCCAAAAGTTTCCAATATGTTGAAGATGATCAGGCAATTTCAGCTTTGCATGGCGCATTTGAGAAGATGGCTATTGAAAATTCGGATGAATTCACAATTGAAAAAACGAGGGATGAAATTGTTGAAAAATTTGGAATATCAAAAACAACGATTGATGCAGATATAGATTATTGTTTTGAAAATTTTGAAAACATTTATTCCGAGATGTTTGAATTTCCAATGACGGATTTCTTGCGCAGAGCAACAGAAGATCGTATCATCAGATTTAATTCCAAAATTTTTGAAAACACAAAGACTTATGATGATCTTATCGACAACAGAAACAATTCTTTGATGAGTTATTATTTCCGTGGTCTCCTTAACAATATTTTTAAAAAATGAAAAGTGCTTGTCCGATAGTTTATTGTATTAATGAGAATTATTCTCATTATGTTCGTTATTCAGCAAAATCGGTCTTACGTTATAATCCGGATGCTGAAATAATAATTATTTGCAAAAATCATATTCCGGAATTATCCGATTATGAACAAAGGATATTCGATTGGGAAAAATATGATTTTCATAGACTTCATAGTATTGCCGCAAGAAAATTAGACTCATCAACATTTGTTAAAATATTTCTTCCGGAAATTTTAAAAGAATATAATTATTGTCTTTACTTGGACGGCGACGTTCTTTGTGGGGGAAAGCTAAATGAGTTGATCGAATCCCGACCGGAGTTCATTGGTGGGGTTGAAGATGAGCAGAATTTTGTTGCACATTATTCACAGCACATTCATGAAAATTTAGGATGTAAAAAATATATTAACTGTGGAGTGCTTTTGATGAATTTGGAAAATCTTCGAAAAGACAAACTTTCCAAAAAGGTTCTTGAATTTACTCCACAGAAATATGGTCTAAAAAATGACAGAACCTTTTTCCATGAACAAGATTTAATAAACTTTTTCTACAAAGACAGAATTGAGATTTTTGACAGAAAGTTTAATACTATTGGGGAACACTTTATATCCGATTTTGACACAGGTGAGTATGATATAAGACTATTTCATTTTTCCGGAGATGAGGTAAAACAAAAGTTAATGATCATTGGGTTTTGTAAATTTGAAGATTCCAATGTTTCTATTTTCATAAAAACGGAAAATTACGATGAAGATATTTTTAAGAGGTTCAGATATTCACATTATTATCTTGAAAGATCTGAACTTTTTGTGATTTCCGATTCTGTTGGTGAAAATCCTTATTCGAATGAAATTATTAAATCGTCTGAATTTAATATAAATTCAATCAAATCGAAAATTCGAGTGGATTCGGATTTAATTATGATTCTGAATCCCGATAAACAGTCTGATAAATTTGTCATTAATGATATTGTTAAAAAATTTTCAGAAAATCTAAAAAATGATGTGGTTTTGATTTTTAATAAAGAGTCCGACGATTTAAAAAATGAATTTTTATTTGGGGTGAGAAAAAGTCTTTGTGGGATAGCTTTTAGGAAAAAAATTATCACAAAGTTTGACTCAAATCATTCAATTGAAAAACAAGTTTTGTTGAATTGTTTAAAAACTGGAAATTTTAATTATATTTTCACAAACAGTGGTCAACAAATTGAAACTGGGAAAATAATTGAGACATTTTGTCCAAAAACATATGATTTTATTTTTAATTCCAAAACCATTCCGGAAAAAAATGAAATAAATCAAGAACTTGTTGACATTTTTCATGAATTACCAAAAATTCAAAGAAATGTTGCTATTGGCATTGTAACAAAAACATTTAAAACGAGCTTTAAGGTTTGACCAGAACTGGTATGAGCTTAATTTGTGCTATTATTTTGATAAATAGCACAATCACACTTTTAGGCTGATGAAATTCATTTCCGACATAAGAACCGACACCATCAAGGCAAATTTGGTTCTTTCTCCGAAAGGGAATGTCGGGATTGACATGACCCGAGATGGGGGAATTTATGTCAGTTATGATCTTAATAGTGTGTATGATAAGAAAACTTGGGAAAGAATTGTTGAAAAATGTGAAATTCCCGAAGAATTGTTTCATTACATTTATTTCGATAATACTTTCGTTTATTATCTTTATCGATACCCATATAGCTATTTTTACGGTTATTCATATCCTTATTCATATGGATACAAATATCCATACTCTTATTCATACTCGTATTTCGAATTTAATTCACATTTTTTCAGCTATGAATATGGATATGATTACGCTACTGTAAATTACTATGAAAAACATTGGGTTTATTACAAATATTATGAAGTAGTTGAGTGGGTTGATTCTTTTACATATATCTACATTGACGTTAAATGAAGTTTGATATTACAGGAATTATTTTCGGAAATGATGTCCGAGTCGAAACGATGAAAACTCAGTTCATCGGTTCATCTGATAATGTCGATAAATTGAGCAACGTCATGTTCTTATCCGATTCGGATTCTCGTTTAATGGTGGCTACACAGAGATATGCCGGATCCGGATATCCAATTAAATGGGAGGAAGTTGCATTAGTAAAACATCTTCCTGAACACATTTACACAAACGAAATCGTGTATGGATTCTATGTTGGTGGACATTATCCATATGCGTATCATTACCCATATCATTACAAATATCGGTATGATTATAGTTACAAATACCGGTATAATTACAGATACAAGTATAATTATGATTACCATTATAATTACAATTATGCGTATGATTATGGCTACAATTATTATTATGATAAGTATTTCTATACTTGGGAAGTCATAAATGTTCCGGTTCCAAGGACCAGATATTATTATCATCTGATTTACGTTTATATTACTCACCCAGTTTCATCATTACCTTCAACTCTTCCGAGTACTCTTCCATCAACCCTACCAAGCTCGTTGCCAAGTAGTTTACCGAGTAGTTTACCAAGCTCTCTGCCATCAACGCTTCCAAGTACTCTACCATCAACTCTTCCAAATATTCTTCCATCAACTCTTCCGAGCACCCTACCGAGTTCGTTGCCGAGTAGTTTGCCAAGTAGTTTACCGAGCTCGCTACCATCAACGCTTCCAAGCTCACTACCAAGTACTTTACCATCATCTCTACCAAGTAGTTTACCGAGCTCTTTACCAAGTAGTTTACCGAGTTCATTGCCGAGTACGCTACCGTCAACTCTTCCATCAACCCTACCAAGCTCGTTACCGAGTAGTTTACCGAGTAGTTTACCAAGCTCTCTGCCATCAACGCTTCCAAGTACTCTACCATCAACTCTTCCATCAACCCTACCAAGCTCGTTACCGAGTAGTTTGCCAAGTAGTTTACCGAGCTCACTCCCTTCAACTCTTCCGAGCTCGTTGCCAAGCTCGCTACCAAGTACTTTGCCATCATCTCTACCGAGTAGTTTACCGAGCACGCTCCCGTCAACACTTCCATCAACACTTCCATCAACACTTCCATCTACTCTTCCGAGCACTCTTCCAAGCTCGTTGCCAAGCAGTTTACCAAGTAGTTTACCAAGTAGTTTACCGAGTTCACTTCCTTCAACTCTTCCATCAACACTCCCGTCAACTCTCCCAAGCACTTTACTGAGTACTCTTCCATCAACTCTTCCGAGCACTCTACCATCAACTTTACCGAGCACGCTCCCGTCAACACTCCCATCAACACTTCCGAGCACACTTCCAAGCACTTTACCAAGTACTCTTCCGATCTCGCTACCATCAACGCTTCCAAGCACTTTACCATCAACTCTTCCATCAACCCTACCAAGTTCGTTGCCAAGTAGTTTACCAAGCACGCTACCATCAACGCTTCCAAGCACTCTACCATCGACTTTACCGAGCACCCTTCCAAGCTCGTTGCCATCAACGCTTCCGAGTACACTACCATCAACACTCCCGTCAACTCTTCCATCAACGCTTCCAAGCACTCTACCATCGACTTTACCGAGCACTCTTCCGTCAACACTTCCAAGCTCACTACCATCAACACTTCCAAGCTCGCTTCCGAGCTCACTACCGAGCACTTTACCGAGTTCGTTGCCAGACTCGCTACCATCAACCCTACCAAGTTTGTTACCAAGTTTGTTGCCGAGTAATTTACCGAGCACTCTTCCATCAACACTTCAAAGCACTCTTCCATCAACTCTACCGAACACTCTTCCATCAACGCTTCCAAGCAATCTACCATCAACCCTTCCACAATTATATTCATATTCGAATTCCGAAACATATTACAGTTCTTTCGGAAACAGTGGAGATATGTGGAATTATGGTAGATCTATTTCAAGCAATCCTACAGATGATGTTCAGTCTGCTTCATTGTTTAGTGAAAACGATGAAACTGATGTCATTGACGAATGGTAATTTTTTAAATTCTAATTGACAAATCATATGTTTGGTGGTTCAATTTGAACCAAAATGAGTAAAGAAAAAATTGCAGTGGTTTGTTTTACATGGCCCGGTGATTACCCGATTGCCACAAGATTTCTCAAAAATCTAAAAGATTGTGTTGACAGAATTTTCTTTTGTATTGAATCTTCTCATGTAAATTTTCCTCTTCCGGATTGGGTGACTCCACTTGTAATGGATTTTAATCGCTGTCAACATTTACAGGGAGCTGAGGCGATTATTGGTATGAGGAATGTTTATGCCAAATTGGAATCAATGGGATATGAAGTTATTATTAAAATTGATTCTGATACTTGGCTACTTCGACCAAACCTGTTTATTGATCCGATTATAAATGGTGTTGATTTCGCATATATTCGAAGACTTGGTTTTGAAGAGCATACAGATGGTCATAAATGGGTTAGATGTGCAAGTGGTCCATGTTACGCATTGAATAGGAGTGTTATCGGATTCTTGACCAAATACGATAATAGAGAATTTGATAAAATCCTTTTTAAGCGGGATAGACACGAGGATTTGGTGTTTTCTGAATTAATTAATACAGACCCTTACACAACATCAAGTGAACTTAATTTTACCAGAATGTGGTGGGCTCACATGCCTTATAGAAAACCAGATTGCATCCTCGCTCATTTTGGATATTGTTCTCTTGAAAGAATTCAGGAAGAAGTTAAATTAATTCGACCGGATTTGTATGATTTCGTATATTCTGATGAAAATGAGGAATATTTGAAAACTTTTTACAAATATTGTGAATCGGTTGGACTTGAAAAGAAGCAATTTCTTGATTATTTCGATAGAAACGGCGAAAAACTTTACGGAAAATAATTTTAAATTAAGCTGACAGAAAAATGATAAATAGCGTCTAATTGCTATTGTCAAAATGTCGGCGGCCTTAAATAATGGATTGGCGGAGCGTCAGAACAAGATTAAGTTGTCTGATGCCGCCGCAAGCAGTGTAATCAGTCAATATGAATCAGCACCGCTGTTTTCCGTAAAGGCTGATGGTGAAAACCTTCATTACCAGTGGCAATATTTTGATACATCGTTAAATCGGTGGATCAATGTTCCGGGTGGAACCAATGACAGCCTAAATCTTGTTGAGATTCCACCGAGCATGAATGCGGTAAAATTTCGTTGTAGAATCTATAATGAAATTGGTGAGACTTTTTCTAATGAAGTAATTCTCAACGTAAATCAACCAACTTCTGCTCCAACAATCACAGCTCAACCCCAATCAATAACAGTTGATCCTGTTACATCAGCTGATTCAGATGATGATGTTTATGCACAGGTTGTTGTTTCTCTCAATGGTGGTGGAGGAAGCTCCGAAATATATGCTACCAAAAATATTTCGGATCCTTCTGATAAAGCTGTTCCGACTGCGGCTACGACCAAAACTTACGTGGATACACAAGTTAAGACTCAAATTGAGCTTAATGAAACAAATCGTAAAAGAATTGTTTACAATGAAGCCGTTTTGGTTCCAGATGCAAATAATGTCGTAACTTGGGACATTAATCACAACCTTAATGACCGTTGTGTATTCGTTTCTATTATTGAGACAAATACCAATCAGATTAATTCTATTACTTGTAGCATAGTATTCTTGGACGAAAACAATATTCGCTTACAGCTTCAATCGGAAACAAAATTTGCATTCCATCAATTGATGGTCATTATTTCAAAATAATGAAAAATGATGTTTTGAAACAAATTTCATCCGATTGTGGAAAAGTCAGATTTCGTAAACCGGTTTTAATTGAAAAGCCGGTTTATAAGTTTGAAATGTTTGATCCAAACGGATTGAAAATAATAAAAATGATTTCTTGTCCAAATCCAAGAACAAAAGCTGATCAATTATCAAAACATTTTTTAAAGGTGAAATTTAAAAGAGTTTAAAAAATCTAATATTTTACTTAAATTGCGAACACGTGTGTTCGGATTGCACGAAAATGTCAGATATCATTTACAGATCACCAACTCGCAGTACACAGGAATCGTTAATCAATGAGGTTGATGCGAGCGAATTTCGAAGAGTACTAATGAAAAAACTCAACGTCAAAGATGACGTTGGAGTTACAGTAAAGCTTAAAAAAATTCTTTTGAACCCAGAAGAAATGGTTGACTTTTGCAAAAGCATCGGTTACTCTCCGTCAGATTTTGTTAGACTTATGGTCGAAGCAAAATTGGACATTCTCAGAGAACCGAGAATTGTTCCAAAGCTTAAGGCATTTCTTGAACAAAATGGGCTCAACATCGACAGTTGAAGAGATTTATCAATATTATCACACCTCGTTTATAATCTCAAAAACGGGACACCCCGGACGTCCGATTACGAATTGGGATAAGATTCGACGGACGTCCGAATCTTTTTCATATATTGAAATGTTCACAAAAATTGTGAATGAATCCAATGGTGAAATTGATTATAAAAAATATATTGATGCTTTGTTTGATTTTGCAAAATCCTCCGGAACAAACTGGGTTAATCCAAAAATGTTTACCAGTCAGAAAGGAATTGCAATTTATAATTCATATCTCCAAAAGCTGAAAGACCAAAATGACCCAAATTACATAAAAGATAGAATTATTCACAGCGTCCAGAATGTTGTTAGATTTTGTGTAAAAAATAACATTGATTCTTTTGAAAATTATATTCAACACAACGCATTTCTTTATCCGACTCTTTTGAGACATCTTGATGAAGGTTTCATTAAGCGAGAATTTTTCATAATGATTCCAAATTTGAAAAGCGTCATTTTAAGTTATGCAGAAGATGTGTCATATGACTTTTTCAAAAATAATGATGAAGATTTCAACGTAAGCAGAAGTTTGCAGAAAAGAAAATCAAAATGGTTGAATGAATTTTCAAAAGATATGGAAAATATCATTGACAACCTTATAAAAAAGATGAAAAATAAGACTCATCAAAAATAAGAGATGGGCACATTGAAACTCAGAGTTTTTTCTATAAATGATTTTGAAACAGTCCTGAAAGGACTTTCAAGAATCGTATCATCTGCGGCATTAGAGGTTTCAACAAAGGGAACCAAGATTGCGGCAAATTCGGATTCAAAAATCCGTGCATTCATTTCAACGGAAGCATTACAGCTTATCAGTGAAAATGATTCGGATTCCGTTCAACTCTGCTTTGAAAGCATTCAGAAGCTTTTGAAGATGATTATGTTCGTCAAAGATATCGGCGAAGAAGTTGAAACTGCTGAATTTGAGACCGATGAAGCTAATCTATATTATAAGGGAAAGGGTTCAATCAAGCTTAAACTTGACAAGTATGAAAAGGTTCAGCCGTTTGTGTCTTCGCCAATTAAGACTGAATTGACTCCCCTGTTCCAGTTTGAATTGCCGGATGATAGAATTAAAAAGATTTTAAACTATTCACAGTTTAACGAAAATTACGAAGTCAAGTTATACTTTTACATCAAGGACAAAACTTTGATGTGTGATATTGACGATAAGCAGGAATCTGTTGGTCGTTTGACAAGGGTGTCAATTCCGATTACAAATCGTTTCCGAGGAGTGATTGATTCTCCGTTCGTTATTGATATTAACGACTTACGAAAAATCAATATTTTTGATCGACCCGGAATTAAGGTTTGTCTATGCGCCAAGTCCGTTAATGGACAGATTGATGACCGAGTAAAATGTATCAAAGTTGCATCTGATTTTGAAAATGAAAAAGAGGGTGTCAGAACGAATATGTTCGCTGTTGTGAGACTTTTGAAAGCGTAAGATAATGGAACCGAAAAAGAAGAAAAATAATTTGTTTACAAAGTCTTACGTAATAAAAAGACTTATTGAGAACAAGTTTTATGTAAAGCATCTTATTGATTCTTACCCGAAGTCTGATTCTCGATATTGGACGATTTTAATTAATCCGGGTAAAAATGATATTATTCTCACGTGCATCAGAAATTATGGCAGTGAGAAAGTTCAATTCAGAGTTTATTCAAAGTCTGATTCCAATATTTTGGTAGATACGGAATCCTTGAACGTTCTTATTAATATTTTAAGAAATATAACAACAAATTGCATTAAATCCATTAATATGTGTTGACTTTAATATACTTTTTGTAGTATGATATTGATATGAAAAGCAATAAAGTATTAAAACTACTTAATGTAACAAGACTAACTTTATGTAGATATGTTAAAACTGGTCTACTTAAAGTCAAATCTCTTCCCAATGGCTACTACGATTATGATGAAGAATCTGTTTATGGTAAAGAAATTTATTAAAAATTGATAAAAAGTGTTGACACCTTTCAATGAATAGTGTAAATTTCCAACAGATTTTTCAATAAATCAATTGTTCTTTGACAAGGTACTGACGGTTGTCCTATTAAAAATCTAAACATAGATTTTCTTTTAGGATGTAAAACCTTAGAAGTTTATGTGGAGACACCACTATAAAAATAGTTCACATCATAAGGGTTTGTCAGCAAAAACTGACAAATAACTAATAATGATAAAAAAAAGTAACTTGCGATGTCATAAAAATGACCAACAAGTAGAGGCTCAGTGTTAGAGTCAAATAGTGTTGACATGAATGAAAATTTGTGTTGTACTACTATTAAAGAATGAAAATAAAAGTGAATACTTTTAATGGATTTCATAACATCAACAATAAACCGGAAGAAATCGAAAACGGAAAATTTTAATTTAAAATGGAAGAGCCTGATAAAGAAAAAAATAAAAAAATTGGAATGGAAATCATCAATGTGATTTCCGAAGAGTTTCAGAAAAACGAAAAGTTCAATCAACTTGATGAATATACGAAGCTTTCTTTGATTGAACAGACTTTTATCATGAAATATGCGAAGTTTGATGGAAAAGTCATCGTTGCGTTGGCTCTATCGATGCTTCCGGAAGATGAAAACTTCTCAAAGAAATCTTTTGATGAAAAGATGAAAATCCATAACATCATCAAAGATATCGGTTTAAAGCTTGTTTTGAAAAAAGATAACGGGAAAGAAAATCTTGAATTTTCAGAACCGGTTGATGAGAAAATTGAACAATTAAAATCAGAAGGAGTTTCTGAAAAGATTATCAACGTTCTTCTCGGAAAACAAAAAATTTGATAAACGGTTTTTAAAAACAAAGAGCTTCTCGTTTTTTGAGAAGCTCTTTTTTATCATCATGATTCAATTATAACTTTAAAAAGTTTTGTGTTGACTGGTTCAACTCTTGTGCAAATGGTGTTAACCGCACTTCGAATCATAACAGTCATACTATTTTTAAACTTTTTCGTAGCCTCATCGTCGTCATCTTCAATGACGAGACCCGTATTGTGAAGTCTTATTGAATAAAGGTTGCTTTTTCTTCCAGAAGATGGAGTCAGTTTGATGATTCCATTTATTCTGTCAACAAACTCAAAGTTACTTATTTTATAAAGTTTTTGGTCCCATTCTTCTGCAAGTGGTGAATTGAAATGGTAGTCAAAAACAGTTTTAGAAGTGTCTATTGAGAATACTCTTCCATATACGCCTTTTGCAATTTCTTCTTCTGTGCTCTGGTCTAATGGTTTATAACCACCATCAAACACAGTGAATTGGTTTGTTGCAATTTTTGAAATTCCGGGAATAATTGAATTTCTCTTCAAGGCTTGTGATTGTGAAAGAGAGATGGGGTAGTTCCACACAGAAATGTTTCTGTAATTGAATGGACATACCGTTAAAGTTCTATCTTCGTGTTTAATGTTATTCCCATATACCCAGAATCGAAGATCTTTAAGAGTTTCAACATTCTTTTTTAGAACATAATATTCTTCTGTGTGGCTTTCGTAAGTTTGTGTTGAAATTTTCTGACCATTTATGTAAGAGCAGACTTCCAATCTTGAAGTCAGATCACTTTCCGTAAATGATACACTGATATCCGCAGTTACTACTTCATCACTGGAATTTTCAATTGCCAAGAATATTTCACCGGAAACTGATTTGAAATTCGGAATCTTTTTTCCACCAATAGTCAGTCCAAAAATATCAATCAGAGATGCATCAGAGTTTGGTGCATTTAACTCAGGGTCTGTTGGAATAGACTTTCCATCAAACATATCCAAAATGCCTCTTCTGATGTCAAGTGGAGAACAGAAATAATCAACGGCTTTATCGTCCAATAACCGCATGTCATATTCTGTGATATTGTGATCGGAGTCGTTTTCGGACAGAGTTGTTTTATAGGGGGTCAGACGATAGTTTACGAATTTGAACTTATCACCTTTGTTGAATTTATTTTTTCCGCTTGCGAGATATACCGTAGCCGCTATAACATCATTTAGTGAAGTTTTTGCGTCCGCCTTGCTGAGCTGATAGTTCTTAATTCCCTTATAATACTGCCCATTTTTCATCGGTGGTTCAGTGGGTTCAGTTGGAATCTCACCATGGTTCATCCAAAGCAAATAAAGAAGGTATTTTATTTTTTGTGCAGTGGTTAAAGATGAGAATTCCAATTGAGTATAACCAGTTCTTTCATCTTCAATTTCAGCCGTTAATATTTCATCATAAGTTGGGAAAATCGGAGATGCTCCACCAGTAAAAAACTTTTCATACTCAGTTGTCGTGAGAGATAATTCTTTTCCATCAGAACTCAATTTTTCAGAATTATTGAAAACATAACGAATCCAGTCAAATTGTTTTTCTGAGTGAAACAGTTCAAAGAACCAAGTTTTTGAAGTGGTCCAATTATCTGTTTTAATTGGAGTTGAATCGACTGAACCGGAAACAGTTTTGTGTAATTGTTCGTGTGAAATAAGTCCTGTTGATATTCCGGGTTCAGAATATTCTAAAATGAATCCATCTCCTCTATATTTGTCAAGAGAGTTGATGCTCACCCAATCATAAATGTATTCAGGCTCTTCATCATAATAACTTATTTTTGGAATATTTGAATTTTTATTGGTAAACTTTAACCATTCACCAATTACTGAGTCCATATATTCACCCTCATCATAGTTTAGGTGAAAATACGTTACAAATGGTGGGACTTCATATTCAAGATCTTCTTTAATCTTGAATGAGTGCATAATATCAGTCTGTTTTCCAACAAATGTGAAAACAACTGCCGGTCTTCCATCATCTGTCAATTCTGTATTGACTACAAATTTACAATCATCCGGATAAACAGTTTGTGGATTATCATCAACTTTCCACATTACGGAACCATTTGACTTTTCAATAATCCATTCGATAAATTGTGCTTGTGTCTGATATTCGCAGTTGTCATTTTGATCCGTAAATTTTCGTCGATCATAACCGAACATGAATCTGTTGAACAACTCTTTTCTGTCTGCACAAATGTGGACCGAAAAACCTTGTGAACCAACATCAGAAAATTTGAGATCCGCTGAATTTCGAGCAAAATCCACCATATTATCGAAATAATATTTTTGTTTTGCAGAATACTCACTCGGATTATTATTTCCAACGTTAATATAATAATCTTTGTTTATTTCTTCACTTGATACTGTCTTCGGGGTATCAAGCATGTAGGAAGTCCACAGTTTGAAATTTGATGAATCAACTTTTACATACCTTCTCCAAAGTTTAAACTGATACTCATCAGTTACTTCGACATTGAAAAATGGAGATAGTGAATTTTTAAGATGGATGAAATCGGTATAAATTACGGAATTATCACTTTCATATTGCCGTTCACTACCATATTCATAAATCATATTGAACGGCATTTCATCAACGCGATTCTCGACGTTTACGAAGTCTTCAAGCTCTTCCAATTTGCCGGGCATATTGGTATATGTCTCAAACCTTTCGAGCGCGTCGTAACCGTCATATTTCTCTTCTAAAAGGATTTCTCCATTTTGATCTTTAATTGTGTTGGTCTTAATGACATGTTTCGAGAAGTCATTAATAAGCCCTGAATATTTTACCTCAGTAGTGTCAATCCCTTTGAGGATCGCGTCTGGTGTGATAATGGAAGCACCGGCATCGATTTTACTTTTATCGATGTCATAAAATATCATTTTTGTTTCATCATCAACATACCTGTTCAAGATTCTCTTTTTATAGAGAAGGTATAGAACTTTATTGTTGGTTTCTTTTGACATCGAGAACATGTAGTTTCCGAGCTGAACGATTTCAGTCGATACTGCACATGGGATAATGACATCCTTTTTCTTGTTCTCGAAATTTCTTAAAGGTTTATCAACAATATAATATTTTTGGATCGAATCCAAAAGTTTTATTTTTGATGACAGTTTTTCACTCTCTGTGGTGTGCTTTATGTCATTGGCTATTACAATGTCAAACTTTGTATTCTGTTTTCCAACGAATACGCGCTCCTCACCATCCACATCAACTTTGAACAATATTGAATTGTTGTTCGCCGCAACTGAAAGTAGTTTGATTTTTTGAGTGAAATTCATGGTTAAATTCTAAATTCGCCTCCCGTCAAAGTGAGTTGAAGAACTGCACCAGAACCTGAGCTAATGAGATTATCTCCATTCGAATCTTTCATTGTTCCGGAAGCCGTTCCATATGAAGTATAAGCCGCAAGAATTTTATTTTTCGTAACTACAATATTATCACGACTCATTGAAATTATTCCAAATTTTTGAAGATTTATTTTTTGAATAGTTTCAACAATAAATTCACCCTCATCATTCGTTTTATACTGATATCTGTAAATCTTTCCATCATTTGGAGAAGCGATTACAAACGTATCTCCATATGAATCCATTGAATTTCCAAATTGTCTTGAATTGGACTGACCAGTTCCGGGGTTTATTAAAATAGTGTCCGGTGCAATTCTTCCGGAATCCATTAATCTTGCAAGTAGGACTGATTGCTTAAATGAATTTTGTCTGAAAGTTGCCAAAAAGTAATTATCTCCGGTTTCAACGTTAATCCCAAAAAGGGTTTCAGTCGAATTTGCTCCTGAGGGATTTTTTAAGTTGGATTTATAATCGTATCTGTCAAGAACTTTATTATATTTCCAAACTTCAACCATACCACGATTATTATTGTAATATGGCGATCCAATTATAACAGTTCCATTATTATACGAAAGTGATGTTCCAAAACGTTCATCACAATTCATTGTATAATAAAGTTGTCGATATTCAATTTGAAAATATTCGCTTCTGGAATTACCACTCTTAAAGTCTTCATCCGTATAAGGAGTTGGGAAGAACTTTTTATACATGAAGTCATAAGTCCAATTAAAGTTATAATATTCGAGATATGACGAAATGTCCGAAAAGCCTTCATTGACCTTGTTCCCGTTTGTCGCTATGTCCTTTACGACATACAGAGATTGAATTCTGTAAAGGTTTTTCATATCGCCCCATGTTCCGAGTGAATAGTTTACAGACTTGAATAGAGATTGATTACACAGAACTTGTTTGGGTGTTGTTCTTTCAAACATTCCGGTGCTCAGAAGTTCTTCCAACGAATAGACATAAACCTTTCCTCTTGTTGAAAACTTTAATGATTTGTCTTTTGAATAAGAGGGGATAATGTCATAATTCTTTTCAATATATCCAATTTCTTGTTCACTCACTTCACCCGGAGCAGAAATCAAAATATTTCCATAATCATCAAATTCGACACATTCACCAAAATGTCCTTCCTCCGCTTCATTTGGTGATTTGATGACTTTTTCAAGAGAAATCATCTCCGTGTTTTGATCATATTTGAAAAGTAAAACTCTTCCGACATTCGTTTTCTCAATATCGGCTTTTTCTGTAACTTCTGCGACATTCGACGCGATTATTGAAACCGCAATTGAGCCGGAAGGAATCATCTCATCAAGATCGAATGTGATTTCCAATTCGCCTGAGGAAATCTTCATATTTGAGATGTTTTCAGTAAAATTCTTTAATGCGGTGTTATATGAGTAAATTTCAAAATATGGAGGAACGTCGAATTCCGATCCAAAATTGACAGCCCATTTTACTTTCCTGTCAAATGTATAAAGTGTCGGATTTTCAAATGTCTCGGAAATAACTTCATCATTTGAAGCCATTTCTATTCTTTTTCCGAGAATAACAGCTTGATATGTTTCAGCTTCAATGAAAGTTTCTTCCGTTTCAAAATATACTGTAAAAGTTCTCAGGTATTTGTCATAAGACAACAATGGTTTTCTGTTAACGACATTTCCATTTCGATCAATAATTTGGATAATCGGAACACCTGAGAATTGTTGTGAATGTTCAATTTCCCAAGTAATGTAATTTGAATCAGAATGTTTGTTTAACTGCGGACAGTCAAATGTTTCAACACGAAGATCATTTGTCAGAGAAAGATATTTCTTTCCAACAATAAGCATCTTATAAGTTCTTTCAGATAAGAACGGATATTCATAATCCATTTCAAATCTGATGATCTTTTCATTTTTAATATAACTTATTGTTCCATCATTTACAACATTTCCATCTAAATCGAGAATTTTGAAAACTGGAAATTCCTCGAACATCATGTCATATTTGATATCCCATGTAATTTTACCATCAATTTGGTAAATCTTGGGATTTGTAAAGATTTCAAATTCGTAATAATTTGAATCTTGTACAAATGATGCTGAACTATCTACTACCGCAATATAACCATTTCTTACGAAAATTTTTGAACCGAGTTCATTAAAATAAACAGTATCATCACTTGGTTGAGAATAATACGCATCAAGAATATTGATTCTTGACTTCGGCTTGTTTATTTTAAATTCAATTAGGTCATTTAGCCTGTCGAGTTCAAGAAGGTATAAGTATCCACCAGTCTTTGTTGTTTTGTTTTCAAGAACAACTCGTTCAGATGCAATACCGAAGGATAAATTCATTTTATCGATATCGACATCTGATGGAAATTCATAAATGTTATAATTTCTTACATAATCATTTATCGGAGCACCTGAATATTTCCACAGTTCACTTTCGGGACGACGATGTAAAGTCGGATAATAATTCAGATCGTCTGCATAGCGGTTCGGATCAATATTATCGAGTTTATCAAATACACGATAGTTCATATCCGTTGAAATGTTCGAATCTTCGAGCATTTTAAACGGAATCTTGAAAACTGTAATATTGGAATCAATTTCCTCACCAGTTCTCACTTTCGGAAGAACCACAAGTCTTATGGTCGGATCAGAATAATCTTCTGTCGCTATTCCACTGTTTCGGTCATCATCAATATTATAATTGAATGCATGGAACCGATAAAATGTTCCAACATCATCTAAATCATATACGAACCGGGAATAGTCCATTGAACTTTTCGTTGGACCATATATTACTTCCCAAACACCATTGTCTATGTCAATGCACTTTTGCCATTCAAACCAAGGAGCTTCACCCTGAATGAGAGCACTTGTGAAAGTGAACATGTCTCCCGAACGAAGCGTAACCAATCCATTCGTCGTTTCCTTATTATTGATAATAATATTATATTTTACTGTTACAGGAACCGGAACTTTCTTTCCAGAAGGAGTGATTCCAGTTATCGTTCTTCCCATTTCAAACCGTTCAGGTTTGTAATAAAGTTCACAATAATAAGAAGCTTCATCTGATTTTTCAACAGGGTTAATTACAAGAGATGCTTTTACTGATTCAGTAACTTGGTCATAATACGTCCCGATGACATTGATTTTTTCAGTCATCACACCGTCATTCTGTTTAAACCAAGTAACATCACACGGAGGGAAATTTTCACCCAATGATGTTTCAACAGCAGTGTCTAATACAAAATATTGATTGGTCCACGCTTTATATGACGCGTTTTTATATCTGACTATCGGAGTCTCTTCAATCGCAATTGTTACAGAGTTTTGCACAATAGTTGTTCCATCATCACATGTGCAAACTATCTCCTTTCCGTCATCATCTCTGTTTATTGAGTAAATGTAATAAGATCTTCCGTCAGATAAAGATGATGGAACATCGGCTTCACCTTTTGTCCAGTAAATTGAGTAAATGCTCGGATCCGGAACATCATTAAACTCATTTACAGTAATCGGACTCTGGTGAAGTTTTATTTTATTTTCAAACTCATTTATACCAACAGTTGTATCAAAGTATGAAAGAGTAATTGTGCCGCCAATATTATTGAGAGCTTCTTTCTCTTCACAACCAGATTTTGGTAAGCTTTCCGAACGAACTTCTCCAAAAATGTCTTCGTGATTATAATATTTTGTAATCACATCAACATTGGATTCATATCGGACAAGAAGTTCATAATAACTTATTCCACTAACGCTGACTGGGTATTTCAGGCATTTTAGTGCACCATTGAGATGATTGTAGGGAGAAACTTCATTGTTGAAATAAAACTTATTGATTTTTGTAAGTTTTGTGTAAATCTTGAATGAACCGGAATCTATCCCATCCGTTCCAGTTACAGCCTCAATGACACCATCTCTACTGTCGTCGACCTCGACAATTATTGAATTTACGAAAGATTTGAAATCATCTGACCCGTCATCCGTTGCCGATTTTCCAAAGAATGTTGAATGAATCGAAACGACATCAGTGAATTCATCAGGTTCGTCACTGGATAGTGAAATCGGATTTTCAAATGAGCAGTTTGACACTGCAAAGGAGCAATTGTTCCACCTATGAACTGTAATTGAATGATCTCCACCAAACGCGGAATCATAAAATTCCAAAGATTTCGATGCAAAAAATGAAACTAAAAGTTTTTTGCCGTTTGTGAAACACTTTTTTAATGTTCCATTATCACAATTGAGTTTAAAACTGCTGTCATCCCCAATAATTGAACAGTTTTCGAGAATAACTACTTTTGAATCAATTTCATTCTCCATCAGGAACGGGTCCGGATCATTTTCTTCCGAGAAAGAATAATTGAACCCAACTGTTCTGAAAACTGCTTCATCTGCTCCGACAAAGTTGACCTGATTAACTCCTGATGAATATAATTCAACGGTTGATATATCAGTTACTTGTGAAAATTGGATGCTTGATTTTGAAAGATATAAAGTGCAGTTCGAACCATCTTCACAATAAATTAGACAATTCGTCAGTCTGCAATTTTTGAAATTTATTTTTGAATTTTGTGATAGTTTAAAGACAATGTTATTCAGATAACAATCTCTGAACATCACATCAGAGCAAATCAGTTCAACCTCAATTCGTTTATCGAGAGTATTTGAATAATTTACTCCAAGTTGGAATCTGTCAATAATAGTTGAACAATCGCACCCGATAAAGCAGATATAATTCTGTGAATCGGAAGATCCGAGGAATTGTTCAATGAACTTGTCTTCTACATAGTTGTAAGAATTTGTGTAAATTCCACTTGAATTGTAGATTATTGGTCCAACCCCGAATTCTCTGTTTGTATCAGTTAATTTTATGCGTCCACCACCGTTTAACTTAGCTTCATCGATAGCTTTTCTCCAATACACATCCGAATCAGGAGATTCTTCTATCAAAATTTCCGAATTCGAGTAATATACTCTACTTAGAGATGATGTCAGAACAGTAGCTGAATAATCTGACCAAAGTTCACAAACCCCCTCGTTTGTGATATTTCCAAGCCCTCCGACATTTTTCCCATCAATTTCTCTTGAAGTAATTGAAATATTGTCAAGGAATATGGACGATGGTTCAATTGTATAGGTTATTCCTGCAAAATTCTTAGGATTGCTCAAACTTTTAAGAATTATTGAAAAGTTTGAATCAATCAGATATTTTTTAAAAAAATCAGAATTTTGGTCAATATAAAAAGCCCATTGACCAATTTCATTTATCTTGTATCGGAAAAAGCTTTCGGGAGAGGAGACATCTATTGAAATCTCCCCGATTCCCGATAATAACGTACCGGAAATGTCAGTCTCGGATGAAAAGAACCCCCCATTGAGAACGACTTGTTTGATGTCATTGAGTGGATTTGTTCTTTCAATTTTGAAAAATTCTGCCATTTTAACCGGTCGTACTTTTTGTTTCCCTATTTATTTTATTTCAGGTTCCGAATCCGTGAAAACCCGTTAGCGGGAGGGTGTCCAAGATATGGAGTCTTCATATAATACGACTTCATAAACTTGAATTGAAAATCTGTTGGAACTCTCACGTCACTCAAAATAGACAATGCTTTTTGGATACCGGATCTGGAAAGCATATACCCGAACGCACCCGAACATTCCATTCCATCGCCAACATATAAGCGTGTTGAGAAATCTTTTGGTGTTCTGCAACGTTCTTTGAGAACAATTGATGGAATCCATCCAAAATTAAAACAATCAAAATCTTCCGGAAGTTCTTCAACAGCTTTTGACAAGGTTTCAAACTTTTCAATCGGAAACACATCATCTTCCATAATGACAATAAACTCTTTTCCAAGAGCAAATGCCATATGAATTGCATAATAATGTTGCATATGACATCCGAGTGTTCCGGTCAGATTGTTGATATAATGATAAATTTCGGGAGTAATCTTATTACCATCATATTTGTATTGCAGACGCTCGAACTTGTCTGCAGTGTTTAATCCATAAAGAACTGTCGGGTTGTACCCAAAATGGGCGCGGAAGTCGGATACCCGACTTCCGCCAACCATAGACAGAACAATGGAATTTTCTTTAAATTCCTGTTCAGTGATTTTCATGGATTAGATCGTTTTTGGTGTGAATCCGGCTCCAAATTGCGCTTCAAATTCAGGAAGAATTTGAGAAGACTTTACGGGCATGGATTCATCAAGCTTTTCCATTTTTTCAATCGGAGAAGTTGCAAGAGAAGCAACATCACCACAGTGCATTACACTAACCATCGGTTCCGGAGAAACCTTAAACGATGAAACATTTTTGGTATCAACCGAAACACTTTCCGGAACAAAGTTCGGAATGTTGTATTTCAATGCCGCAGGAGCAACAGCTTTCAGCAATTCCGGTGAAACCTTTACCTGATCCGGTGTAATCATTGTCGGAGCGGCGATTTTTGCAGGTTCCGCCATATACTGCATATTTCCGCCGGTCGGTCCTGTCGGGATCGGATTCGGAAGCGCTATTCCGGGAATATTCCCATCAGTCTTGTTTGCAATGTTCGCGGGAACAATCGGTTGCATTACAGACTTGGACTTTCTCAGCTCAGAAAGGAGGACAGTCGCAACTTCAACCTGCTTTCTCTTATATTCATCCTTTTTATCAAGCGGAAGAGAACCATAATTATATCCGGAGCAGTATACTCTAACTCTCGCGATACAGAGCTTATAGTCAATATCCCAAGGATTCGTCAGAATAAACCCGTCATTGACACCGACCGTATAACGAATCGCGTGCATAGGATCACCACCTGCGATACGAGCAACACGAATACCGATTTCATAATCTTCGAAACAATCAACCCATCCCGGATAGAGTTTAGCATCCTTTGCAAGCTCTTCACAAACACAAGCTTTAACTGCATAAGAGTTGCCCATCGGATATCCGAGCTTAATCTTATAGGAAGACGTCATCAGAGCCTTTGGATCATTGTGAAGTCTGTCAATCCAATCCGTCTTCAAAAGTGCGGCATCTGGGTCGAGTTTAACGATTACATCACAATCTTTTGCGAGTTCAGCCATCAATCTTGTCGCACCTTCGAGGTGGAACGGTCCGAGAAGATTACCGAATCGCGGCCAATCTGTCTGTCTGTAATCGACACCCATTTCAATAAGACGTTCTCTGGTTTCCGAGAACATCGCGTTAAAACCATCGTCGGCGACTACAATCTTCGCATCAGGAAGAGTTTCTTTAACGAATTCCACGCACAGAGGCGTGAGATATTCATCACCACGATATGTAAAAATTAGAACCGTTGTTTTCATTTACTATGATAAATCATAGCACAAAAACTTGTTCAATCAACATTATAGTAGTGATTTGTAACAATTTTTATGACATTTCTTGTGGTTGGGACGTCTTTTTTAAGACCGATTTCACACCAACCTCCACCTTTGTGCAAATATCTCGAAATACAGACTTTTCCATACAATAATCCTTTCGAATGTGGGTGGTGTATGTCAACCATATCTTTTGTGCCAAAAAAGCATATTCCATTTTTGACAACTTCTTTTTTGTGGTCGGCTTCCGTCTCCTCACTATCGACATCCGGATCTAATGGAATATCCTCGTAATATGGATCACCATCACTATACACCAAATGTTTCTTGGTGTTCATCAAATATGTTGTTCGAACAATGTCGCTGTTGATGTCTTCGAGAAAATCCATGTTGTGAGTAACCTATTTACCGTTTAAACATTTTTCTTGACTTTCTTGATAGAGCATGGGATGATTTTTGAAAATGTTGAAAAATTTGTCAGAGAACGAAGAGAAAGAAGACTTTTATGTTGCGGGAGTCCTTTATGAGGTAAAAGAGTGTTGTGATGGTTGCGAAAAATGTGCATTTTTCTTAAACCATTGTGAAGAACTTCCGAGACCTCCATGCAAAGCCGAAGAAAGAATTTCAAAAAATAATTGTATTTTTAAACTCAAAAAATAAACAACAATGAATGAAAACAGTGTAATCAATTCAGACGTTATTATTGAAAAAGCAAATGAGTATGCCGAAACACGGCTTGATATCATTGATGAATTTTCAGTTAATCTGAAATCCCTTAAAAATGATTTCATCGACACATTGATGCCGGACAATGTAACAAAAGATGAAAAGAAAGCTCTCAAAAGAGAATTCAGCAAAGCTTTTGGTAAGCTCAAAGACTACGAATTTTATAAAGGTGGGTATCCTCTTCCGGACAGTAAGGGAAAGGTTGAAAAAATGGTCGGAGAGCTCGCGTTCGCTTTGAAGTGGCTGACTCTCATTGAAAGTGATGTTCTTACTGAAAATCTTGAAAAGTTTGGGCTTAAACTGACGATTGAAAACAATACAGATGAAAATTCCATCAACGGCATTGATGAACAGTCCGTTGAAAAGATTAAACAAATTATTCAGAAAGCAACACATAATCAAAAGTCAATTTGTGAGTCGGTTGACAAAATCAAGCTTATCGGGTTTGAGGAGCTTCCTGCTGAGGTGAGATATTCCAAGAATAATAAACAGGGTATTAAAGCTTCTCAGTTCGACAAGATTACAACAATTGCCGCATTACAGATGAAAGATGAATCGAAAGCCGCTCAAAAGACTGAAAGCATGAATGATTCTTTGTCGAACTCTCTGATCACAACGAACGTCATCATTGAGACAATCAACAAGATTGTTCAGTGAGTTAGATAGAATTCCCGAGAAATGAGTCTTAATGACAATGTAAGTTACAATTTGAAAGATCTGTTCTTTGTCAGTACAGGGTGCACTGAAAAGTACGCAACTTCTTACTTTCATTGCAAAAAGACCCATTTCTATGGGTCTACTCTGAGTCTCAAAAGCTTCGAAAATTGCTATAAAAATTTTAACAATATTGATTTCTCGAAGTACAAAATTGTGAAATATGCTTTATGTGAGTGTCCGATGGTTGGTTATCATTATGACAAATCGAACATGATGCTCGGGGTGAGGTCTGAGAAGACATTTGGTGCAAAGTTTTCAATAAACGAATCAGATGAGGTGGTTGAGTTGTTTTACAGACACTATGAATTGAACAAGAAGAATCTTGAAAAGATCAATAGTCGTTCAAAGTTGGTGAAACATCTCACGCCATTTTTTATCTTACATCTCGGTCTCGGATTGCTCGGAATCATCAAAGATTCGGAATATGAGCATTATTTGAAAAATTTTCTGGAATTTGATTACCCACATAAACTTGCGATCATCGAGAATGGGAGAATTCCGGGAATCAAACATGAGCGGGCAGTCTATTCAAATTTGTCTCACAAAGCACTTGAACCACTTTTTGAGGAAACTTTTAAAAGACTTGGCTATTATTTTAAAGAAGATGAGTCTTGAGTTTGAGCCCTTTGAGCAGTTCTATAAGAATATTTCAATTCCGGTAAAACAAAGAAAAAGTCTGTCCAAACAGAAGCTTCTTGAAACTTATGGTGGAGAGTTCATCAAAGAGTTTAATTTTGAAATACACGACGGACTATCAATCAACCAACTGATCACCACCAAAATCCGAACAAGTTCAAACTACCGAGACTTCAGAAAGTTTGTCTATATTTTCGACAGGAGCAAAAGCCATTGTGAAATTTATGGTTTTCGCGATTGAATGAACTTGACTGACGACCACCAAGATAGTAAGCTGAATAAAAATGGAAAATGAAATTTTACAAGAACATGATGAAGAGTCGACTCCATTTGGGAAGTATGCACTTTTGATTGATACGGATTCATGTTCCGTTGAAATTGGACCAATTTGTAAGAAAATTCTTGGTGAGATTCCAAAAGGTGAATGGGAAGATTCACAGGTTACGAAAGTATGTGAATATGTCGATAATGT